TCCAGAAGTTCCACTTGATCCAGAAGTTCCACTTGATCCTGATGTTCCTGATGAGCCACTAGATCCACTTGTTCCTGATGAGCCACTAGTTCCTGCTGATCCAGAAGTTCCCGAGGTACCTGATGATCCACTTGAACCACTAGTTCCTGAAGAACCTGAAGTTCCAGAAGATCCTGCTGTTCCGTCTGTTCCTGAAGATCCTGATGTTCCACTTGATCCACTAGATCCCGATGTTCCGCTTGATCCTGATGATCCACTAGTTCCGTCTGTTCCTGAAGATCCTGATGTTCCACTAGTTCCGCCTGTTCCTGAAGATCCTGATGTTCCTGAAGATCCATCAACTCCGCTTAATCCAGAAGTTCCGCTAGATCCTGAAGATCCACTAGTTCCGTCTGTTCCTGAAGATCCTGATGTTCCACTAGATCCACTAGTTCCGTCTGTTCCTGAAGATCCACTAGTTCCTGAAGATCCTGAAGATCCACTAGTTCCGTCTGTTCCACTAGATCCTGATGTTCCGTCTGTTCCTGAGGATCCACTAGTTCCGTCTGTTCCACTAGATCCTGATGTTCCGTCTGTTCCTGAAGATCCACTAGTTCCGTCTGTTCCTGAAGTTCCTGAAGATCCTGATGTTCCGTCTGTTCCCGAAGATCCACTAGTTCCATCTGTTCCTGAGGATCCTGATGTTCCTGATGTTCCGTCTGTTCCTGAAGATCCTGAAGATCCACTAGTTCCGTCTGTTCCACTAGATCCTGATGTTCCGTCTGTTCCTGAAGATCCACTAGTTCCGTCTGTTCCACTAGATCCGGATGTTCCGTCTGTTCCACTAGATCCTGATGTTCCACTAGTTCCGTCTGTTCCTGAAGATCCTGATGTTCCACTAGTTCCGTCTGTTCCCGAAGATCCTGATGTTCCACTAGTTCCGTCTGTTCCTGAAGATCCTGATGTTCCGTCTGTTCCTGAAGATCCACTAGTTCCGTCTGTTCCACTAGTTCCATCTGTTCCTGAAGTTCCACTAGTTCCGTCTGTTCCTGAAGATCCACTAGTGCCATCTGTTCCACTAGTGCCATCTGTTCCTGAAGATCCACTAGTTCCATCTGTTCCACTAGTTCCATCTGTTCCACTAGTTCCATCTGTTCCTGAAGTTCCACTAGTTCCGTCTGTTCCCGAGGTACCTGATGATCCATCAATTCCTGAGGTTCCGCTAGTACCATCTGTTCCACTAGTTCCTGAAGTTCCTGTACCTCCTGATCCAGATGCGGGATATAAAAAAGAAGCCGTATAATCGCTTATTTTAATATAGACTGGTATAACACCAACTGTAGGTTTAATGTTCGTTACAAATGACGGTGAGGCAGTAGGAGCAAAATATAAGACATCTCCTATTGATCCTGGTAACTGAAAATCTGTTGTTACTATTCTACCAAAAGGTCTAACTGTTATATTTCCTTGCTCCGGCTCATTTAATGAAGTAATAACTCCGAATGCTTTCTCTACCTGTCCAGAGTTTGTTGTATTAACTAATGTAAAAACACCATAAGGATCTAAATAAACGACTTCACCCACTGAGTTAATACTATATGATGGGTTAGGTGAATAGAATGTGGTATAACTAGCTTTAACTATATTTCTGTATTGAAATCTTGCTAAAGCATCATCTATCCAATATCCAGAATCGTCCAAGTTTGGTGCTAAAGCCGTTGCAATCAAAGCTGTAATAGGAGCTCCGTCTTCAGAGACTTCAAAACTTACACCATTTATTCCTTCTACTGGATAATTATTTCCCGTTGATGTATAATCACTTACTAAATTATAGAGATCTATATCTTTTAATGTTACAGATGCCTCAAAATCACTAGATGCAGATATCTCAGTAATCACGTAAGCATTACCGTTGGGCTGCAAAATCCACATTCCAACTTTAAGATCGTTTCCGTTTATATTAAAATTTGGCTCTTGCGATGTCGGTGTAGGGATTATATCTAAGATACAATCAAAGGACGAAGGATAATTGTCCCACACACTTGCATTGTTTTCATATAAGCTACTAACTATAACTGATCCCGGCCTTACGGAAGCGATCATTGTTATAGGTAGTTCTGGTATTTGGGCCATTTAATTTTATCTTATTTTATCATTAGTATTTATCCCTAAAAAATATTATCCTCTAATGAAAAATTAGATAAAAATATTATTTGTAGGGAAGTTCCAAGTGACGTATGCGTATGTTCCACTACCCCCCAAATTTGTTAGATTTATCCCGTAAATTGTGAATGAACTATTGTTCTGTATAACGTAGTTACCTGCTCTAGCACCAGTGATTGTTCTAGATACGTAACTAGATCCACTTTGTGCGTGAGTTTGTATATCTAAAGCGGGCACTCCTTCAGGATGTGTTATAGTTATTTGGGTACCACTATTTCTAGTAAATAACCAACCTCCAACTCCGGATGTTATAGTATTACCGGATGCGTCGTTTGCTGCGGGGAAAGGCGTTACTGAATCAACGTTACCTGAACCATCAAATTGTACTTTGAGTACGTATTTTGCGATAGGTCCTGCAGGTCCAGTAGCACCTGTTGGTCCAGTAGCTCCAGATCCAGTAGGTCCAGTTCCTCCAGTAGGTCCGGTTCCTCCAGTAGGTCCAGTAGGTCCAGTAGCTCCAGTAGCTCCGGTGGAACCCGTAGCTCCAGTAGCACCTGTTGGTCCAGTAGCTCCAGTAGCTCCAGATCCAGTAGCTCCAGTTGGACCAGTAGCTCCTTGATAAGTTATTTGGTGTGCTGTAAGTATCACTGAAGGAATCGCAGGCCTAGTTGGACCAGTATTTGTTCCAGTAGCTTCTATTCTCATATCAACGTCAGCAGAGCTCCAAGCTACTTCTATATAATCTCCAGCATCTAACTGTGTCATATAATTCCACGCTGCTATTATTTTACCATCATTATCGTATATTGTGGAGGTTGAATTAGATTGTGCTATATTTGATCCATTCTTCTTGAACCAGATATCAAATGAATCTACCCCCGCATCGGTTTTGTCAAATTGAGCAGAAAATTGTATGTTATAAACTCCATCAGCAGAGAAAGTTATTTCTGAGCTATTCTGTACTGTTATTCCGTAGTTATTGGTATCGGAGGAGTTGAACGTCATTAAATTTTCAGCGGTAGCTCCTGCGTTTGTTTGTGTTGTTGTGTCCCAGAAAGAACCCCAATGAGCAATTGTTCCTCCTGCTCCTGTTGCTCCAGTTACACCTGATGTACCTACAAGAGATATGATATTAAATCCTGTATCACTGTTTGTAACGTCTACGGAACCGGCACCTCCTGCTTGGTAAGAAGTTTTAACCCAATACTTATCGCCAGCAACCGCGTCTATTATACCAGTTACTGTTACTAAATTATACGGTACATTACTACTGCCAGTAACATCCTCGAGTGTTGTGAATCCTCTAAAGTTAGTAACCTCCACTGGTGAAGTAACACTTTTCCATAAACTTGTAGAAATAAAACTATCACCTCCTGTAGCGGTGTGTTCCAATCCAACTTTATAAGTTACAAAATACTGGCCGTCTGCTAATGTTTCAATGTAAGTACCAGTAACTCCTGAGCTTGTAAAATCACCAGTAGCAAAAACGTTTGTGTCTATAAGGTTGGTTGTGTCAAATCTAACCGGGATAATAGCACCGGAGCTCATAGTTTGTGTTGTACTAAACTTACTTAAATCCGCATATCCTAAAGGTGATGGTGCGCCAGCAGGACCAGTAGCACCAGTTTCCCCAGTTGGCCCAGCAGGTCCTGTAGGTCCGGTATCACCAGTAGTACCAGTAGGTCCTGTAGATCCGGTTTCTCCTGTAGCTCCTGTTGATCCAGTAGGTCCTTTTATGTTATATTGGATATTCCATATACCTCCAGATTTTTCATATACATCTCCAGTATCACCATCTAGATATAAATCCCCGTCCGATCCAAGTAAATTACTAGGTACTCCTGATCCTGTGTACCAATTTGATCCAGTAGCTCCTGTTGGTCCAGTAGCACCAGTAGCTCCTGTGGGACCAGTAGCACCAGTAGCACCATTACTACCAGCGGTTCCTGCTGCTCCTGTAGGTCCTGTAGGTCCAGTAGTACCTGTTACCCCTTGTGATCCAGGAGATCCTTTAGCTCCGTTTGGTCCTGTAGGTCCAGTAGCACCTGTTTCTCCAGTAGGTCCAGTAACATTAGAAGCTGCTCCTGTAGCTCCTGTAGCTCCAGTTGATCCTATTGGTCCAGTAGCACCAGTTTCTCCTGTAGATCCAGTAACACCAGTAGATCCTGTTGCTCCTGTTGCTCCGGTGGGACCACCACCAGGACCTCCTGGTCCAGTAGCACCGGTTACCCCTTGTGATCCTATTATAGAAACCCAAGCACCAGTTCCATTGGCTCCTCCTGTCATTAAACCTCCAGTTGTACTAACTGGTATATTACCAGATACACTTATTGAAACACCGTTACCAGAAGCTCCAAGTCCCGGTAATGCTATTACTGTAACTGTATTTAATGAATAATCAGCTAAACAAGGTCCGGAAGGATTTAATAAAATGTTATCTACTAATGATTGAGCTGTTAAAACGTTATTAGTTACCCAAGATGCCTGGCCTGCAGTTGCGCCATTATATAATACTGCTACAGTTTGACCATTTATTCCTGTAGATCCTATATCGAAAGAGAAAGAAGCTTGAGTCTCTCCAAAATTTAAGAAAGCTTCGTAATCTCCCCCAACGAATCTTATCTGTCCAGGGGTCCCTGGCTTTAATGATTCATTTATGTAAGTTTTATCTAATATTAATTTTAATCTTCCTCCTGTATTAGAAGTTCCTATTAAGACATCTCCACCTGCAAAAATATCATTAACTGTACTTAATCCGTTAGCTGTTATTTCTCCGCTATTTCCTCTTAACTGTATTGAGGCATTTCCAGATACTGGTAATCTTAGAATATCTGCAGTTATTGTTCCTGTAGTGATTTTACCAGTTGGAAAGTTTAGGGTCTTATCCTGTATAGAAATACCGAAAGCTCTGTTAATCAGAAGTATAGCTTCTTGTAATTGAGCAAAATTAGCATTTGTAATAGAATTATTGGCCCCTATGGTATTAGAAGCTAACAACTGTTTTATCGTGATCTGATTAAGTTCCTTCATCCCGGAATATTATGTTTAGAATATATATCCGGAATTCAAATATCAATCTAACTTATCAGCGTTTCGATCTCTTTGTAAAAAATATTGAATTTGGCTGGAAAAAAATTCTTTAGCTCATCTATTTCCCTATTGGATAGATCGTATTTTTCCTTAATGAAGTTTATAACATCTTCTTTGTATTCTTTTTTCTCCTTTTCCTTCTCTTTCTTTACAGTCTTGGTCCATATCCAAGAAGGTACGCTTTTATTGTGATGTCTTACAAAAACTCTCCAAAAATCTATAACTTTCTCCCCTTGGATCTTTATATTATTGAAAGAGTTAGCTTGAAGAGGATATGCTATTGAACATATTCTATTAACCATGAATAAATTCCTAGCTTTATCTCTGTCATTTATTTTATCCCAAGATTTGGAATAAAAAGATTTTATTATATCGAATGGATTATTCATTAGTTAAATAGTTCGAATGGATCAAATCCTTTAGGTGGTTTAGCTTCGCTAGCCCATGGGGATTTTTCAATCATTTCTTTTTTATCCATTATTAAAGGAAGTCTTTCCTTAGAATCTAATTCTTGTATATGGCTTCTTAATCCTTCTACCATATTTCTAGGAATAGTTCTAGAATTTAACCAAACTAATCTAGCATTCTCTTCATAGAATTTTTTAAATCTTTCCCTATTTTCAACGTTGTCCGTTTGTGATATTAATCTTAGTGATAATCCAGATACCCATTCTAAAAATTCTCGATGATCCCATAAATCTTCCATAGAATATGATAACCATTCGGTTTGGGTGTATAATTCCCATATTTTATTAGCTTTACCCTCCGCTATATTAGATTTTTTACCATTCTTAGTTTCGTACGGATAAACACCAGGGACATCGTCTTTTTTATCTCCCATTAGGATTTTTTTAAAGATGTATTCTTTGGTGTTTATTCTTTCTAATGAACACGAAGAAAGAAGTTTGTCTATACCAGAGTCATTAGATCCGGATAAAGGATTAACATCAAATATGCTTGTTTCGGAAGGAATTTCCTTCTCCCAATTATCAGAAACTATTAGTTTGTTATTTTTGGAATTACTATTCCAGATACCTACCCATCCAGATTCATCGTATCTTACAAGCTGGTGCATATCTTTATCTCCACTGATAACTATTACACATTCTGCTTTACCCCTTAAGTAATCACACCATCCCCAAATTAAATCGTCGCCTTCCGCTCCTTTGTATGAACTGTATATAAATCCATTCTCTTCTAGATATTCAGAAAACTCGTCCATGATTCTAAAAAAAGATCCCCAATCTACTCCTTCTCCTTTTACTCTACTTTCCTTATATACACTTCTTGTAATCTTGTAGTCCTTTCTCCAGGATCTTGAATCTTTACAGAATATTACTTTATCGATCCCTGGGATCTGTTTTAAGGAATAACATAAATCTGTTATAACTTTTCTTACAAACATATTTCTCTCCGCCTCTGATGATAAAATATCGCCTGGATTTTTACTACCAAATCCGGAAAATATCCCAAAGGTCTTATGGAAAATATAGTTCCCATCCACCACCACTATTGTCATATTTTAAAAATCTTCATTTGTTATCATTATATCATAGTCTGAAAATTCAAAAAAATCCTTCTGATCCGCGATTAATCTTCTTTCGGTATCATCTGCATCATTTCTTTCTTGCAATCTTTTAACCCTTGTATCCTCTGCAGGATTCAAATAAATAACGAAAGATTCGTCTCTAAATGATTTAGATAAACTTCTAAGACCTGCGGGGCTAAGAATGAAAAGATTCTTTATTGAAAATTCTCCCTTGGATATTCCGTATCTCCACCCATTAAATTCTTGTAGTTCTAGAAATATTTCATCGTTGGATTTAAAAAAATCTTCATCCCTATAATAATAATCTATTCCTTCTTTCTCCCCTTCCCGTGGAGGTCTACTAGTAAAAGATACGCCATATTCGAATCCTTTATCTACCATTTTTTTTCTGAGAAAATCTTTTCCTGATCCCCCAGGACCTACTATTATTATTTTTCCTTTCATATTATTTTTTGTATAGTATACTACTCGTTATCATTGGTTTTCTGACATAACGAGTAGTATACTGGTCATTTGTTGAACATCTGCTGAAGTTCAAATATTAAAGCTAGCAAACTAACTATTGGATCAATTACCTGACTTCTTTGAGATTGATATCTAGCAACAGTAATAACTATTGATGGGATCAGATTTAATTTCTGTGGATTTTTTTCTTCTATCCATTTAATAAAGTCAGAGCTTAAAGAAGCCATAACCTCATCAACCCTACCTGAATATTGGCCAACTACATATTGATAGTTTCCAATTGGATCTGGCTTAGATAAAACCATATTAAAAACTTCCTCATGGTCGAATGTTATTTCGTTTATTTTACTTTCTGTTAGATCTGTTACTCCATCTATTTGCCATCTCTGTATGGTATTTAGTGCAGATCTCATATCAGGAAAATACTTCTTTGTAAATAGCTCAAGACTTCTGTCGTCGTGATTTATTTCCATAAGATTAAGTATTTTAGAAACACGATCTTGCCATTGGTTCTTTATCTCGTTTTCCTCATCCTTACTCATAGGATCAAAATCATAAACTTCAAATCTTGATCTAATAGCATCTGGAATTTTACTTAAATAGTTACATGTAGCAACAAATCTTGTTGTTCTAGCATATTTCTCTATTGTACCTCTTAAAGCTTTGTAGAACTGATCTGATGCACCGTCGAACTCATCTAATACCACAATCTTAATCTGATTCTCTCCGTCTAATATAGAAACTGTAGAGCAGAAATCGTGTACTTTGGTTCTAATTGTTTCAACTGAGCTCTCATCAGAGACATTTATAAAAATGTATGGATGGTTCTTTATTAGAATTTTAGCCATACTTGTTTTACCTGATCCTGGGGATCCTGCTAATAAAACATTTTGTTGAAGCCCGTTTTCAAAAGATCCCTTGATCCTTTGTGGAAGGATCATATGTTTTAATTCCTTTGGTCTTAATTTTTCTGTTAATAATTCTTTTATCATTTAATATTTTTTAGTATTCTTTCCATCTCAGCATCAACAACTTTCTGTGCTATTCTTTTATACTCATCTCTTATAATAGATTTCTGCTCTTCTGTTGCAGATTTCATATTAAGAGACTTAAGATGATTCCATTTAACCATCGAAGAAGCTCTATATCTCTCGTAGCTGGTTAATTGGGCTCTTTTAGATCTTATAAGAATTTTAAGTATTTTATCCTCGGTAGGATTATTCATTCCTTTAAATTTCTGAACACTAGGTATTTTTTTTAAAGAAATTTTAGATGCTATCTCTTCTATGTAGGCTCCAAATTTTTCATAAAAATCGGATTGAGCTTCCATTGTTTTCCTCCTGCTTATTTCCTTGTGTCTGTCGTTTAGGTGTTTTATTCTATCCAGATTTTCTTCCCTATATTTAATCGAATATTGTCTTGTGTAACTAGTGTTTTTTAAACTCCATTCTTTAGATTTTTTCTTAGTGCACTCAGCACACTTATGTGCCTCTCCTTTATAAATATAAAAATCAGTCTCTCCATGAATCCTACATAAACCCTTTAAAAATTTTGTTGTTTTAACTTCCATATATTAAAATTTATATTATTTACATAAACCAGTCATATCATCTGCTTGATCTTTATCATGCCTAATCTCTACAAATCTAGGTAGAAATAAAGACCAGTTGTTGTTCTTGTCGTTTATAACAACATTATATTGTATTGCACACACCTTACCGATTTGTGAATCCGGATTTTCACTAAGATCTTTAAGATCCTGATCTGTAAATCCTGCACCTACCTTAACCTTTATTTTGCCGGATGAATCTTCGCAATAGAATCCTCCAATGAATCCTTCTCTTTTTCCTTCACCAGGGTACCATCCAGTAATTACTAAGTCACAGTCATTTACTTCCTTAAGTTTTATCCAATTCTTAGATCTCTTACATTCGTATACATGCTCAGGACTTTTTAAAATTACTCCCTCACCCCCACGTGCGACGATCTTATTATAATAAGCGTATATGTCCTCTTTTTCTTTAGTCAAGAAAGAATCTGCAAGAGTTACCAAAGTTGTCTTATACGTCATAAAAACACCCTCTAATGTACTTCTTCGAACATCGAAAGGAATAATACCTTTCCCAGTCTTAAGTGTCTCACCATCTTCAAGGTCGAAAACATTATAGAATAAATCGTCACCAATAGATTCCATCGGTTTTCCTTTTAACATTTGGGTTACTTTTCCTGATACGCTCTTCCTATTTGCATCTGTAAGTTCCCCGTCAAAAAACCATTCCCCTTTGAGTCCTGAATTTTTAAGAAGGATCATACACTCGTCTGCAATTTTCTTAAGATACTGATTAGGAATCTCGTTAAATGCTCTCGTGTAAAACTTTACTTCTTCTCCTGAGATAAAAGCAATAACTCTAACACCGTCATATTTTTCTTCGCAAATGATAGAATCCCATTTCTTTATTTCGTCTTCATCATCTTGAGCAAGCATTAAACTGGGATCTTGTATCACTTCCTTATTAAAAGCCTTGTTAATAAGTTTTGCTCCTATTCCAATGTTTAACCTTTTGGTTAACACCTTTGCTAGGATTTTTCTTTCGTCAAATGAAAGATCTATACAATTCACTAATTCAAATGCTTCCTCTCTAAATTTATCATTAGAAGCAGGAGCTATAAAAAGCCTAGATGTTAGATCCTTGAATTTATCAAATGGATCATAGTCAGTATCAACTAAATATGGGGACTTCTCTATTACCTCTAGTTTGTGTAACTTTGTTGTAAGGAAAGGATCTAATGCAACTTTTAAGAGATACTCTAGTTCTTTGGAATAGTTATTTTTTATAAGATCTTGTTTGATCTTTTGTGATCCATTTCCAGTAGCATTTTCTATCTCTAATAGGATCCTGAGTTCTTTCTGCATGAATTTATTTTTAGCTAATATAGAAAACCAATTTAAAAAATAAAAAGGATTTAAATATTATACTAAATAAAATCAATAAGTTTTCAATTAAATCTCTGCTGCTGGCTCTGCTCCTGCTGCTGGTTCTGCTCCTGCTGCTGGCTCTGCTCCGGTAGCTGCTTCTGCTCCTGGTGCTGCCTCTCCACCGGTTGCTCCTGCTCCGGTTGCTCCTGCTTTTCCTGCTTCTTCAGCTTTCTTTACGTATGACTTGTTTAGTTGAATATCGTCATATGATAGATCTAGCCATCGCTCAATCATAAAATTCTGATCGAAAAATTGAACCTCTTCCTCGTTTATAGTTTCTTTGATTTCGCCCATTGATGTTATGAAATCTATTTTCTTTATTAGCTGCTCTATTTCTCTTGATTCACCAAATAGATTATCACTTTCGAATTTAACACCTATCTGACTTCTAAATTCAGAATCGTTCTTAAGATCTGGAAAATCAAGACACATTTGTATCCATAAAGGCTTAACTATTATCTCTTGGAATATAGATCTAAGTCTTGTTATAAATTTAGCAAATCTAACTTCATCTCTTTCTGCTCCATCAGCTCCAGTCTTAAATACGTTATTAGACCCAACCCCAAATCTTGAAGAGAATCTATTATAAGGTATTTTTGAATCTTGTCTTAGTTTATTATAGAAATAAACAACAGAATCCATTACATTTAGATTAGGACCTTGTGCATTCAGAGTCTCTATCTTAACTGATTCACCCCCTTGTTGAGGGAATAAGTAGTTTTTATAGAATTGCACATCGGGTCTACCGTTTATCGATAATTCACCAGATATAGTATCCAACTTAATATCTTCCTTGTATACTGACATAAGCTCTCCTAAAGTCTCTTTAGCTTTTTGTGGAGCTTTACTTCCAATAGGAACTGTCATTTTAATTCTATATTGAGCATTCATAACATTCCAGATTATCCTAGAATGCTCCATAATTTTTAATAAGTTGTATGATCTTATAAGTCTTTCAGTATAAGAAACACGTGAAACAGTATTTGCTTTAGCATAAGATATGTAAACGACCTGAGCATCAAGTAGCTTTCTTTGTCTTACAGTTTCTCCATAATACTGCCACCATATAGTTTCTCTTGTTCCGTCAGGCTTTTTCTCTATTGCAGGTGTTAAGCTCACTGCGTCTAATTCTTTAAAACCTACTATTTCTTTTCCGTCGTTAGAGTATATTATTTCAAAAGCTAAAAATCCTTCTACTACTAACTGTCTAAAATATTGCCATCCAGTAAGACCGTTAGCAAAGTTATGTAACACGTATAGTTTTCTGAAATTTTTTCTTAGGGCTTTAACCACATCCTCTTTTAGATCCATACTCATTAGTGCTGGATGGCAAAAGAAGTTCTTCTCATCATAAACTACAGCTTCGTCGCATATAGTGTCTAAGATGTATTCTATTTCAGCATTTAAAGCAAATGTTCTAAGGAAGTCTCTTTTGAACGGATAATCTTTATCAAAGTATGCAATATATTTTCTGTTGGAAGTATCCTGTGCAGCTATACTATAAATAAAATCTTCGTCAGAATCAGTAAATCCAAATCTTTCTCTCATATCAGCTTCGGATACACCTATTGCCATTGAGTCTTGAATTACCATGTCTTTGTATTCCATACCAAAAGACCCTAATCCGCTAATAGTTTTTAATATCCTAGAGATATTCGGATTTATTTTTCCTAAGTTATCTAAAAATCCAGCCATTTTTTAATTTATAGTGTAAATTCGTCACCCCCACCTTCTGCTCCAGTAGCTCCTTCTGCTCCGGTAGCTCCTGCTTCAGCTTCAGCTGCTTTTTTCTTCTCTTCAGCTGCCTTTTCTTTAGCTTTTTTGTTGGAGAGAAGGTCTTGTCCTTTTACTCCAAGCCATCTGTCAACTAAGAAATCCATGCTAAAGTATTTTTTACCAGCAGAATCCATAAGAGCAGATATTTTAATAACCTGATCCTTTCTTGCTGTTAAAACTTCCATTTCTTTAGCCTCTCTGAACATATTCTCTTTTACGTAATCTAATCCAAATTCAGATTTTATTATGTAATCCTTTTTTAAGTGAGGAAAATCTAAACAGAACTGAACCCAAAGTGGCTTCATCAATATCTCTTGGTATATAGATCTTAATCTGTTAATAAATTTACCAAATCTAACTTCTTCCTGATCTAATCCCTCTGCAGTAAAAGTAATAGTTCCCTCAGATCCCGATTCTTCTCTACCAAATCTAGTAGCAGGTATCTTTGAATCCATTCTTAATTTGTTTGCAAAATATTTAAGTACTGTAGTATCAGAGAAAGCAGTTGCGTCACCCCCACCTGGTAGAGGTTGTATATCTGGTGTACCATTAGGTGAAGAAGGCATCAGATAATTTTTAAAGAATTGTATTTTAGGTTTTCCATCTATACTTAATTCTCCACTATCTGTATTTAATCTTATATCCTCTTTGTATATGGACATTAGCTCTCCTAATGTTTGTTTTGCTTTCTGTGGAGATCTTGTACCAATAGGAACTGTCATTGCCATCCTGTAAGATGAGTTCATTACGTTCCAAATAATTCTGGTATGTTCCATTATTCTAAGAAGATTAAAGGATCTAATCATTCTCTCACAATAACTAACTCTAGAGGATGTTCCACCACCTTTAGCATAACTTAAATAAATTATCTGAGAATCGTAAAGCTTTCTAGTCAAGGACGGATTATCTGGATATTGTATCCATATGTCAATGAAAGATCCATCAGGTTGAGCTTCGACAGTAGGTATTAATGACCAAGGATCTAATTCTTTAAATCCTACTATGTTTTTTCCTTTCTTATCAAATACTATTTCAAATGCTAGAATACCATCAACTAAAAACTTCCTAAATAAATGCCATGCAGAGATGTCTTGATTAAACCCAAAAAGGTTGTATACCTCTTTATATCTTTTTTGTACTTTCTCGTATGTCTCATCGTCAACATCATCGTGTTCCATAAAAGAAAAATAAGCCCAGAAGTTTTTTTCGTCATAAACTATGGACTCGTCACATATAGTATCTAATATGAATTCAATCTCTGGATTTTGTGCAAATCCTTGTAGATAGTGTCTTTTATTTTTATAGTCCTTATCAAAGTAAGCTATATACTGTTTAGTTGTAGTATCTGCTCTTCTTAAACCAAATAAGAAAGACTCGTCTTTAATCCCTCCCTTTTGTAGAAACTGGGCTTCCGTTATACCTACTGCTTGAGAATTTTTTACAACAAGATCCTCGTAGGCCATTCCAAAACTACCTACTTTCTTTATATTGTCTATAATAGAACTAAAAAATGATTTTTTATCGTCAGTAAATCCAGCCATTAGACTTGTGAATTTTTATTATATATCTCATTTAACCGGGTCCCTTCAATTGATCGAGTATCCAAATATATTATTCTAGTCCAATCTTCAAAAGGAATTTCCATAACATCACGAACTTTTTTTAAATCCCATGCTCGATATGCGTGTTTATAGGATATTCCCTTAAGTATCGTATCCATAACTTGGTAATCTGTTTTTAATGGAGATTGATTCCTACCCTCTCCCATTTCCAGACTTTTTATATTTTTTTCTATTTGATCTTGGAATACACTCTGTACTCTTTCAAAGAATGCTAATCTAAATACAGGTGATATTAATACGATATCCAATCCGTAGAAAATATTTTTATTCTCGTAGTTGTCGTATCCAGTAAAGAAAATAATGGGTCTTTTATTTATGAACTTCTTACCTGGTTCTAATTTGTCGTTATATTGAAAAGAATAAACTTTTCCTTGTAAGAAATTTAATGGATTAAATTCTGAATTTTTATTAACATAGTTTTTTACCCAGTGCATAAATGATTCTTCTGGAAGGGAGCTTAATCCAGATACTGATAGCTTATAGTCATTAAATCTTTTTCTAAAAGGTTCAATCATCTCATTATAAAGCTTTCGTTTATAGCACCAAATTTATATCCCCTAGATTCAGCAAATCTAGTTGCTGCTTCAAACTTAGCTCTATTTGTTATCCACGTTTTGAGTTTTTCGTTATAAGACCTTATTTTCTTCTCTGTTAGATTTCCTACAGGCTCCTTAGGTCTTTTGTGAAGTGCATATTGATCTTCTGGCTTTATTTCTATTAGCCAGTTTTCTAGGACATCATCTGGTTTTTTTACCTGTATATAATAATCTATAAAATATTTGTGCTCCTTTTTATCGATTGGGTTCCAATACATAGTATAAAGAGATTCCGAACTCCATTTTGTAATGTTTGGATTGATGTCACAATATTGACAAAATTTTCTTTCCCAAGAGCTTCTGTAAATTATATTATGGATATCTCCTATATATTTTTCAGGATTCTGTGGACGATAAAATCCCTGGTCATAAACGCTGTTCTTATTAGGCTTAAGATTTTTTATATTTTTCATATAAATAAGTCAGATTTAGTTGATGTTATAATTTTAAAATCTTCCCACTCTTTCTGAGTCATCTCAGCCTTAGCTCTATTTTCAAACCAAGTTAATATTTTTAATATTATCCCTATCTATTGTGTAAAGATTTATTATGTCTATCTTCTCTTTCTCACTAAATTGAAATTTTTTTGGCATCCGAGCTTTATCTATATGTATTCCAAATTAGTACAGAATTCCAATTATACATTATAATTGGAATTCTCTTCGCGAACTATTCTAGAAAAAGGAATAGTCTTTGGAGATTTAGGCGGATGTATTTTTTTCCATCCCTTCTTCATTCCATTATGTGCTATTTGAGATATAAAGGCAAAAGGATTATCTGATTTAGCAGGATCATATCTGTTCCAATACTTAACCAAATCTTCCAATCCTGAGGACATGCAATCCTCACGATCTTCATTATCTCTGTATGAATGTGTTTTAGACATACCGTTTACTATAAGGGTAAACATCTTAACGGTCTCATCGGTTAGTTGACCTTTTTCTTTGCTTTCGAGTAGAGCTCTTTTTAGCTCTTTGTTTTTTACGTATATCATTCTTCTTGGTTTGGAATATTATTTTGGAGTTTTTCTATCTGTTTTTCTAAATTAACCCTTAATTCTTCCAAATTTTTCCTCGAATTTCTAATTGTCTCTATACCTATCTTACCATTTTCTTCGCTAGAAGTTTCTAATTCTTTTATTTTTTCTAAACAATTTTTCAAATCGTCTAAAACAAAATTGAGTCTGTTGCCAACGCCCTCGTCTGGGTCTTTGTCAACAGACTCATTTATCTGTAATTTATTTACTTTTTTTTTGTTCTAGGAGCAGAAGCAAAATTTGCTACTTTATCATTTTCAGCGAATCTTTTACCATTCTTTTTGCTGTTTCCTTGAGCATCTGCAAAGTTAAAATCGTCTTCGTCTTCCATAAATTTCTTAGACTTTTCTGATTTACCTTTAGGAGCTTTCTCGACATGAGAATTTTTTTGACTCTCTTTAAGAGTAGCTAAATTCATATTTTTTAAATCCTGAATAAACTTAGCAGATCCTTTTAAAGAAGCACTTGGTGCTTTAGCAAGATCTAAATTTTCTAGACTGTCGATGAATTTTTTTCCGCTTCCTCCTTTTCCTTTATTAGGAAGATCTGCCATATTAGCAGAACTAGATTTAACACCTCTTCCTGTTAAAGGTGCTGATTTACCACTCTTAGGTAAACCTGCCATAGTTCCTTTTTCATTGTTTATAAACTTAGAAGAAGATCCTGTTTTTTTATCAGGAGCCTGAGCCATATGTTTTTTAGAAAGACTTTCGATTCTAGAATCTTTGTGTGATCCTCCTCTGTTACCAGGTGCATTTGCAAAGTTTTGATTTGACTCGTTAGTATATTCTAAATCAAGATCTGGAGCTTTAATATCGTAACGATCGATTTCATCTTCTAAATCTTCAACATCAGAGAAGAAATATTCTCCTGTTTTACCTTCTTTGAAAAGTATAGTATAAGTTTTAGAGCTTCCATCTACTCCTATAACTCTACCTCTATTTCCATTTCTTTTAATTCTAACCTCAGTATCGATAGGATATCCAAGATCTTCGTTAATTGAAGGAACTTCTTTAGCCTTGCTTTCGAATCTAGAAATTTCAAGATTAATTTGATTCCATCTGTCTTGAAGAGATGAGATTTCGTCATGGATGCTTTCTTCTAAAGTAATAATTTCGTTAGAATTAACAAGTAAAGGATTATCTTTCTTAGCTCTGTCTAATTTCATAAGCTGATTCTCCAATACTCCGATATTGTTAATGATCTCATTCTTATCATTTTTCATAACGCTTAAGAAAGCTTGTTCGCCTTCTAAGAATTCTGTTAGGGATTCAGAGATATCGTACTTAATAAAATCTTTGATTATGTTAATTGCTTGTGTTGCATTAGCTTCATAGATTTTATTTAATCTCATAGCAGGATTAACAGTTTGAACATAAATTCCTGCTTCAGTCTTAAATATATTAGCCTCTACGTTTTCGTATACTTTAGATTTGATTTTTTTACCAAAATCGATATCAACGATATCTTCTGCATTTTTAGCTACGAAAACCGCTTTGTTTATTTTGTGGTTTGAACTTTCTAAAAGATTGTTAGTTGAAACACTAACTGCAAGTGGAAGATCTTCTTCGTTTATTATTTTACCATCGAAATAAACTTCCTTAGATTCGTTTGTAAATACGATCTCTACCTTGTTATTTCCGATATTTAATGAAATCTTATTGTTATCAATTTTTACGTCTCTATCGGTAACTATTTGAGCTTTATCTGCAAGTTCTTCTGGTACTTCGTCCATGTTACATTCTTGAATAACACCCGACTCGTGATCCATCTTCAAGAATTTACCAGATGAATAGAATAATGTCTCGCTCTCATTAACTGTAATAGGTGAATAAAGGCTGTCTATCTTACAAACATTATTATCAAATCCTACATGGAATTTACCAGAGTTCTCGTTTTCATAAAGAGATAGGAAGCTAACTAGATTTCTAACCAATGGATTAAATCCAAAGCTTTTAAGTCCGTGGATAAGTGTATCGCTGGATTTATTTTCAGCGAGTAACCAGTTTTTCATCTGAGCTGTAGCATCAGAGAAAAGCTCTCTTCCTGGAGAATTTTTTATAGATTCGTAAGCCTTAAGTACTTCTATTTCTCTTCTTCTGTTTTCGAAAGTTCTATTTAGATTTTCTAATGCTTCAGATACTGAATTCTCCCAAGAGAAAGATTGAAGATCATTTAAGAGTCCTTCAAAAACGAAAGCTTCTGATACGCCTTTTCCTAATAGTATATGTTCGTATTTTTCAAGAAGTATCTTACCAGCAGGTAAATCACCTAAGGATGAATTTTTTAATGCAGAAACTGTATTAACTAGTCCAAAACTAAAAACAACATTATTTTTAGGGGTTGTAGAAACGTCTGGCATTTGTGACTCTTTTAACATTTGAGCGGTAGAACCGTTTAGGAAAGAAGAAGCAACAGGTTTCTTTTCTGATCCTAGTCCAGCCCATTCTCTTAAGGAGTCTGCGGCATTCTTAGAAGTCTCCATATTTAATCTGTTGATCTCCGGATTAATATTTTTTTCCATTTGTTATTCGCTTTTTTAGTATATATCTTACTTTCTTAAAGTTTTTATACGTGTTAGATGTTACCTCCTAAAATAACATCGATGTTTACTCTAACTGAGTGAGGATTGTATAATAACATCCCTCCTTGAGAAAAGAAAGGAGATTCTATATCGCTACCATTAGGATCTAAATCCCATCCCCGATTATCCATATATGGTGATATATCTGATGGATTACCTGTTAAAATAGTTAGGTTTGCCATTGGCATATATGCACCATTGTATAGTATATTTATAAATCTACTAGAAACTGGTAAAACTGAGGGATAGGTTGCTTTGATCATTATAAAGCATAATTCACCTAATCCTTCAGAATTTAGTATAAGACTTGAATTACCATAGACACATCCACTAAAGCTTGAGTAATTATTTAATACTATATTAGTGTCACACAGACTTATTTCTCTTAGAACTGTAGTCCCGCTTATTACTTGAAGATTACATCTTTGGAATATTGCTCCTTCAAATTGTATAGTATTACATACTAGAGGTGGTGTAGCCATTAGTTAAAAACAAATATTTCTAGTTCAGCACTATATGTATCACTAGGATTGCTGAACAATATACCCCCAAATGATAAATTAGGTGATGCAATTACTGGATAAGGCTGTGGGCTAAATTCAGGAGTTGGCGGGTTATTTGAATAATAGTTAAGATCCCATCCTTGCCAAGGAATATCAGGCTCTGTCCTTCCTGTTAAAATCATTAATGTGTGTATAGGATAAATTGACCCTTTGTACTCCCAGTTAAGATATCTTTCTTCTGTTGGGTGGTTTTTTTCATATTTAACCTTGACAACTATCATCTGAACTTCACCTTGTGCTTGTCCAACCTCGGGAGCTGTAAGTGTATATGTACCAGAGGGGGATAATGTTATATTTCTTTTAAGAGATCCTCCACATCCACCTAATTCGGAGTTTCCTAACGATTCAAGCTTAAAGTCACACAGTGAAACACTCGATAATATATTAGATCCCTCTTTTATGTCTAAGTTACAACTTTGAAAATAAACTCTTCGATAAACACCAGGATTACAATCTAAGTGCTCTACGTACCTTTGATCTGTTGTATAAACTTTTCCAATCATCTTAAAGTTAAGGGATTTTGACCCCCCGCGTTATTATTTCTAAGTCCTTCTCTAGAGCTTTTAATGTCCGGATTTCCTCTGAATTTATCCCTTACACTTTTAACTTTATTTTGTTGAGCTGGATTATTAATATATTTATCCGGATCCTCGTCTTTATTCTCCTCTTTTTTAGAATCTTCTAATGTATCATTTTTTATTTCAGTCCCTACAATCTCATTAATTTGATCATCTAATGGCTCTTCTTCCATTTCGATAATATCTGGAATTATCTCGTTAATTTCTTCAACGTTATTTAAATCTGCTTTTATAGCAATTTTTTCTTCCTCGACGTTATTAATTTCAATAGGTTCTTCATTATTAGAATCTGAATATTTATTTTTTCTAGATATTATATTTTTCCAGAATTTTTTTATTTTATTTTCTTTTTTTTTCACTTTTTCTTCCTCTTTTTTATTTTCATTATTATTCATTTCAAATGCAAAGTTTGCCGCTATTACTAGTGCAATAGCTAGTGGATCAAAAACAAACATTAAAACTATGATATACCAGTTAACAACACTGTCTATATTACTCCCCGTGAGTTTTGCAATGTATTTTAAAGGCCCAACTTCCTTAGCAAGATCTGCATTAGAAGAAACCCCTAATTTTTGCTGCTCTATAGAAGATATCCTTGTATTTTTTGATGATATAGAATCATTTAAAACTGATACTTCTGAATCCATTCTTTTTATTTCAGAATCCACATCTTTTATCTGCTGTCTAACAGCATTTGTTGATTTAGACTTTTCTATAAGAACATCTTGTGTTGATTGTAGATTTGTTCTTAATGTTGTTAATTGTCCTAACCTATCATTCTTTTGTTTTATCTGAGATTCGAAATTAGATATTTCTGTTTTTATTATAGATATATTTTTATCCAATATTTCTATATTCTTATCCTGGTTTTGTACTTTAAAAGATGTTTCCTGATAAGCAGATGATAAAAATCCATATATTCCTGCGGAAGTTATGATTATTAGTATTAGTGTTGCTATAGAAAGGTATATCTTTAATCCAAGATTAAGCTTTTTCCAATATTGATGCAAAAGAGATGCTGTAACTAGTTTAGCAAATTCTAAACTTCCCGCAAGTATCATAACCTGCAAAGAAGCTCCTGCAAACATTTTACCCAATCCCGATACTGAATAAAAAGCAGCTGATCCTGAAACTGATAATGCTGATAGAGCAATTATCCATGGCAATAATTTGTTTTTCATACTTAAGTATATATCCACAAAAAAGACTGGTATTAATACCAGTCTTTTATTATATTTATTTTATAGTAGATATTATTCTAATTCAATACCTTGTTCTGCAGCAGCAAGCTGTTGCTCTAGATCTTTAACTACTAGATTATCTTGCTGAATCAAAGATAATGTCTCTTCGAAAGTTTTCCAAAGAGATACAAAAGAATCGATTTCGTCTTTTCCTTTACCCTCCATTTTTAATATGAAGTAGTGAGAAGCCTCAACTTCTAAATTAGTAAAATAAACAACGCCGTCCTTAATTCCTTCGGACTTTACTTCGTCTATTCTTTTTATGATTTCTTTAACTCCTAGTGCTTCTTTAGATCTCCACTGAACTTCTTCATTCATGTATACATCAAATCTGTGTAGGAGTGGATCTGACATAGATACAGCATATTCTTTATTTTTAAGACTTGCTTTATAATTTTCAAGATCCTCTTTGATAGATTTTACTTTTTCAGTATCTACGTTGCTAATAAATTTCTCTAGTTGAGCTTCGTTTTGAGCTTCTAATACAGCTTCTGATTCTTTCATTGACATTTTATTTTTTATTTTTATAGTGATTAAATATTATTAAGTTTCCTATATCCCGTGAATTTCTCTGAATTTTTTAGCAAAATCTATAAATTGACCCAGATAATCTTTTAATTCGTAGTCGTGTACTATGAAAGTTTGTATATCTGATGTTTGTTCATTTGCTATTGTTATTCTTCCTTGTTTTGGTACCTCTCCATATTTTTCTGCACACATAAACATATATGCTGATATCTGAAGTTTATAGCTCAATATATCATCTTCATCTTTTGGAGATGTTGATGATTTAAAGTCGTCAACTATTAAATTGTATGCTTTGTCCCTATAAACAAAATCACATGCTCCTGCCCATCCTCCTTTAAATGTTGTGTATAAGAAAGCCTCGTTGTCTACTACCTCTTCTATATTTTCCCAGAAATTAGTATGATAAAAATTCCAGAAAAGATCCCTTCCCTTATTTACGTATTTAGCATATTTACCATCATCTCTTCTTGACTCCTCTATAGCAAATATCTGTGCTTTTTTTAATGATCTATCAACGTCTTTTTCTTTAGCCCACTCAAGAAGAAATAATTCCAGCATTCTGTGCATTACTGTTCCTCTCTCTGCTGCGTCGTGTAATATTTTATTCCATCTATCCTCACCAAACTGTTCCCTTAATTTTTCATACTTCTCGTTCTTTACTAGTTTTAGTATAGTGGTAACTGAGGGTAAAATTAAAGGAGCTTTACCAGCTCCTTCTACTACATAAGCTCTACCCCAAGGGAAAGCTTGACGATTTATTTGTATATCAGAAGATAACATTCCATAAATATTTAAACCCTCCTAAAATCCAACTTACTAATCCAAATTTATATTGGAGCCAGATTAAGATAAGAATAAGTATAATTCTGTAGATTATCCATCTTATAGACAATCTCTGAAAATAAGGGCTGTAGACTATTAGATAAGAAACAGAATTAGGAATAGGAGAAATCTTAGGCATTATTACCTCCTGTAAATTTAAGGAAGTTAAATACTCATTAAGAGGCCTTGATTCCTCTAAAATGTATGCAGGTCTAATCTCTTCCGGTGAATCTGGGGAGTAAATAACCTCTGGCGGAAGATTAACTACTGTGTATATTCTTCCTATCCAATCTACTCTAAGCTTGAATCTTTCCCATTCAATAGATCCTGTATTTTTCTTTATAGTTCTTCTTAAAAAGAAATAGTTCCTAATGTCCGTTATAACTCTTTTAAAAGGATAATTCATATCAATTATATTTATCTATTAGTAAAAGTTACAATCAATCGTTAAAAGTCAAATTAACACCAGGAAACATCTCCCTAACTTTTAATCTTGCTCTTCTAATTCTTGTTGCAATAGCTCTTTTTTTCATTCCGTATTTATCGGCAATCTCTTGATATTTCATTCTTAATATTTCTCTATCAAAAAGAATATCTTTGTAAATTTCTGGAAGTTCTTTCATTTTCTCTATAACATTATCGTATAGATCTTCCATCTCATCATTCCCACTTCCTATATAATCAAACTCTGTTTCTAGAGTTGGTGCTGAAGAACTTATTGATGGATATACCGAAACCGAATCGTCCGATTCGTCATTACTCCTTACCACCTCGTGTATCATTGGTAAATATCTATCCTCGTTCTTTTTAATTCCTAGTGATTCATTTCTAGCAATGTTGTATACCCACGTAGAAAAATTACCTCTTGAAGAATCGTATTGTGAAATCTTGGTCCATATTTTAGCCATTGTATTTGAAACTGCATCCTCTGCTGCATCCTGCTCAATCAATATAGATTTACAATGATTTAATAGTCCCGGTTTAATTCTTTTATATAATTCGACAAAGTCTTTCTCCGAAGATGATCTCATAAAACTTTCTGCCAATTCCTGTATGTTCTTTACTGCCATAATCCCTTATTATTTTTTTAAATGCTTATTTTTTTAATTTCTATTCCTGCTTCCTCGAAAAGTTTAAAAGAATCTGTATTTCTGTAAGTTTCAGAATAAACAATTCTTTTAATTCCTGCTTGTATGATTAACTTAGCGCAATCAAAACAAGGAGACAGAGTGACATAGAGGGTAGAACACTCTGCACTATTCGTACTCTTAGCTATTTTAGTTATGGCGTTGGCTTCTGCATGTAACACAGTCGGAAGTGTGTTATTATTGCAGTCCTCACAATTATTAGAAAATCCAGATGGCGTTCCGTTATATCCGTCAGATATTATTTGACGATCCTTTACGATTAAGCAACCTACTTTATTTCTATTACAGTGGGAGTTTTCTGACCAAACATTGGCCATTCTTAAATAGAGTGTATCGATCTTATCCTGCTTGTGCTGCGGTAGGTTCTGATTGATCATCAGTCTCCTGGGATTTTAGAGGTGTAACTTCTATTTTAAATCTTTCTACCATATGGAAAGTGTCCATAAGTCTAAATATTCCAAGAAGATTCAGGATTTGATTAATTTCTTCCTCGGTGAATTCAGTTTTTTCCTCATTTTCCAAATTTTCCAAACATTCTTTGTAGCCTCCGTAGGCATTTAAGAACTCAACCAATGTGGCTCTGAGCTCTTTGGTAATTTCATAATTGTTACTCATAATTTATTATTTAGGTTTATTTTGTACAAATATAATAAATCCATATTAAAAAGTAAACCTCTTAATGGAATTTTTTATTGTTAGGGATAACCATAAGAGGATTTTTTAACGTGTTATTTAGCTGAGCTAGTAATGCTACCATAGATTTCATATTGTCGCTCATCTCTTTGTTCATTTTATCTTGATCCTCTTTTTTTGTTTTATCTTCAGTTTCTTTTGGAGCTTCTGATGTTGTTTTCACGTCATTTGAAACACCAGCATTTTTATCTACAGTTTGATTTTCTGTAGTTGTCGCTGTAGTTGTCGCTGGCTCCTCTTTCTTAACATCTTTTTTATCAGTATCCGGTGTACTTACACTAGATAAATTTTGTGTTTGTGTTTCTTTTATAGGCGTAGAAGCGGTAGAAGTTTCAGATTTTTTATCGGTATTTGTTGAAACTTTCTCATCTAATTTGGTTGCTTTATTGTCAGTCGTAGATTTATTATCTTTTTTACCCTTATCCCCTCCAGATTCACCTTCTTTTGGTTTAGCAAAACCGAGCTCCTCTATAGTTTTATCTCCTTGCGCACTACCGGTGGTTAATCCTTTATTTTTTCCTTTGTCCTCATCACCTTCCCCTTTATCACCTTCGCCCTCCTTAGCAGCAGGAAGCTTTATTCCTAGCATATCAAATATACCTTTTACTGGCTCACTGAATACAGGCTCTTTTTCTTTACCCTTACCTTTTTCCCCCTCGTCTTTTTTCCCTTCTACAGTTCCAGTAGCTTCTTTCTTTTCCTCTGGTTTTTTCTCGTCTAGTTTTTGTTCTGCTGTTTTAACTTCGGGTTCTTTTTTTTCCTCAGTTTTTTTAGGTTCTTCGGCTGTTGGTATAGTAGTGGTAGTGGTAGTTGTAGTTGTAGTAGCTTCTTTAGGCTGGTCTAATTTAATATCTTTATTTTCAGCTATTGGCTCTTTTTTTAGGTCCTCCGCTTTCTTTTCTTCCAGCTTTTGTTCTTCGGTTTTAGTAGTGGTCTCTCCTTTTTTAGCTTCTTGAGCAGCTTCTTTTATTACATCCTCCGCTTTTTTTCCTTCTTTTTTTTCTATTAGCTTTTTTATGTTATCATCATATGCTTTTGCCATTTTAGTAACACTCTCATTGGTAAATCCTTCAGCTTCTAGAACTTTTCCTAAAGCAGAAATTATAGCCATATTTTCAGGAGTATATAAAATAGGAGCATATTGACTAGCCATAAATGAATCCTTAACACTAAAATAGTCTAGCACCTTAGCAAAATTATCAAGAAGTGGCTCAAATTTAATTTTTTCGTCCTTTATCTTACTATCAAAATCACTTTTTACATCCTCAAATAAATCAAATTGCTTTACATCTTTTAAGCCTAAATTTTCTACTATATCAGTAACTCTACCATCTTTAAGAACCTTGGCATTACTTATTTTATTTTCGGCAGCTTGCTTAGACATTTCAAAAATCTCCTTGCCGTCTATAGTTTCTCCTTTTTCTAATTTCCTTCGTATTTTGTTTTTATTTGATCCTCCATCTGAATAAGCTTCTGAATAATAGATAAGGCTTGGATCATAAGCAGGATCTAATCCTTTTACGTTTTTTTGAAATGAATCGTCGTAAAATTTATTAGCTTCTTTTATAACTTGATCCGCTGATTTTTTTTTCTTTACTAGATCCTCGTCTATTTCTTTTCCAGTAGAACGCGCAGTTATTCCATCTGATTCTATCCTTGCCTTATCTTGCTCCTCGTACTTTGCTCTATCGAAAGCTCCTTCGGATGATTTGAAAACCGGAAATTCCGATCCTGCTGCTCCTGATGTTCCAGTTTCTTCTGCCAAAATTGTTTTTATTTATATACCTAAAAAGCCAAAAAGTTATCTTTTTGGCTTTGAAAATGCAAATGCTTCTACTAATTCGCCTTGCTCGTTTTTCTTATTTTCTCTTTCTATTCTTTCGTTAAGCTTATCTATAAACAATTGATATTCGTAGAAAGGTAATTCTTCTAAATGGTCTATAGACAATTTAAATTCTTCCCATAGTCTAAATTTAATATCAAAGTAGTTGGCTAAAGATATCTGAAATAACGAAAAGAGATCTGTACCCTCCGGGAAAGGAAATCTCTGCTGTGACCTCCCCATCACAGCTTTCACATTTACTATTGATTCTTGATTTTGTAGCAAAGTTTATCTTCTCTGTTATTTGATCTGCAATAGAGAATTGCAGTGGTGACCATTCTTCAGCAGCTCTCTCGTATTGATCATATACAGATTCATCGAGTCCTCTCCAATCAGGTATTATAAAAGATGCAACTTTAGCAAAGCTTTCGTCAAATGTTTTACCTTTTCTTCTTTTTTCGGATAAGATCTTTCTACAGATAGTTGTAACTCCTACAGTGGGAATGTAAAGATCCATTTCAGGGCTTCCATCTTTTGGTATAAATTTAAATGAATAACTCTCATTACTATATCTCTTAAGTATATCTTGATCTACAACAAAACTATCAAGTAGATTAGATCTTAGCTCTATCATATCAGGAACTTCACAATCAGGCTTTGTACAATTTTTTGTTACTGGAAGCATGATTTTATTTTCTCCCCTTAAAAAGGTCATATCTCTAATACACATTATAATATAAAACCTGTCCTCGTACCAAAGATCGTATGGCTCTAGAAATCCTCCATTCCATCTTATCTTCATACACTTTGATATAATGGTATTTAACTTGTCATCAAGATCTATTCTATCATCTTCATCTACAGTGGAAAATTGTCTAATCTCTTTAACTCCAGATGCTTTAATAGCAATTTCAAATCCTTCAGGATATCCGAATCCTTTTGATGGAAGATTACCAACTGGTATATTTTTCCAATCATTCTCCATTCCCATAGGAGTTCTAGTAACATTTACTTTCCCTAGGTTATTTGATTGATTTTGAACCGGTTGTGGATTTTGTTGTTGATTAGATTCTCTGTCGATCCATTCAGGTATTGTATATGATCCAACATCTGAATCTTGGTCGTATTGGAATTTAGATTCCGATTCTTTTCTACTAAGGTGATTTAGTAATTCGTCGTTTGTATTTTGTTCCATACTATTTCTTATATCTCTTTTACTTTTTCTTTGGACTTTAGTTTCTTATTAGATGACAAAAAGAAATAAAAACCAAAGAAAAGTCCCGATAGGAAGTAAAAAATTGCTACTGTATGCCAGTAGGAATTTGTCCATTTCATTATCGTTGCAAAAAGGATATCGAATCCGAAGGGATTGAAGAAAGTTGCTAAAACTAAACAAAATGAAGCTATTCTTTTTCTTCTCTGATTCACAATCTTCGTCCATATTATTTTAATTTAACATTCTAAGTTTTAACAAAAAACAAAAAATGGAGACTTTGTTGAGCCTCCATTTATATATTACGTTAAATAAAATTAGTTAAAAACGTCCTCGAAATAATCCGCTCTGAAAGATAGAGCGATCTTATAAGGACTAGTACCGTTTGTGTAATCAAGGTCTAAAGATTTAATCTGATCAACAGGGAAGCAATTTAATAATTTAATTCTTCTAAATACATCGCCTTGTTTGTTAAATATAGATATTAAAATGTAAGTACCTCCTGCATAGGTAGATTTAATACCAGTAGCACCAGTTAGAGGGTTATAAATTAAATCCGACCACTGACGTAGTGTTTTGAAAACGTAGTTACTGTTGTTGTCATTAAGGTTAGTTTCAAATTCTATTCTAACTTTAACCCCTGTATCATCAACAACTCCACCCGCATATCTTCTTTTAGAAAATTTGTATCTTTGTTCTGCTACAGATGGGTTTTTATCAACAGTTAAACCTGAAACAGATAAAACGTTTTCTACTAGAAGACTCCTTCCCCCGTTACCTTGCTCGCTAGATACTCCAACTGGAGGTTGTATAATAACCTCAAATTGGTTAAGGTATACCGGTTCGTACAATTGTACCGCCGCCTTTGCCGATGTAAAATGTGGTAATCCTGCCATTTTTTAATTTTTATATAAACACGTCGTCGAAATAATCAACTGCCCATTGCATAGTCAATTTGTATATAGAAGTTTGAGTATAGTTCAATCCCATTTCATTGATTGCTGACGCTGGAAAGCAATCTCTTAGATTTATTTTTCTAAATATATCTCCCTGTTTATTGAAGACATTTATTAAAATATTTCCAGTGTAATCTTTTTTAAGTCCCATTGCACCAGTTAGAGGATTATAAATTAAATCCGACCACTGACGTAATGTTTTAAAAACATACATAGAGTTGTTTTCATTCAAGTTAATCTCAAATTCTAAATCAACGTCTAGACCAGTTCTTTGAGGAGCAGCACCCGCATAATATCTTTTAGCAAATTTATATTGCTGTGTGATTTCCTGTGGGTTTTGATCTACTTGTAATCCAGATATTCTAGTTACTTGTTCTAATAATATATTAGAGCTTCCTGGATTTCCAGCTTGAACCGGTATAGCAGTAGGGGGAGTAATAATAACCTCAAACTGGTTAAGAAAAACCGGTTCGAACTTGTTAATCGAAGCTTTCGAACTTGTATAATGTGGTAAGCCTGCCATGTTTTTATTTTATATATTTACATTCAAGAATTGTCTCCAAATTTATTAGCTAAATTGGATAAATCCTCCTGAAGCGATACCTCCCGTTCTAGTAACTGTCATTCTATTGATGAACTTATGAATACCTCTTGCTGGTTCAATTATTACGTCGATAATACCTATATTTTGATCGATGATTGCAGGGGTATTATTAGAAGAGTCCATAATAGTTAAGTAGTTATAGATACCTCCAACTGATCTTACTCCAGTTAAGTAATTGTCTACTAATGTTTTAATCTCAAGTCTAACGTTGTCTTCGTTGAAATCAAATACGTAATTAGAAAGGATTTCTTCAATAGCACTTTCTACTGTGATTAGTAAGTCTCTTACGTGTAAGTTGTTGAATGCCGAGTTTGTTCTTTGGTAGCTTGTTTGGTTACCATAGATAACTATACCAACACCTCTCTTACGAATTATAGGGTTAACTCCAAATGGCTCTAAGAATTCTCTATCCTGTAAGTCAAAGTCATATTCTAATCCTACTAAGTTGTTAGAAGAGATAATACCTCTTTTAAGACCAGCTACGATTGAATAGGGTTCACCTGTAATAAACTTACGGATAAAGTTATTAGAAACGTAAGGTGAAGGTGGTACATCCAAATTCTTGTTGTTTTCTCTAATTGTTAAGAAAGGAGCGAAGAATCCTGAGAATTTAGCTCCTAGATCCTCATCTGGTAAAGAGAAAGTAAACGAAGGATTTAAGCTTAAGTTACCTCCATCTGCAATGTATCTAGCTTGTAAAAGTGGAGCTGGATCTGTTGCAGTTGGTGCAGAAGTAAATCTAGGATCAATTGATTCAGAGAACTTCTTCATAGAAGGTAAGTTACAAATTGCTAAACATTTTTGTCTGTTCTTAGCAAGTTTAGTAAGCTGGAATTTACAGTTTGGCTGTATACCCCCGTCAAATGTATCAACGATGTATCTGAACGTAATTACATCGGTATCTGCTAATGTTCTAGCAAGATTAGTATTGTAAAGAACGTCTAGGATTTCATTCATTCTTGTGTCTGTTCCATTAGGCATAGAAGCTGCCTTAATATCAGAACCAGGAAGGTATGTGAAATTAAACGATTTTACAAACTCTTGAATATTTTTAAATTTCCAAACTCTTGTAGTAATACCAGGATATAATTGAATAGGTCTTTCTGTTTTAACTTGTACTGTGTAAATTCCAGGAGAAGTTGAAGAAGCTACAGTTTTAACCTCTAATACTCTTGTTAATCTAGATTGTAGATTTTCAGTTAGTGGATTGTCATAGATTTGTACGTCTGTAGAAACTAATAGATCCCCAACTTTTATTCCTGATGAATCAGCGATAGCAGTTGTTAATTCTATCACGTTAGGTTGAAGCTGAGTAATAATATCTACATAATCACTTATATTACCAGCTGTAGATACTATGTTAAAGCTTTCTCCTGTAGTTTGATTAGTTCCAATTGGAAGAGAGCTAATGTAAGTTGTATCCCAAGTAGCTATAGCTTCTGGTGTTATGAATGTATCATCAGCAAATGCTCTACAAACTAGGATATTGTAACCGTCTCTATCTACATTTACTTCAAATTTTAAGTACTGTATAAGTGTTCCTGTATCATCCTTCCAGTCTATATCGCCGTCACCAATATTTCCTTTTACCCAGTCTCTGTACATAGCGGAGTTTTCATATGCTAGATATGAATCAGTACCTACGGGGATATCTGGAGAGAAGTAAACATCATCATTATCAAAGTAATCAGGATTACCTATTTGATAAGCTGCTGTTGTACTTTTATTAGTAATGTCATAAGGCTCGACATAAGTTGTAGAAGGTGTAGATCCTACTAAAGGATGTTTTAATTTTAATCTAACCTGTGTTCTAATACCAGGAGGTAATGTAGAATTAGTTATTGTTTTAGCTTCTGTTATTCTAAGTTTAACTAAATCTCCTACATAAAATCCAAGATATCCAGGAGTTGGTAAATTAGAAGTTACCTTACCAAGTACCCATTTAGATGCCGGTTCATTATTAGAAACAGTAACAAACTGATCTAATGTTGTAATTTGATCATCATGTAATGAAGGTGATGTAAATAGGGTGTCTATGTAAATAGCTCCGCCATCTCTAGCAGCAGGATTGTAAGTATCCCAAAGAGAAGTAGGTATACCAGCGTCACCAGTTGCATTGTATAACGAATCCATAAGAAGCGTTCCAGTTTCTGGTAATAAGTCCATTCCTGGGTTAGAAGGAGAAAGACCGTCCTGAATTTCTGTACCTCCTGTTGATCCGTCTATATTTTTGTAGTAAGTATAGTCTGCAAATAAATTTTGGCTATAAGATAAGAAATTTAGATTCTTAGGTACTGAATTAATATCAGCATCAGAACCGATCTCATCAACTAGGTGGTGACCAACTAAATCGAATACTGATGAGTTGTCTATAAGATCGTCTAAAGCTTCTTCATTAACAGCACAGAAAATACCTGTAGTAGGTGTCTGATTATTAATTAGAGTCTGAATGTATCGTAAAGTACCGTTTTGATCAGTAAAGTTAGGAATTATTGTACCAGTAACAGTTAATGCTATATTAACGCCATTAAGAGCTAAGAAATTATCTATTTGAGATTTAATAAATCCTTTTGAAGTAAAGTATTGACTATAAACCGGGTCATTTGATAAAGCTTGATAATCAGTCCAGTTACCACTAATTGCAATAACATCAATAAACCAATCGGATAAATAATCGTATTGGTTCATATAAGAAGGAACATTATCAGGTCCAAAATATTCTCTAGCTGTTATATCGAATCCTTTTAAAGGGAATCTAGAGTCTAAAGATTTTCTTACTATGATACTTACAGGTCCTTGTCCAATATTAACGATACTAAATAATTTTCTTGTATCAGGTTGTGAACCAGAATTATCCTCAGTAGCTAATAAATATGTCGTATCTGGGAACCAGAATTTCTCTTTATTATAGTAAGAAGATAATAATTTATCTTGTTTTGTTAAAGGATCTGAATATCCACCTGTTGCATTAGCACCATTTTGCTCCTCTGTATCCATGGAGAATGCCCTGTACCTAGCTACGTCTGCTCCAGAAGCATAATCAGGATCTCCGTTTTCGTCTACTGTATTATTTAGAAGTCTTAAATTAAGAGCAAATATAGGTCCACTTTGTAAGCAAACCAATGATGATCTATGGAAGAAAGATCCTTTCTTTTCCATAGCCTTCTCTATTCCTCCAAATACTGATTGGAAAGTAGTAATATCCGGGCAATAAACTGGTGTATTGAAAGGTCCAACGCTAGAATAACCTACCACTAATCTTATCGTAGAAGGGTTAATAATAATGTTCTCACTAGCATCAAATTCTAAAGTGTAAACACCAGATGCTTTAAATTGGGATAAATCAAGTTTGACTTGTTTTGCCATTTTTAATTTTTATTTATATTATAAGAAGTTATCCGATGACTTCTTTTTCTATGTATATATCATTCTTCTTCTAAGAATCAAGGAGTCCGTTTAAGAAAGTATAGTTTGATAGATCGCTAGTTTTATTTTGAGCAGCTTCTGTGTTTTCTGAAAGCCTTTCTTCTATCATTTTTCTAAACTTTTCTGGTATGATGTCATAAAGATCCATTACTGTTTCTTGAAAGTCTCCTCCGTCGAACACACAATTTATGTTAACAAGGGTCATAGCTTCATCATCTTTACCTATTTGACTAGAAAAACTTCCATTAGGATTTATACCAAAATTGGCTAATTCGTGTATTCCATTCTTGTTTGATGGTATTATTCTGTAGGATCTTGTGTTTATTTTTAAATCATAGCAGAATTTCTCTTTATTTTTTACTGTTAGCTTAACACCTGGCTTTAATTTAGTACTTGCTTCTGAATGTTTAGTGTAAACAAACATTTCATCAAAGAAATCCTCGGAATCCAGCAATTTATCCATTAGCATTTCACCTTTATGATCTAATTCTAAAACTATTCTTGTGTTGTCTACGCCAAGTACATCTACTATAAGAATCTCTAAGAATGCTTTAAATTCATCTATTTCAATCATATTGGATCTAAATATACCAACTTGTAACAAGCAGAAGAAATCACTTTCGTCTTCGAAGAATCTTTTATTTTTTATTGCACTGCTTGGCATTGGAGCAACCTTAAATATATTAGCAACTGAATAGTCACCTCCCCCACCACTAGCAGTATCTATGGAGATATAAAATTTCTGTCCATCTTTTTCAAATATTGAGGTTGGATCGAATTTCGGATGCCATAGAAGATTAGAATAATCTATAGGACTTTTTTCAAATGACGATAATTCACGGAATGTAAATTGTTCCTCCGAGCCTTTTAATCTTTTTAGAGTGTTGGAATCTAATAATAATCTAGATGATGATAAAAATTGACAACCGTACTCCTGATTAAAATCTTCTTCAGATCCTAGAGCAGCTATCTCTTTTCTTTTCCATTCTTCATCTCTTCCAGGAACTTGCCACCATTCTACCCTTATAGGATTAAATTCATTCTCTCCTTCAACTGCTCCTTTGTAAATTTCCCAGAATTTATTCATTCCATTAGGAGTGGAAGTTATAATAACTCTGGCAATTTGTGAAGAGGATATTGTAGGATAAACGGATTTAAAGAATTGGTTAATAAAGTTTGGATTAATATGTGCAAACTCATCCATGTATAACATGTGAATTGTATAACCGATAGACGATGTTTTAGTTGTCGTCTTAGCCATTATTCTACATCCGTTATCAAACTTCATAGTCATTACGTTATAAACGACTAGACCGGGCTTTAAAAAAAAGGGTAATCCCTTCATAATAACCTTTATCTTATCCATTAATTCCGCTGCAGTATCCCCGATGTTTGCCATAATCATGGCATTTTTCTCGAAATTAAATAGTAAATACCATAATAGGAATATAGATGATGTAATAGTTTTACCTGATTGTCTAGGGGATACGAATACATTTTTTCTATTGTGCTGATATTGATTTAGAATCTGTATTTGATAATCTCTTAACAATATTTGTCTAATACCCTCATCAGTCATAACGTGGCAATATTTATTAGCAAAATAAACCACGTCTTCCGCACATTTTCTCATCTCTTCTAATTCCCATTCGGTATATTCAAAAAGTATATTACCTTTTCTTAGTTCTGGATCATTTTCATGAAAAGGATTATCTACATCTTTATAGTCTATACCATTTTCTTCTGCGTCGTATACTAATCTTTCGACTTTAGCGCTCGACCAGAAATTACTTGACTTATCTTCCTTTACAAAACTCATTGTTATTCAAATATATCGTCATCTAGTTCAAAATTCGAGTCATCTTCTCCTCCTAATAAATCCGAGGTTCCCCCAAATTTTGTTCTTGGATTTATTAAGCTGTCGTCAGGCATAACTATTTCAGCATCTTTTACCATGTTTCCGTTCTTCATTACATTCTGAAGATTTTCCATTAGACTCCTAGTTCCTCTAGCTTTTAAAAGATCCTCGTTTTCTTTGGATTGTATTATGTTTCCGTTTTCATCAAACTGTATATCCCCTCCTTTTTTGATCTCCTCCGATTCAGATTTTAACTGCTTGTAATTTTTCTCCATCTGCGTCATATAGGATGAAAAATTCTTAGGCATTTGCATAACTTGATTTTGTAGCTGTGCTAAAACTTCAAAAAGTCTAGGCTCTACTCTTCCTGAATCAATTTCCTCTATAAGCTTAGCTATAGCGTGTTGGGCAGTTCTTATCTGAAAAGCCATCGTAGATATGCTCATAGCGTCTATTTTCTGCTTGTGTTTAATGTATGAATCTTCCGATATGTTCTCCACATCGTTATAAAACTTTGATAGGGATTCAAGAATAGCTCTTGCTTCCATTTCAACCTCGCTTTTAACAACATCTACCTTTAGCTCACGATGTGGCTTTATAGGGGGAATATCCGGGGTACCTAGCCCAGATAGCATTTCATCAGCTAGTACAATACTATCCAATTTATCCTTAAGGTTAAGTTCCTGTTCTTTAGATAAATTGTGGTTTTTTGGTTTTCTTCTTGGCATAAATTATCTGTTTCTGGCAACTTTTGGAAGTTTCAGTACAGGTTTAGCATTATCTATAATAATTGCTAATTGTGCATCACCAACTATATTTTGGTTAAGCATTGTTGACTGTTTCTCCTCTTCTACCATTTGTTTAAAAAATCTATAATTAGTTGCCCATAATGGACACGATCTAGTTTTGTAAGAATAATTATTAGTTCCGTAAAAAGGACTATCATAATCTTCTTCTATTACTGGAGGTATATCAAAAGTATAAGCCTGTGTTGTAACGCCATCTAATGAATGGACTAGACTTAGATCGGAAGTTTGTGTTGCGGGGTTATCTGGATCGTATGTTAATCTCCAAACTTTTATCGAGTATTGTCTAAATATATTAGAGAAATTAAACACGAACCCATACCAATCATCGGTTGTTGGTATAAATTCTCCTATTGTACTAGGTATTCCTGCTCCAAAAGGAGATAGTATCTCCAGATTATTTATCATAACTCTTATACTACCAGCTTGCAAATAGCTGTTATCTGTTGGACTTGTAACCGCATTAGATCCGCTCCATATTATATCTATCATTATTCCTTGGCCGTTATAATAGCCATCAAACAATATTCTAGATTGTGCTTTTTGCATTTTCCATCCCGCAGTTGTTATTGGAGCAGCGGCTCCTTCATCTTTAATTGTAAATCTAAATTGATCGTCTACAGATAATAATTCAAATCCTCCAGATCTATTTCCATCTGCTAGTATGGAGACAAATCCGTTGGGATTTTCTCCCACGGATAATTTATGAACAATAGGATAAGTGCTATATGTTATCTGTCCCGTTCCTATATTATCTATAGTAATTGGTATTTTAGGAGCGGGCTTAGGAACTAACTTACTTCTATCTAAGTAATTTCTTATCCTAAACCAACAAAGAAATGACCTCTCCTCGTTTTCGGTTAAAACAGGATCCGCTTTCCATCTTACTGCATCTCTTTCTATCACTAATAGTGCTGGGGATGCAGGATCTACTTGTCCTTGGGCATCTATAAATATTTTATCCAGATCGTAATAATTATTAAAAACTATTGTCCAGTTATTATTAAGGTCATATTCTATTATAGGGAGATCTTTATTTATATAAGATCTTATAGGATCTTCTAATCTTCTTTGTGATGTGATAGCATACTGTTGTGGTTTGGTTAATTCTATCTCTTCGTTTTTAACCTCTTCACCAAACAATTCTTTAGTATTAACAGTGTAATCTAATAAATCAGATTCTGCCTGTGGATCTAAGAAAGTTGTATTTTTCTTAACTTCGTATTTAGTTAATTGCACTTTGAAATATACTGGATAATTATTAATATCTCTAAATACATACATTGAATCTATCTGATAAATTCTATTAGTTATTGGAAAATAGATTATATCTCTTTTTCTTGGCTGAGAGCCTTTTCCAAATATCCCTTCGAAATATTTTCTATCTATATGGATTTCAAAAGGCTGATTAAAGTTTAATCCCCACGAATCGAATGTTAAAGCAGCATCAGGAAACTGGTTATTAGGTACCATGACCTTAACACATTTTTCATCTACAACATTAAATATATTGTACTCCTTAAGAACTACGTCTCTTCCTCTTCCTTGTGGTTGTACAGAATAGTAAACAACCTCGTGTCCAAATACATTATTTACTATTTTGCTTAGATCCTGATACATGTTTATAGATCTGTTAATATCATACGGTCTAAAAGTAAAATCACAATCAGAAAAAACTATAGGATAATTTGTTAGCTCTCTACTACATAGAGGAGCAGGAGGAGCACTCATCAAGTCTCTAGGGTCTACACTTTTATATTGTAAATCAAGTTCGAAATCTAGTAAAACTATCGAAGGACTTAAAGAAGTTCCCGGTGGATAGTAAGGACTAGAATCTTCATCAGATACGGCGGTCAATCTTACCTCTATCCAGAAGGGATTGTCTGGTGAAATAGGAATACTTGAAATAGATTGTTGTGTTAGAGGAGCCCATAAAGACCAATTAGATCCGTTTATACTCCACCGATATTCTAAGTATAGATATATGTGAGGTGGATCTTCCCCACTAGTATCTATTACCCATCCATTAAAAGATTGTACATTTTTGAATGGTTCTGACCAGGATATAATTCTATAATTACCTATTGCAGAAAAATCTATCGGGCTATCTGCCATTTTGGAGCTATGTTTTTAATATATATCAGAAAAAACAATATGAAAAAATTCAGAGCCGCTATGGAGAGATTTAGTTTTGCACAACTTACTTCTAATTCAGACGGAAAAACCTCAGGAAGCGGTACAGCAGGACTTTATGTGGTTTTTATAGGAGGTATATGCTTTCTATTTGGATGTATAGATAAAATGTTCTTAGATAAGAGCGTTGATATCTTAACTCAGTCTATCATACTTGTATCTATAGGTGCAGCTCTTTTAGGTTACAGAAAATCTAAAGATTCTGGAGTTTCTGAAATGGAAGAAGCTGCTAAAGAAGTAGTAGAGGAAAATACAGAGGATAGACCTCTAAATTCTTAAGGATTAGAAGGAGCTTCACCAGTTGCACCAGTTGCACCTGTTATGTCCTTTCTTATATCATATATTCCTAGTCCAGATATTATTGTGCTATTGTCGGGAGGTGTTGTTCCTAATTCAACATTAAGTTTTATACCTCCTTGCATTAGATTACCTCTAAATCTTTCGGTTGTTTGATCTATATCTGGTAAATATGTTTCTAGCTCCATAGAAAAGCTTAGGGTTATTGCTTCACCTCTTTGAGATCCATATGACATCTGGAAGTTGTTGGGCTGTTTATCTGGTGGTGCATCACCTAAACTAACCTGAACAGGTATTCTAAATCCTTTATAGTAAAAATAATAAACGAATCTTTTATATATTATTTCCAATACGCTTTGCTGTATTTTAAAAGCGTCTAGAGTTGTATCAGCTTTTATTTTTGCGTTTACCGATATTCCTAGAGGAATTGGGTAAAAATAAGAAGAATAAGTAACCATCTCACTTCCATTCTCTTTCTCTATCTCCTTAGTATAAGATCCCCTAACAAATTTAGTAGTTGCTGACCCTGTGTCTATTCTTATAGAACCCATTTCTAAAATACCTCTTGGTATTACATCGTAATTTCCTTCCGCAAAAGCAGGCTTACCATCACAATCCTCGTAAGACAGGTAAAAATCCTGTAGAAAAGGTTCGTCGCCTACCATAGAGTAGAAAAATGGTATAAAGATCTTAGAAACATTTTGTTCGCTATCAACCTGTTCGTATGTTATAACTTCATTTAGTTTACTTAAAAGACCTATTATTATCCCTCTAAAAAATACGTCATCCGTGTTATATTTCTCTAAAAAATTCATTATTAATTGTTATCTAGTATTACCGAAGTTTTATCCCTTATTATTGGTTTACTTCCATATTGGTAAGGATCCTTTTCTAAATTTATAACTCTTATCTGTGATTGTATATAGATAGGAATTTCCCTCATTTTAAATCTTAGCTGTTGTTTAAAAGAATTTGTATAATCCGGATGGTAAAAATCACCGGTTGCATACTCAAGATCTGAAAGTTCTCTACATTCATAAACAAGAGATGCAGTTACAAATTTGAAATACTTCTTAAGCTGCGAGATTCCATCCTTTTTATTAACAGGAACTTTAAATCTGTAAACAAAATATTCTTTCTGTGGTATATCGTCTGCTATCGAATCACCTTTAACAACAAGAAAATAGTTAAATGTTGGTGTGAGATTTCTTATTGATTCTGTACCTGCTGGATATATTTCTGCCATGTTTTATATATCCTACGACAGTTTTTCAAAAAGAATATCTGAAAAATTATTCTTCTTAGATATTTCAATTTTGTAATCAAATATCTCGGTAGGCATAGGAGCATGGTTTATTACAAAAATATTCATATTGAGATCATCCGATAGTTTTCTCAATGTAGTAAGTATGCTATGAACTCCGTCAGGATCTACAGAACTAAATATTTCATCCAGGAAAAGTATATTTACGGAGGAGAATCTTATTTTCATTAGTTTTATTACTGCTATAAGTACAGCAAAATCTACTTTTTTCATTTCCCCAGTCGAAAGCGTCTGTGGAGATATTTCTTCACCTAGATGAAATATCTGAGCATTGAACTCCTCGTTGAAAACTACTTTGTAAGGTAAGTGTAGTGATAGAAGAGTATTTAATATCTCATTGTTTAATGAAGGCAGTATTGATTTTATAGCTAATTGCTTTACACCCTTTTCACTAAGAACTTCATCTAAAGTTTTTATCCATCCCTGTTTTTCCTCGAATGATGATTTTTCTTGATTGAAAACTGTTAAATCTTCATTTGCTTGTGACAATAACTTCCTTATAGAATTAGCTTCGTCATTGTTTTTAGCTGTTTTAAGATCCTTTATTTTATTTTGCAGGGTTTTAATACCTGTTTCAATTTTACTTCCTTTAGAGAAAAGATCGTTCTTTGTTTCTGTTATTTTATTTTGTGCTTTTTTAGCATCCTCGTAGTTAGATTTTAAAATCTTTATATCCTCCTGATACTTTTCCTTAAGCTTACATAAATCATCAAATATGGATTTATGAAATTCGGTGGATAGGTCAGAAGAACAGGTTGGACACTTATCTTGATTGTATAGGTTTATTTTAGTATCTAGTTCTTTCATTTTCGATACTAAGTCGCTATATTTCTCGTAAGATGCCGTTACAGATTTGTTTACTTCATTTTCTTTAGTTCTGAATGATTTAATCCTATCTGTATGTAATTGTAAAAGGGACCTATAGTTTTCTAACTGGTCCTCAGTCTTTTCTATCTCATTTCCTGAATTTTCTATAATCTTCTGTTGTAGTTCTTCTAATTCTTTTTGTGAAGCTGCTATAGATCTTCCAGTAGCAAATATCTCTCCCGATAATCTATCGATAGATGACTTTATACTTTTGCTCTCTTCTTTTAGAACATCCCTCATCTCGTTTAAAATATAGAATCCAAATATCTTGTCTATTATGAGCTTCTTGTCTGCAGTGCTCATTTTTAAAAAACTCTTGAAGTCGTTTATTGATAAGGATATTGTGTTATTAAAAACGTAGTATGGGATTTTTAAAATATCGTCACTTAAGTAATCCTGAACATTGCTTTTTCCTGCTTGGTCATAGATACTTCCATCAATAGACAATTGAAAAAGAGATGGCTCTAATCCTCTTTCCACTTCATAAGTTTTACCATCCTGTTCAAAGGATATCTTCATCCAGGAATTCTTATTGGATCGGTTTGGTATGTCCTTTAATTTTTTACCCTCTAACTTTCCATAAAGACCAAAAGTAATCACATCTGATATCGTAGATTTTCCTACCCCATTCTCACCAACTACTTGTATTAATCCTGACTTTTCAGGCAACTCTAATTTTTGGATTTTGTTACCATAAGAGGCAACGTTTCTCCATTCAATCTTCTTGATCTTCATCTTCCTTAACTTGTACAGATATTTTATTCAACAGTTTTTCTATTGCGTTGTATATTTTAGTTTTTTTCTCGTCCTCATAATTGCACTTTTCTAAATAAAGTCTGGTAAGATCTAATATAGAAAAGTTCTTTCCCTCTAGGTCATGGAATCCTTCATCTATAACTTCCTGGTCTGGGTTTGTTATAGGAGTAAATGATATTTTAAGAGGAGGATTTACATACTCGGTTAACAGGCCTAATGGAGCTTTTACAGCTAATTCCGGATCTACAAGTATATCTATAAAATTGTTTTTGAATATAGGGTTTAATTCTGCAGGATTAGAATTTAAAACCTTATCGAAGGTCATTCTTATAAACTTAGGGGAGTAGTTATTATCGTAGTAATCCTCATATCCAGTCTCTAGATCTAAAACAGTTATTCCTTTTGGGTTGTCAGTATCAGATCTTGTAAGTTGATACGGTGATCCTAACATTCTCATTTTCCCAAAAGTTTGTGAGTAGTGTATATGACCAGAATATACCCTTTCGAATTTATCTATGTCTGTATATTCTAATCCTTCGTCTATCCTAACAAACTTATTAAACATTAAACCCTTTAAGTCTGTATGGCAAAACATATAATTGTGAGCCTCGCTTACTTTATTTAAAGTCTCTCTTTCTGCCTCATGGTCTTTTCTCCATGGCATAAGAAAAACTTTTCTGTCTCCCATTATTATAGATTCTGGCTCTTCGTATATTTTTATTCTAGGAATCCATTTTAAAGATTTTAGTGAGTTTACCTCGTTGGTATTTTTTCCGTATATGTCGTGGTTACCACATATTATAAAAATACCATCCTTAAAAATACCGGATAGTTCCTCGAATATTTCTATTCCTAAATTAAGAACTCTAAGATTTAATGATTGTCTGCTATCATATACATCTCCTAGGTGTACAAGACAATCCCCTGGTTTATAAATCTTCTTGCATAAAGGTATAAACCAGTTCTTAAAATAATTTTCATGTATCTCAATCCAATCATTAGAATTATTTCTAACCCCTAGATGTGTATCAGTAATAAATATTATTCTTTTAATATTGGGAAATTTCTCCATTAAAATATCTTTTTGATTCCTTTCTTACCTAAAATACCGTATTTTTGGTCCATTTCTTGCACTATAAGCTCTTTATATTTCATATGAATAGATTCATAGGCTTTCTGGTAATTTATCGCTGTATAGTCACAAATAGCGACAAATTTTTCTACCATACTGAATTCAGTATTTTCTAACTCTTTTAGTATATCTTGAAAAATTAGAGGGATAAGATCCTTTGGTATTTTTTTACTAGGACTTATTACTGTCCATCTGGATTCTTGAAATATCTCATCTATCTTATCGTTTAAATTACAAGAATATATGTAATCCTCATCCTCATAAGTAACAACAGATTGTAAGTTTCTGTAGTCTAAAGATGAATCAATCTCAAATTCCTCATCCTCGACATCATTCTTTTTCGAATCCTCTGATTCTCCCTCTATGTTAAGGTCATCTTTTTCATCTTCGATTAGCTTTTTTTGTTTTTTCATTAATCATTCATTATTTGAGAATTGGGATCCTCCGAAATTCTCATGTGATTGTAGTCAACAATAAATTTCTTGTAGGAATTTTTATATCCCTCGTCCCTATTTGCTAATAACTTTAGCTTGTATTCATTATTTGTGTACATCATAGGATCTTGAATAATACCAAACATCCCATCAACTGTAGCAACTAATCCCGATGATTCAGATGCTGAGTTCATACTTAGATCTGTAGCATCGAATTCGCTTTGTTTTGTTTGAGTTGCAGTAACAATAGCCCAATGGTTTCTTTGTGCTGCAGCTCTTAAATCCTCTGCGATTTGCTTGATCTTCATATATGTATTTTCTGAATTTGGATTTCTCCAGTTCTTCATGATGTTAATATAGTCGATAATAACTATTTTAAATTTTATTCCCATTATCTGTTCAACCTTTGTTAGCCAATTTTCAACATCTATTGCAGAAGCTTGAGATGTGGGAAATTCTTTAACTACTAATTCTCCTGGAGTTCTTAAATTTTCAAAAGCTAAATTGGTGATTTTCTTTTTTATGAGCGCATCATTTTCAGCAGTCTCTTTATATTCGGACATTCTAATGCCTAAAAGATTTGATCCAAGCCTTTTCATGTATTTACTATCGCCAAGCTCTAATGTAATAATAGCAACATTATTAGATGCACGGATAGCTTGAGTTGCTATGTTTCCTAGCCATAATGTTTTACCAACTTTAGGTTGTCCTAATAAAACATATAGACCTTTTGCTGAAAATCCTCCGCCTAAACAGAAATCGATATAATCATATCCACTAGAGAATGTTAGGTTAGAAGGCTGCTTGTGTGATTCAGGATCCCTGAAGTTAAGACCCATATCAAAAGAAAAGTCGACCTTATTCCTGTCGACTACTATTGATTTATAGGTATTAATTACGTCCTTGATATTATCAGGGGTTACTTCAGTACTCCTTATATAATTTATTGAATCAACAGCACTTTTTTCTAGGGTTTTCCATTCAACCCAGGATTCTACATTTTGCTGAAGCCATTCACTATCGTAATCTTCTAGATTTATTAACCACATTGAATCTAATAAAGAATCCGTTAGTTTATCGTCTATCTTTAAAAGCTTTGCTGATTCTCTTACTTGAATTTTACTAGGTATCTGTTGATATTTTTTCCAAAAAGATTTTATAACTTTGAATGCTTCCTGATAGTCTGTGTTTTTAAAAAAACTAACATCTGTAGCATCTATATAAGCCGGATTATCTATAACAGCTCTAAACCAAATATTTTCTAAGTGTTGATTCTGCATTTTCTAATAATGTGGATTGTCCTTTATTTTATACCAATTTTTATTCCCTATACTTTTTTCAGTTTTTTCAAAAATCTCGCTCTCTATTAATTCTTTTACCATTTTTCCGTGATTAGTTTTCTCCCATCCAGGATTTAAGAATGAATTAAATGTCTGTTTAGAAAAATCACCATCTGGTCTACCGTCCCTAACTAGGTAAGAATTTAATTCGTAGATTATATCTTCCTTAGTTGGATATTCTGGGAGATCCTTCCATATACCCAGGAGATATTTCATTTTAAGTTTACTCTTCTCCATTTTCTTCTATTTCTTCTTCACTCTCTGGATTAGCTAAGATTGCTAATTCATTGTCATCGAAAAGATCTGGCAATAAGAAATGTGGTTTAATTGCTTTATCGTCAATCATATGTAATACTTCATCCGTAAATATTTCAGAGGAGAATAGCTGAGAAGAAGTAACAGTTTTTCCTAAGTGCTTAATTGCCCAACGAGTTGACGAAGCATTAGGAGTAAATTCCATTTCGCCTGTTTTCTTATCTACTTCAAGTTTTCCTCTTTCGATACCACAAATGTCCCAAGAAACGAAATCTTGTAATCCAACATAAGCATTCATACCATTCATAAATGAAATATGAAATTTAACTGGGTAAGGCCTAGTAAATCTTGCTTTCTTTGGCGTAGATGTAACAACAATACCGGTTCTTGTGTTATCGCTTCCTTCTTTTAACTGAGCTTTAGAAAGCATAATAACGTTACTCATTGAGAAGATAGGTCCATCACCACCAGCAGCTTCTTTTGTTGGCATAAAACCCCCAATGTTACCTGTAGTAGTGTGATTAGTACAAATTAAAGGGATCTTAACTGCAGTAAGATCTAATGTAATAACCCTGAATAAAGATCTTAATTCTTTAGATCTAATACCCATATCCATTACGCTTTTACCTTTTAAAGCATCACCAGTTTCTTTATCTGTTGATAACATACCTAGTGAATCGAGAATGATAGCAATTTTAGGATCTGCTCCTTCTTTTCTGTATGCTTTAACTTTATCTACCAGGTTGGCAACAAATACTTTAAAGTCTGAAATTGTCTTGATTGGTTGGTAACGTACTGTATTAGTATCGATACCGAATTTTTTTGCTCCTGTTTTATCAATAGCACCTTCTGTATCGCAATAAATTACGTTGTATCCTTTTTTCTGTGACTCCCTTACAATATTCATACATAAGAAAGATTTACCAGTTTGTGGATCTCCTGCAATACCTATTGATCTATTGTTTGCAATACCACCAAATAAAGTACCTGATAATTGTGCGTTCAATAAATAGTTACCTGTAGGAATCCAATCTCCGACTTCGGAGAAATCATTATTTTCTAAAATTGATCCCATTTCAAACCCATCAATCTTCGATAGGGCTTTGTCTAATTCTGCGAATGAAAATTCTTTTTTTGCCATCTTTATTTTTCTTATTTACTTATTTTACATATACATCTCTTGATAATTTCAGAATCTTCAAGATTTTCATTTCCGAATCTTCCTTCCATCTCTCTTAGGATGTATAGATCTTTACCAATTTCTTTTGCTATATTTTCTAATTTGTCTCTTTCTTTTGTTACGTCGATATCGCCATACCAAATTTTACCCTCTCCTAAAACAAAAATGTTTGAATTAAAATAAACTTCGTTACCTGGAAATTTATCCATATATCCTGATTTAGAATGAGAAATCATTCTACCTAAATTAAGACCCTCACTATCAAAAAAAATACTCATAATACCAATTTTTAATTACATATAAATATTATACTATGATTTTTTGTTTTGATTCGAAAATCTCAGGAATATATTATTCTATGCTATTTTTTAAATGAAGGAGCTTTGAACAAGTTTCGAAATTTTGATTTATTTCGTTCCACTTTATTAGGAAGTCAAGTGTTTGTTCTGTATTTTTAGGGTCCTGTTTTAATGACTCCTCTAAAAGATATGGCGAAGAAAGCCACAATTTACTTTTCTTTTCTGGATCTATAGAGTACTCAGGTGCCTTTATATGCAAAAAAAATCTGCCATCAGCAGATTTTTTGATATATCTTTTTCCTTTTCCCATATATTAATTATATGGAAAATCAGAATAAAGTTTCAATTTTAAGAGATCTTATCTTTTACATTCTGAGATAATTTTAAAATGTAAGCACATTTTTCATATTCCTCAGTAGATTCGAAGTGTGAAATCAGTCTTTCGAAAAGATCACTTTCTAAGAATTTGTACAAGGGGCTTTCTTTTTCGAATGCTTTTTCACCCTCTCTTTCAATATAAGAATACAATTTTCTGGATTGCTGATCATACATTTTATCAATCTCTTCTTCGAAATTTAAATGCTTGTTTATTTCTTCTGGTTCCATTTTGTTTTTGTTTTATTTTTATATACCAAATGTAGAGTAAAGCCCCCTTTTTAAAAAATGATTCTGTTAATATTTTTGATAATTTGTAAATATTTCTTCGCCCGCTTCTATATTCCTTGTTGTAAAGAAAATTATTTTATTCTTTAATGTATCTGTTTGCCAGTCTGCATTACTTTCATTATCTGAATGATTAAATATGCTTCCATATCCTAAGCATATGGCTAATCCGCTTTCTCCTTTTGGCCAACTAAAGAAGTGCTCTTTTAATATTTCGGGATATCCTATATCCTCTGGTACTTTTATGTAATGACACTCCTCTAATATCTCTCCGCTCTTTATTGCTTCGGAAGCAAAAACACCCCTCCCATGAACAGGCGAATCATCTACATAAATTTTATTAGATCTGTAAAGCATGATACTTATACGAATGTACTAATTAAAAATTTCATAGAAGGATATATAGAATAAAAAAATATGAATAACATTCTTTCTATAGAAAATTATTTATTCGAGAGTGCTCCAATTAACTTTTTTTCTGAAGACCAGATTAAAGAATCTTTAAATTATTTGGAAAGTGATGATCCTGCTATAATGGAAGCATGGTACAATACTGTGTTAGACTTTGCTGCCCTTATACCAGGGGTTGGATCTGTAGCAGAAGGTATAAATCTAGTTTCTTATGCTAAACAAGGAGAATACTTATTAGCTGGCTTATGTGCTATTGGACTAATACCTATTTTTGGACAATACATAGGAGCTGGAGGATCACTTCTAGTTAAAGCGTTGGGAAAAGGTAAAGCCTTAGGATCTACTATACTTAAACCACTAATTAATTTAGTAGCTAAATTTTTTCCTAAGATAACAGCTTTCTTAAAGAGCTCTAAGTTTATGACTAAATTTTCTGGGATAGGTCCTTTCGTAGGTAAAATTATAGGATCTCTTAAAAACTTCGTCATGGGTGGAGGTGCAAAATTAACAGCTTTAGCATCCGATACCGCTAAGATTAAATCTTTAAGATCAACAACATCCGAACTAAAAACAGGATATAAAGCTTATAATTGGATATTTGGTCCAAAAGATGCACCAAAAATATCTACTACTCCTACAACAGCAGGTTATGGAGGATCTGCAAACGTTTCTCCTGAATATCAAATACCAGTTCCTAAAGATGCTTATATGGCTTATCAAGGAACCCCATTAAAAAATATAAGACCTTACACAGACTCAGAAATCTCTCAAGCTGAGATGGCTCAGGATTGGGAAAGATATCTATAAAAACTACAAACCCAGGATTTCTCCTGGGTTTTTTGTGTAGTAGGGTTTAGATTTTAGATCCACAACTTGGACAGAATTTCCAAGATTGTTTTTTCATTCTTGTTCCGCAATTTGTACAATAATTCCTAATTGAAGAAACCTCAACTGGTTTTTGCGATTCAGGAAGTAATTTAATCGAAACGGAACTTGTAGAAAAGTTACTAAAATTTCCATTCACGGTTTCAAATAATTGATTACTAGAATCTCCTTTTTCTATTCTACCAGTCTCAACACTTTTTGATACGTTAGCATTAACACCTAATGAATCATTAGTAAAACTTGTAGTTGTAAAAAGATGATTTACTGTAGTACCTCCAAATGGAGCATTATAAGTATCATACAATGTACCTGGTACGTATCCACTATTATTTCCAATTGTAAAAGATCCAGGATTTGATGTGTAAGTGGATGTAGTAATCTCGGTATAAAAAGAAACCTCAACAATACCATTATTTCTGATGGCATTTAAAGCTTCTTTTGACCCTTCGACTTGATATGTTTCAAAAACAAATTTGTTATTTGAATCAATAAATCTTTCCAGATAAACTCTTTCTCCCGGCTTTAGAACAATTCCTGAATTAGAAATACTATTACCGTTGATAGTGATTTTTGCAAGTACCCTTGACGTTGTTGGATTGAATAATTCAATCTCGAAATTTTCACCGTCTTTTAAATAGACGGAATTCTCATAGATCTTAGATCTATTTCTGTTTTTTGTAATGTGAGCAGTACATGCCGACATCACGCTTGGCGTTGAATAATACATAAAGATTATTTTATTTTGGCCCCTTCCTTTGCTTCCATTTCTGAAAACTCTACGGCTTGTTGACCGGGAAGTGACTAGAAACCTCTAGTTCTATTATTATATAACCTTATTAATAAAAGTTCCCGAATTTTTCAACAGGAATATATTCTTTTACCAGATCTGAATGTATAATCTGTGGTATTCTTTTATATTCTTTATACCATTTATTACAGACATAGATATCTTTATCGTCTGGAGCATCTATTATTTCTACTATATCATATTCTCCTTCATCAAAAGGTCCAATAGGATGAGTAATAACCTTTCCTATTATTGGCATTTTTGTTACATCCTCGCCACTATATTCTAGATTTTCTTTTACTGAGAATTCTTTTATTCTTTTTAGTTTCATTTTACTACATTTATTCCTAAAGGTACAGTGTTAGCATTAACCTGTTTATGTTTTTCCGTGTTTGCTAGATCCTGTTGTTGTATTTCTTGATTTAAACTGAGATCTTCTATTGAATCAAGAACTCCTCTATAATATTCTAATGGCTTTTTTTCTCTATATGATTGAGGATCAGCGAAAGCACCACTAAAGTTTCCTAGTATATAGTTGTTATTATCGTCTTGCTCCTCGTCGCTATTAAATACTTGATCTATGTACTCATAGTAATTCTTTTTAGATTTACCAGATCCAGATGGGAATTTTTTAAAAGTCTCGACGTTAGTATCTACAATATAAGAAGGAAATTCCCATTTCCAATCTTTCCTAATAGCTTCAGGATAAAAAGTTATAGATGCAAAATCACCCGGTGATATTTCACCCTTAAGATTCATTTCACTAAGCCATGTTTTATAGAAAGCTCTAACTAAATCCAACTGATCAACATTACTCATCTCCAATACATCGTTTGGACTGTAATTTTTACCCGTGTCAGGATTTATAAAATTTTTTAAAACTGATGGTAGAAATGATAATAATCCAACTTGTCCCGACATTTCGTCTTTATATTTTGGATCGAATCTACTTTCGTGAAATATAGTGTGTAATAGCCATTGTGGCTTTATGCCAAGCTCCTCTGATATTTTGATTAATTTTTTTAAAAAATTGTTACGATTTTCTTCTATATAGCTCATATAGGGTAATTCTGTAACAGTTTCCATCTTATATGCGGCGGGTTCTATTTTTTCCACCTTCATATTTTCAAATAAAGAGAAGCTCTTGAAGTCTTTTAGATGTATCAACATCTAATATATATCCTAAAACAAATTCTTAAGCATAGGCTTTTCTGAGGCCCAAGCATGCAAAGAAGTAATGTGCATAGTAAGCATACCTGGTTTTACGTCTTTCCAATTTTCCGGGTCTTTCTTCTTACACTCTTCTATAAGCCAAAATACCTTCTTAGCACATAAATAGATATCATCTCTAAAGTGTCTGAAGAAATCACAAGATCTAATATAATAAACAACATGTACCCAATCTGCTCTTCTAATAAAGTGGTATCCTATAGTGCAAGGTACTCTTTCCCCGTGAACTGATCCAGTATCTTCTGGGAACCAAATGGGTAGGAATGCTTGTCTAGTAAAAGGCTCTCTAACCATCAAATCAACAACATCATTAAAATCTCCATAATCATATCTGATACCCTTGATCTTTTCAGCCTGCTTATCAGATCTTAAAGTGTTCTCCAATTCACCATATTTAGGCCAAACCCTTTCAGGATAGGTATGAGAGAATTTTTCTTCGCCTCCAAATTCTGAATTATTTTTTTGAGCATAAGGCCAACGAACGTGAGAAGGAGGGGGATTAAGGGGTGTTCCACTAACCCTTTCATCAAAGTGCTCGTCTGCCCATGCAAAATTAGGTTTGATTTGTTCTCCAATAACTTTAATGTCTGGAGACATCTGACATGAGAAGGAAAGATTTAATGTTTCAATCATAGCATATCTAGGATCATGTTTGATCTCCTTTCCTTGCCATTTCTCAGTATGAACAATATATGAGTAATCGTACATCTGTTCAGCTGTCCATTTGATCACATCATTAAACCTTCCAAATTTTTTCATTTGTGCTATTTTCTTTATTATATGATAGTTTTTTTAAAGGTTTCTTATTTATGAAACCTATCAAAAGAATTTTTTGAAATTTTATTGAACCGTACTTTGCCAATAAATTCACCGATTGATAAACAGTCAGTATAACTCATAGCGGATTTTAAATAATCTGTAAAGTTATCGATCCATCCAGTAAGAGTATATTCAACAGGTTGCATCTTAGATATTCCTTCCGATGTTTTAAGATTGGTCTTACCTAAACTCTTCTGAACTTCTTTAGTAGACATTCCCCTAAATTTCTTATAGAATTTTCTTCCTGCTTCAAATTGTAAAAGAATATCTATTGAATATTGATCGACTCTAGCACCAGGTTCTTTCCAAGTTCCGTGATTTATATTTTCCTCGTATGTTTCACCACAACTTTCTAAAGCTTTATTGAAGATACTTCCTAGCATTACATAATCTGCTCCAAGAGCTAATGCTTTAATAACATCAGAGTATTTTTTAAATCCTCCGTCAGCAACTATCCTTGTGGAAAGATTTCTCTCCTTCTGTATTGTTGCGGTTTCGTGTATCAAAGAAGCCATAGGATATCCTATACCAGTTTGTACCGTTGTTAAACACCCAGCTCCATTTCCAATTCCCATCCTAACATAGTCAGCACCAGCTTGTGCTAGTGAAAGATAAGTTAAAGGATTAGCACAGTTACCAACCATTATAACTAGACTTCTTCCGTATATCTCTTTAGATTTTTGAACGAGTTCTTTCACTATACTCATATGGCCATTTGCTATATCGATTAGAGCGTAAGCTTTATCTCCCAGGACAATATTAGCTTGGTTATCAATAAATATTTTTTTAAAATCATCTAAACCGTAGGAAAACCATACCTTATGATCTATAGAAAAATCGTTTAATTCATATTCAGTTTTTCTTGGTATGATGCTGTATATCTTATTGGAATTAAAAACCTGGTAATTATCCATGCTAACAACGGTATCCATTGGAGCAGTAAAGAGAGGAAGCATCTGCTTTTCGTCAAACACATCCACGTTCTTTCTAGAGCGTATGCTTGTGTGAATTTCAGGCTCTATTAGTATATCATCAAAATCAAATAGCATGTTTTTATTTTTTATAGAATAGAATACCACAAAAATTTCCTAATAAAACAAAAAAGTCCGGATTAAACCGGACTTTATAAATATTCATTTTTTATTAATTCAATCCAAATCCATCGAATCCATTGAATCCGCCGAATCCTGAAGGACCCTTTGATCCCCCTTGATCTGTATCTGAAGATCCCTCTTGTGAACCCCCGTACTTAGTCTTCCAGTCTTGATATTCTCTTTCAGCATCCATATCGTCTAGACATTGATTAATAATAACATCAACCTCTCTTCTATCCATATTTTTACCTATCTCTGAAATAGGCTTTAATCTGTTTCCTGTAGGATCAAAAGCTTGAGCGAGTATAGAATTTGTTATCTCTAAGCATTTTTTAGCTGGAGTAATTTTAGCTAACTTTCCATAAAACAACCAATGTAGCTGTTCTATAAAAGCAGCAGCTCCTTCGTAATCCTCGTTATTATTAAGATCTTTTAGTATAGCTTCTGCTCTAGAGTTACTATTTATAACAATTCCGATTACTCTTTGTAGAGTCTTTCCGATAGCTTGTTCTTCAATTTCGTCCATCATAGTTTCAGTGTTAGCTTTAACTATGTCTGCAGCCTCTAAACCTAATGTATCTCCTACCTGCATAAGAAGAGTTTGTGTTATTAACTTATAAACTCCCTTAACTGATTCATGGATTAATAAACCAAAATCCAATGCTCTAGCGATAACTGTTGACTGAGTTCCCTCTAAAGCTTGGGCCATATCCGGATTTATCTCGCCATCTTTCTGTATATCGTCTAGTAGATCCTCTGGATTTATTTCTTTTTCCTCCTCTTGTTCGTCTTTAGTCTTAGGTTTTTCGATATCTATGTCGCATGCTCCCGGAGGTGCATCTCTAAACATTGAGGATTTCTGAGCTGGTGTTAGAGTTAAGTCATAAAAGTGAGCTCCTGCTGCTATTTTATTTGCGAGTCTTCTGTATTCCTCACCTTCATTTTCTCCTAATATTTGTTTTAATCTTTTAGAAACCATTGGCAAGTTTATGATCTCCTTTACATTTAATCCCTTTCCTTGTTGTACGGTTCTTATTATTTTTCTTCTGTTTATTTCATCTATGATTTCTTGATCCTCTAATTCTACAAAGTTAGGAAGTTGACAATTTTTACATTTCTCCATTTTATCTCTTAGAGATTGATCTGGTCTAGTAACTATTTTAAGATCCAATATTACATCATCTAAAAAAGTACCGTATACTTGTCTTATAACTTCAACAGCCAAATCTGAAAGTTCTTGCTCGTGACCTCTCTGCATTTCTTGAGCTTCTATAGCATTACCCATTAGATTACTAATGTCTTGAGGAATTTCTCTCATCATTCTTTGAGCTTCCTCTTGGTTAGCTGTAAGTATTGCATCTATAAAGTTTCCCTCACCTCCGCTAGTATTGTATATGTCCTGGTTTTTATCATTAGAAGGGGTTTCTCCAGGAAATCCTGTATTTCCTCTAAGAGTAGCCTCAGATATGAAATGGTCGAATTTTGATATATTTTTCATTATGCCATCGGTAAATTTTTAAGCTTTCTTAGCCTACTTATAATGCCCATTGCTAGTTTAGTACCTCTTTCTTGAGCTAGGGAGCTTTTTATATTTCCCATAGCCTGTCCAAAAGCCTTAGCTATCGGTCTTTCAGTCTCCTCTGGTCTAGGCTCTCTGTCTGGAACTGGTCTTCCTGGCCTTGCCGGTGCAGGAGGAGTTACAGGTCTAGTAGGAGTTGTAGGAACTGTTGTTGGCCTAGGTTTAGTTAAAGGCTGAGTCATAACAAACTCATATAACTTAGTTATTATATTTCTACCCATCTTTATGTAAATTATTTTAGATATATATCTTATTAAATAAAAAAAATGATAAAGACATTTGAAGGATATTCTAATATCAATGAGAACGTTACTGCAGCAAAGGAATTGTTATTAAAACTAGCATCAAAAAAGAGTAGAAGGTCCTCTCCAGAAGGGAATGTAAAATTTACACCAGAAGAGGAGAAAAAAATATTAAGCAATCCTGATTATACAGAGCTTCGAGACTATTTATTAAACGTAGTAAAGAAGCCAGGATTAGTATATCCCTTTACTTATTTTATGTTTGTTGAGAAGCTCCCAAGATATAGTCAGAAGGATTCGGAGGGCAATTATGACGAAAGAGAGTTCTGTGTTGAAAATCTAATAAATCTATATTTACAAGCAGCCCCTAACTTTCCAATATTTCCTTTACCTCTAGGAAATATAGACAATTATATTAAGGATAAAGAATTAAAAAAATCAACTATTCCTGCTTATGAGGTCCTTTTTAGCGATTTAGAAAATATCATTTCTATGAAGGGATTAAAAGGATTTGTTGATAAAATACAATCCAAAGATGTTAGGGACGAATTTAAAAAATCTGTACAGCTAAGAGATAAGGATCCCGAAAGTAAAGAATTACTTGACAAATTATATTCCTCTTATACTGCTTTTAAAAATCTATCACCAAAAATAGATTCAGCAGGTAAATCTCATACGCCAGAATCCACATTAATAGCTGGTTCTAAAAAATATTTAGATCTTTATAATAATTATAAATTTGAAAATCCAAGACAAAGATTTGTGTTGTTTGTTAACGATTGTGTAGAAAAGCTAGAGGGATGGGAATCTGGAATAGAGGAATTTCTTATAGAGATTGAAAATATAGCTCCGTCTATAAAATTATTATATAGTGATAACGCAACGAAGGTTGTTGTAACTTCTTCCAGATCATTTGAAGGCATAAAAGAGGTTTGTAAGGTATCTAATGCTGATTTATGTATAGCAAGCAAAGGAAATTTCTTTAGTATAACTGGAGGATGCCTACAGATATCTATCAATATGATGGATCTTACAAAATTGGATCTTAAATATCTGACTACATTTACAGTAAGAAAAGATGGAACAATAAAAGAAGCTAGAACTAGGGTTAATATGGGAGCTCCTCAACCTTCTAAACCTAATGAAAACTATAAGGATTTTATAAGTAGATATTTACCTGAAATAGATCATGCAGGAGTAATACAATCTATAGAAAGAAGCTTTAGATCTGAATTAACTATTAAAAATTTGATACAGACCTTAGAGCAAAAAGCTAGTTCTTCGGATTCGAAGTCACTTGTTCTATTATTAGGAAGTTTAGAAGTACAAAAGTCTATAGAAAAAGGTGATTATACCAGAGAAGAAATGCTTCAGTACAGAGATCTTATAGTAGCTATTCTTAAAAAAGATAATAAAATAAGCTATGATTCTATAATATCAGATTTCAAATCTCCAGGGGGATTATTTATGTCTAAGTCAGATATAGATCTTTTTAAAATTATAACTGAGGGAAATTATAAAAAAGAGGATGCTTTAGATATAATAAATCTTACAAAACTCGGAATAGATGATCTTACAGATTTTCTAAATCAAGTTGGATCTACAGAAGATTCTAATACAATTACTCTAGTTAAACATCTAATAGATTCAGGTCCTGAGGTGATTGAATATGCTGAAAGAATCCTATTATAAATAAAAAAAACCATGAATAGAAATTTAAAATCATTCGACCAATTTTATCCAATCAATGAAAATGTGGCTCCCGCTAAGGCTCTTTTATTAAAATTAGCAGCAGACGATAAAAAAAGGAGGCTTAAATTAGATCCTATGGAGAAGATAGAATTTACTCCAGAGGAAGAGAAAAAAATATTAAGCAATCCAGATTACATAGAAGTAAGAGATTACTTTTTAAATAAAGTTAAAAAACCAGGTTTGGTGTATCCTTTTACGTATTTTCGTATAGTAGAGAAATTACCAATGTCCAATGGAGATAACGATCCTAATTCTTTTTCAGTAGAGAACCTTTATAGAAAATATGAGCAAATGTCTCCGATGCTTTCTACGTTTCCTCTTCCTTTTGGTAACATTGATAATTATATAAAAAGAACACCACAGGGTGAAAGAGCTTATGAAAAACTATGGGATGATCTAGAGAATGTAGAAGCACAAAAGCCTATAAAGGAATTTATAGATAATTTCGTAGGACCAATAAGAAGAGAATTTGCAGAATCTCTTAAACTAAAAAATACTGATCCTGAAAGGGCTGAACTTTTAGATAGACTATATCACGCAGTAACCGACATAAAAAAATTAAAGCCTATTGTAGATCCTGAAACTAATATAGAGGAAACCGCAGAGGAGCAGCTAATTAATTATGGAAGTAAATATAAAGACACAAGGACTTATCCTGAATTTGCAGATACTTACGTGGCATTTAAAGATTTTGTTAGGGACTGCGAAGATAAAGTATCTGGGTGGGGATCAGGAATAGGTGAATTTATAGAGCTTTTAAAGTCTATATCTCCATCAATAAAAATACTATACTATAATATTGCTAAAAAGATAGTGGTAACATCTGCTAGATCAGCGGAAGGTATGAGAGCGGTTTGTAAAGTATCAAATGCACCATATTGTATAAGAACTGATTCAACATTCTGGACCTATACAACTGGAAGACTACAAATATCTATAAATCTATTAGATCTTCCTAAGACTGATAATAAATTCCTAACATCTCTTACTATAGATCCTAGCGGAAGAATTACTAGTTCTGCTAACAGAAGCAACAGTAGCGTTTCAAGCGGTAATCAAAATTATGTAGATTTCATGAAAAAATACGGAATCTATTCTCCTGAAATAGAGGAATCTATAGCTAAAAATTTTGAAAGTGAATTGATAATCAAAAAAATTATTCAATCGATAGAACAAAAAACAGGTAAAAATAATATAGCTTTAATACATGCTCTAGGAAGTTTAGGAGTTCAAAGATCTATAGAAGAGGGAGAATATTCCAAAGAAGAGATGGACGCTTTTAAAAACATTATAGTATCTATAATTAAAAAAGACAATTCCATAACATATAATGAAATTGTTAAGGCATTTAACTCTGAGAAGAATGGAGGATTCTTCAGCTTAGAGGATATTGATCTATTTAAAGAACTTAGCGACAATAAATACGACAAAAACGATGTTATAAATATATTAGGTCTAACAAAAGATGGAGTGGAAATGTTAGGATCTTTCCTAGAACAAACACAAAATTCTGAGGATCCTAATACTATTGCACTTGTTAAACATTTAGTAGACACACATCCTGCAGTTATGGAATATGCTGAAAGAGTTCTTCTATAGATATTAATATTCTGGAAGATATGATGTCCAAACATCCATTCCTTTAGAAAAATTCCGGATAAAATATCCATATCCAGGTTTAAATGGTTTGTGACGCATCTTCATTCCTGCTTCTTCTGGAGTTCTATCTCCTTTCTTACCGTTGCATCTAGAACAGCAAGTTGCTAGATTCTCCCATGTATTAATACCTCCTCTAGATCTAGGGATTACGTGATCTATTGTAAGCTGCTTTGTAGCATCACAATATAAGCACTTTAATTCGTCTCTCTTAAATATGTTCTCCCTAGTGGGTTTTAGCTTCTTAAATGGAAGAACAACATACTTTAAAAGCCTTATAACTGATGGTCTTTTATAAACTTGTTGATCTGTAACAATAGGATTAGATTCGTCATGTTCTAATACTTCGGCTTTACCTTTATATACAAGTTTGAATCCCCGAGCTATATTGGTAACACTCACTGGCGTAAAGTCGTTATTTAATACTAGAACTTTCATAATCTTAAATTTTACATACTGGACATTGTATTTATCTTTTTGTTTTCCTCCAAGGATTCGAACCTGGACTCTTCTGGTCCAAAACCACATGTCCCGCCAATTAGACGAGGGGAAAATATGAGCCTTTGACAGGAATCGAACCTGCGACAACTTCATTACAAGTGAAGCGCTCTACCAGCTGAGCTACAAAGGCGTGGGGTGACATAGAAGGATTCGAACCTTCGGCCTTTGACGTATCAGATCAACGCTCTAACCAACTGAGCTATATGTCAATATTGCGGAAAGAATTGGAATCGAACCAAATACCAATTAAGGTACGCTTCGCTTAGCAGGCGAGCCCCGTCACCATCTGAGATTACTTTCCTTTGTTAATTAGCCTTTTAATTCTTTTTATTAATCTTTCGGCGTGTTTAAATTTTAATGTTTCTCTTTTTAAGTTTTCTTTACTAGAGGGGAAACTTCCTTTTACTACCACTTTTTCATCCATAGGCTTTATTATTTTATTTTTTGGAGGTCGTGACTGGAATTGAACCAGTGTTACTAGTTTTGCAGACTAGCGCCTAACCACTCGGCCACGCGACCTTATTTGTTTGAGACCCCGCCTGGATTCGAACCAGGATCAGAACATCCGTAGTGTTCCATTCTAATCCATTGAACTACGGGACCTTTTGTGGAAGTAGAAGGACTCGAACCTTCGAACCCACATGGCCGGATTTTCAGTCCGGTGCATTGACCAACTTTGCTACCGCTCCCAATTTCCAATATGTCAAAGAACAAAAAAAAGGCTTTGAAGTTAATCAAAGCCTTTTCAAAATATCTAAATATGATTTCTTGTATTAGCTTCGATCGGGATCTTTTCCCTTAGCCCAAAACGCCACCGTTTGATAGCAGCCATTAATCTGACTGTTCATGCGAATGATGTTATGTTTACTACAGTTTTTCATTGTTTCTTGTTTATATATCTCTTTTCTGATATTGTTTCACAAATGTACAATCTTTTTATTGAATAAAAAAATGTTTCTTTGATATTTTTTAATATTCCTCTTCGATTATTTCCATTTCTTGGATTAATCCTCCAGCTTCTTCACCTTCTACTTCATCCCATGAATAATCAACATCAGTAGATTCGTAAGCATTAAAGAAAGAACCTGAATTGCTTTCTAATTGTTTTTCCATAAACGATACTATTTCAGCTTCCGAATATTGACCATTTACCATTTCTAAAGCTTCATTGTAATCCGAAATTCCTTCCTCACTAATACCATTCATAACATTTAAGAAGGATCCTAATGCGAAGATAGCTGCTTCTCTTTGATCTTTTCCTATCCCTACCGCTGTGAAGTTCACGCTAGCATCTGGATTCTCGTGAGCTACCTTCATAGTAACCCTGCTCATTTTGTTTAATTTCATTGTAAAAGTTTTTTAATTAGGATCCAAATATAGAGATCAAAATAATAAGAAAAAAAAGATTTCTGATTTTTTTTACAAATTCCAAGCTGGATTAGCTACGATTAACATACCCCCTTCAACTCTTGGTATTTGTTTAGTTGAATAAACATCATCATATTGGATTTGATCGGGATAGAACTTTTGCCCTTGGAACATGATGTAGTTTTCTTCATCTTTACCTCTGTGACTCCATCCTTGACCTCTCATTTGATCGTGAGCAGCATCATCAACAGTGGGTCTACCAAAAAGAGAATCCCAAAATCCCTCGTTAATTTTAGAATTTTTAGCCTGATAATTTTTAATATGCTTCATTTCTTTGATTTTATTGTATATATCTAATTATTGAATTAGAATCCATTAGTGGACGGATTATAAAATACTAGTCCTGTTACATTGGTAGTTTTTGTAATAGTAGGGGTTGAATAACTAAAAGTCATTACGTCACCTCCACTTAGTTCACCAAATTGTATTCTTATTTGATAATATGTACCAGCAGTTAATGCAATAGAACCTGAACGTTCTTGTGTCCCATGTAATCCCCCGTTATTAACTGTTGAATTTGTAGTTGTAAACCCTGTCTGTGCATTTGAACCTATCCACACATACGAAGCGTCGTCACTTGAAGTGTAGAATGTATATGTTTCAGAAGTTGTTGGTTTAAAATAACCTAGCCATTGACAACTAAAATTCTCGCCATCATTTTGAGCGGGTTCAAATATAGATGTTGTTTGTACTGATGTAGCTGGATTTCCCCCTACTGATGCAGGAGTAGCAGTTGCAAAGAAACTAACATTATCAGCAAAATATCCGGAGTAAGTTGTTTTATATAAACCTGCAAGATATGGATTCCGATTAGTCCAATATCCATTTGTTGTTAACCAATCACTAGCTGCTAAAGCGGAAGCTTGAGTGATACCGCTTATTATTTGTACTGTACTTCTAAAAGCTTCATCTGTATTAGAGCATCTCCAAAATTGTACAGTGCCTACATTTCCTACTGGGGTAGGAAAGTTTGAAGTTGGTACATCTTTAGATATTACATAAGAATTATCCTCGTCCGGACCCATCCACCAAGTTAGTCCTCCTGGATTTGCACCATAGTTTAAAGCAGATACACCTACGCATAATGTACCTACATTTGTAGTTCCTGAAATTGTTGATTGTGTTGGATTATATGCAAAGGGTCTTGTTGTTGGCATATTCTATATATCTCTGACAAACCTAACCCTAAGATCGTATGATTTTTTATTATGTGAAGAAGTTCCCTCCGACATATCAAAAAAGTAAGCATAGTTACTTTTCCCATCTTTCCCTTGTGTTCTTATACTAGTAACCTCGCCTTCCTCATTACTCCAATAATACGAATCAGAAAAATCTGAATATTCGGTAGGAAATCTACCTATGCCACCAAGATCTCTTAGTGTTTTTATTAAAGCAAGTTCTTTTAATGAAGGCAATCTCCATCCATTTCCAAGATCATTAATAAAAGACTGAGCTTTATACCATCTTACCCCTGGTATATCATTTTTGTATATTTCTATACCAAGTCCGGATATTTTAATGTGATCGTGCATGACCCATTATATATCCTATTTTTTATAATATTCCTTTGGACATAATGAATTCGTAAATTGATTCAGAATTCTTCTCTGCCCAAGTTATAGCAATTTCTTCTATGTCATTTCCATCTCTATATGTCAAATCTGTACCATGAATCTCTAGAGACATGTGCATACACTCGTGCATTATTAAAAGGACGTCCTTGTATCCGTTATCTAATCTAATCGAATTTAGAAAGATAAAGAATTTATTATGATCATTAGGATAAACGTTACATAAACCAGCTATATAAGCGTTATTTGGATTATCATGACATTTATCTCTATATAGTCCATGTAACTCATCTACGGCAAAATAATTAAATATATCCTCAGATTTTTTACCTATTATTAGAGTATATTCAGGATATTGCTTTGTAATTATTCCGGATATATCGAAATATGATAGTTTTTTAATCATATTATTCTAATTATAATTCAAGCATGTCATAAACGTCCTTATATCCGTACTTTTTAGCTCCTCTATTCATTGCTATTAGATATGATCCAATGTTTAAAAGATCAGGAAATACTGGACTGTCTACTAATCTATCAGCTATCTTACCGGCAGCTTCTTCCCATTCTGGGCTTTCTTTCTTTTTAATAATAATATCCTGTAAAATTTCTAGTTCTTTACGGTTATCCTGGAGGAACTTTCCTATCCATGAAGTTTTAAACGCTTGCTTTATGTCGAACAGTAGGTACTTATTGAAATAGTAATACTCCCCTATGTATTCATTGCTCCTTTTAGCCATAACTTCTTTTTGTGCTGGAGTTCCGTAACCGTATCGTTCAGGTCTTGTGTATTCAGGGTGAGCCTCAAAATCTCTATCTAACTCAGATTCTAATTTATTCGGATCCCATGAATCCATACTTAACGCGTGTTCATCCGAATTATTCCAACTGAAACCTGCAGTCTCATCGAACTGTTTCATTGAAAATTTAGGAGTAGCTATGATCTTGCAAACCATCGTCATGTATCGTAAGTAGTTGCGCACAACTTCTTTGTCGAAAGGATCTTCCGAATGAGATTTTGATAACGATTTCACGCACTCTTTCAAGTAATCTTTGCTGAATCCTCTATGTTCTTGGTACTCCTGTTCTTCTTTCTTGATGTTCAAGTTTTTATACTGGGATCTTTTTATCTTCCCTAGACTCATAAAATCTTCCCAGTGTGTTTGTCCCTTCTCAAGATTGTACCATTTAGAACCCCAGTGTAGTCCACTTTTTCTGATGTCTTCCCTGTCTTGTAAATCTCTCATCTCACTGTCAAGATTATACTCGGTTGAGTAGTGAGAGCCCCCACTAAACGTAGTGTATCCCATAGCTTCTATCGCATCGTTGGCATCTTTCAGCTCGTAATCGACAATATCTCCTTTTATCTTCAAGAAATAAATTTGGTTTCTGTTCTCAGCTGTTTTAGCCACAAACTCCCTAACTTCTTCATCTGCTTCAGGTAAGTAAAGAACTACTGTACCGTCAGACACTACCAAGCTCTTGTCATAGTAAGTGTCTATAGCAAAGAGACTAGCAGGTTTTCCGTTAGTCTTGATCATAGATTCTCCGGGCATCAAGTAGATGTACTTGTTACCTGTCCAGTTTCCACCAGAGTGAGAAGAAACTACGTGGTTCAACGTAAAGTGTTTTGTCCATCTGGTGGAATGAGCATCTATCATCCATTTTCGAAAAGTTTCAAAGTCCTTGTAGTGAGGTTCTTCCTTTATCCATGTATTTTCAGGGTCGTTGATGTCATTATTGTACTTCTTCTTGAGGTACTTCTCGAAAGAGTCATTGAAACCTACGCTCTTTAGAGCTTTTCCTGTGTGAAGTAGCATATCTTTACCTCGAAGAGTGGGAAGCTCATCTGAGGATCTAATAAAAACTAAGTTCTTCCAATCAATAGCTACTATACCGTCCTCGCTAAAATCCTGTTTGACTACAGGTTCTCCAACTTTAGGTAATTCGCTAATATTATTAATTATTTTAGAAGCTTTTGATAGGTATTCAAAAACAAACTCCTCGAATAGTTTTATGTACTTTTTCATATACATTATATATCACATTTATTTAGATATTTAGATATATAATCATATGAAACACATTAAGCTATTTGAGGGATTTGATGCAAATAATAATCCGACATCAATAACATTAGAGATACTGCCTGAATTCTATAATAGAATGAAAGAATTCAGTGGAACTGTACCACATTTTAATACTAACATAAGGTTGTTCGATCACAGCAAAGAGAATTCTCCATATTTTAATCTTTTTTACGTAGGGGATTTAGGTTATACACCATATAATTATGGTGGAGTTATATCACAATGGATTAGCTATAGAAGAGACATTTCAGAGATTTCTATTCATGAGGCTATATTTGACTATAATATCAATCGAAGATTAATGGAAGAAGCTACGAATTTACTTAGCACATCTACATTTTATAATGGAATGTATAAGAGAATTAACCAAGAAAATCAAGAATATAATAGATCTTTAATGCCACAGGATAAACTTAGTAAAGGTAGAAGAGAAGAATGGAACTTCTTTAATTCTACTGGATATTGTAAATTCGAAGATGGTGTAGAACCAGGTAAAACCGATCACCGAGGATACTTCAGAATTAAAGAGGTTAAGTAAAAAATCTAAAAAGTACAAGAGGTTGGACTTGAACCAACATGAATTTTCGTTCTCTGGCATGACACCCTAGCGTCTCTCCATCGGATCATAAATGATCTCGCTTCCGCCACTCTTATATATGTACCCGAGGAGGGACTCGAACCCTCACGCATTTCGCATTCGATCTTAAGCCGAACGTGTCTACCAATTTCACCACCCAGGCAGATTATTAATTTTGTGGTCCCTCACGGGCTCGAACCGTGGACCTACTGATTATGAGTCAGTTGCTCTAACCTACTGAGCTAAGGGACCAAGTAGAGACGACGAGAGTCGAACTCGTGACCGCATGCGTATAAGGCATGTGCTCTAACCAATTGAGCTACGCCTCTGTGGCTGTCGGAATACTAGGACTCGAACCTAGGGCCTTCTGGCCCCAAACCAGGCGATCTACCAACTGATCTACATCCCGAAATTGTATGTCTTTAAATATCCCCAGAACATACAAACTGTGCTAACCCACGATTTAGAGAATAAGTGTGCATATCATTAAAGAATACCGAGGTATCCTACCTGTCTACGGTGTAGAGGCCTATTCTATCTTCGATCCATACCCAGCGCTAGGCAGAGGGCTTTGTGTAGGTCCACCTGGACTCGAACCAGGAATACAAGCTTAGAAGGCTAGGGTTATATCCCTTTAACTATAGACCCATGAGCAGAGAGTGAGGGATTCGAACCCCTGGTAGCTTTCACTACGTCAGTTTTCAAGACTGATCCATTAAGCCTGACTCTGGCAACTCTCTAATTTAATAATTCAATATTTCAAAGACCATAAAAAAACCGGGGCTTTTAAAGGTCCCGGTTTTTTAGTTTAGTATATATTGAAAACTAACACAGGACCTTTAGAGATCGTCTTATCGACGGTCTTAATATTAAAGGTAATATGTTGTTTAGGTTTTTCATATATCTGTTATATATCGTTCCTTTTGTTTTGTTTCACAAATATAGACCTTTTTATTTAATATAAAAAATGATTTAGAATCTTTTTTTATATTTCTTTGGGTTTTCTACTATTGTATTACAAAACAAAAAAATGAAAGAAAATTTAAAAAGATCTGCTATAGAAACATTAAAGGTATTAGGAGTATGCGTATTAGCATACCCGCTAGGATTAATTATGATGCTTATACTTGGGGGAAATGCTGATTTAGCTATATCCTTACCATTTATTAGTGGATTTATTCACCAATCTTTAGATCATTTTCTATTTAATATAATAGCAATATTTTTGTTACTTATTCATAGTGGTAACAAATATGATATAAAGCAGATGGTATTAATAACTATAGTCGTTCAGACCTTTACTTTTATACTTACTTTTTTCGGAGTTCAAATTTCTATAGGTATATCTGGATTGGTGTATTTTCTTTTAACAAGATTACTATTATCAAATAAATTCCTTATACCAATTTTGGCTATTATATTGATAGGAGAGGTCGTTACACTAAATGACCCCGATGGAATATCCCACGGGGGTCATTTAATAGGTATGTTTTTAGGTTTTGTTTCTATTAATACTGTGATCCGAAAATATCTAGATCGTAATCATCGTATGAATCAACTGGCACGTAGTATCTTTGTCCCTCAACAATAACATAGGATTCAAAAATATCTTCGTCAGTTCCTTGGTAAATCTCGTGATCCCAAAGACCCCTAAATATAGCGCTACCAACTGAAAGTATTTCTTTTCCGGTATTAACGATTTTATTCTGTGCGGCCTTAAGAGCATTTCCAACTCCCGTTTTTATTTTAGCAGCAACCTTAACTGTTTTTTGCACACCAGCTTTAACAGTATTTGCTACTGCGTTAAATCCAGTTTTTATAGTTTTTACAATAGCATCCTTAGCAGATTTAAATACACTTACAGAAGCATTATAAAAATCACCAACCGCTTTTCCTATTTTAATAGCAACAGTCTTAGCTGCTTTAGCTGCTCCGTATATACACTCTGCTGCAAAGTTAGTAATAGATTTAAATGCTGTTTTAGCTATCTTATATGCTGCAACGGTTAGAGATGCAACTGCTTGAGCAGCTTGAGAAGCTAAATTAGCAACTTTATATAAACCTGTCATAAAAACTTTAGCAACTGCTAAAGCATCATTTTTAATAGTATTAAATACTGCTTTGCCTAATTTTTTAAAGTAATCGTTAGCATTTTTTAATGCAGTAACAAGAGTACTACCAATTGCAATAGCTCCTTTTTTTGCATATCCAAATATAGATGTTGCTAGAGAAATTAATCCAGTAGCAACTGCTTCAGTTACTACATAAAGTCCAGCAGCAGTAAATATAACAACTTTACCAGTAAATTTTGCTAAATTTAATAAAGCTTGTCCGGTAGCTTTTGCAGCTTTAACTTGTGCATCAGCATAAGCTTTAATACCTTGACCTATTGTTAAGAAAGTGTATTGAGCACCTTGGATAACAGCAGTTTTTACGTTTTTAACTGCATTATAAACGTTCTTATCGTTAACATCAAATAATCCACCTTGTACAGTGTTTCCTTTCGGAGCTGCTTCATAGATTTCGTTGTCAAATAAAGAAAGCATTTCTGATTCAGATAATTCAACGTAACTAGAAAGATCCTTAAAACCATAATCGCTTCCGTTAAAGTTATAGCCTTCGCTTAGTTCGTTAAAATCACTAAATGATAATATTCTTGCCATGTTGTTTTTATATATATATATCTATTAATCATTTCGATTTTTTTCCAAATATCGAATCCCATATAGGTTTGCTCTTAGAAGCTATAGCTTTACCAGTAGGAGCTATTCTTTCTTGCGCTGCTTTTAAAGCCTCTCCAGCTTCTTTACCTATCTTTGTTGAAAATATATTAGTCTTTCTTATTCCCCTTTCTACTATTGCGGACATTTTATCAAGACCCATTTCTATATTTTTAAGAATCGGTATATTAAGATTATCCAGAGTATTTTGTGCTACTTTGTAGAAATCTTCTATGTTCTGTCCAACTTTTACAGATTTTAGATTTAGATCTTTTGCTGTATTATAAACACAATCTTCTAAGAAATTAGGTATTGTTTTAAACGATGAAGGAGAAGACTTATAAAGTGCTACTGTTAGAACAGATACCGCTTCTGATGCCTTAGGTGATGAATCAGCCAATTTATAAAGATCCGATATTATTGTTTTTGCTATTGTTGCCGGATCCTCCTTCATACTATCGAATGGTGCTTTTCCTTTATTATTGTAGTAAACATTAATAAGCTTAAAAACCCTTGTTATACTAATTCCTGTTGTTATAGATCCATCTGGAACGTATGTAAAGATAGTTGTCGAAAGAGAAACTAGGCCGTTAAATACCGCCTCAGATACTACGTATATTCCCTGCTCACTAAAAACTAATGTTTTATCCTTGTTGTTTGCAATTTTTTGAAGCGCCTCCCCTCTCTCTTTATCTTTTTCTATAAATGAATTTGCATAAGCTTCCATTCCGCTTCCGACGCAGAAAAAAGTGTATATTTTGTCTCCTATTTTAGATGTTCTTAAATCCTTAATGGTTTTATAAGTCATCTTGTTATCAAGATCGAAGAGTTTTTTTGTTGTATTAGTCTCTTTGTCTTCGAAGAGAACAAAATCTTTAAAAGATAGTAGATTATTCATTTTTTTAACTTACGCAAAATAAAACCTTGTGAGAATCATTTATATAAATTCTTTTAAATTTTCCTAAATATCCTGATATATCTTCGGCGTTTTCTTCATCCTCTAAATCTGCTACAATGTAAAATGTTGAGGAATCTATAAAATCTACATTTTTAGAGTCATAAAAAAATATGTCATAAGATTCTTCTTCCGATTCTTCTGGATAGGATGATTCATCATCTAGTCCTATACAATCACACAATTCAGATTCTTCGTATTTAAATTCGTCGTACCCTGAATATATTTTAATAGCCATTATCCCTCTATAAGAACTTTTTTAAGCTCATATGCTCCAGATGTTCCTGGTATTTCATCGTAATATCCAACGAAAGAATATTCTTTTCCGTCCGAGCTTGAATCAGGGATCATCTCTATAGAGCTAATCATTTTTTTACCTACATATTCAGGATCTATTGAGTGTCCTATTGTAACGATGGTTTCTTCTCCCTCTGCATTAATAAATTTTACTGCATAATCTCCTTCTTCATCCTCTTTTGTAGGAATAAAATCAGTTGATTCCGTTTGAAAATTACTTACACTCATAGGAGAATCTTGTCTTATTTCTGGTTCAACTTCACCAATGAAGTTCTCGTATATTCTAAGGTGTCTCATTTTTTTATATTATATATCTTTTTATCTACCCTGAGATTTATAAGCCTTTTTATAATGCTTAGCATTTTTACTGTTACTAGATTTACATTTGGAATGTATTCCTGGTCTTTTTATTTTAGCCTTTGCTAGATGTTTTTTCGATGGGTCTGAAGATTTAAGGTTTGCCATTATTTAGATTTTATTTTATCTTTTGATCCTATAGAGGATTCAAATATTACTCTTTGAATAATATCGTAAAATTTCTTTTTTCTTACTGGATCGTCCGATATAGAAGAATTAACAACAAAAAAATTTATGTCATTTCTTGTTTTTTCTGAAAGTATATCGAAAACCTTAATTTGCTCTTTCATTTTTTTGATATTTATATAGCTCCAATGAATCCTCTTTGGTTAAACATATTTTGATTTACTCTTAGATCCGATCCATCTTCAATAGATTTTAACGATAAAGAGTATTCATCTACCTTGTCTACTATATAGGATGTTCCTAAATAAATTACCTTGTCTCCTATTTTAAGATCTGTTAATGGGAATGGTTCACCATATTTTTTTACTGGTTGATTTCTCTCCATGTCTATAACATTATAGCTTTCGAATGTCTTTATGTTTTTCATATAAGTATTTATCCTATTTCTAGAAAAAAAACACAAAAAAATCCCTATTGCTAGGGATTTAAATTTATTATGATAATTATACGATTAAGATTCTATAGAATCCCAAGCCTCTATGATTGCATTAGCAAATATTGGCTCCTTACCAGTCCATCCGGCAAGTATTGCTCCTCGATATAAATTCTCAGGTAATACTGAATTGTTGTATCCAGCTACTTGTACACAGAAGACATTAACTTTAGAATTTACAGTTCTTCTGTATTCCTGTACCATAGATAGTACGTCTACGTGAGTATCTCCTATTTTACTAAATCCATAAGGGGAATTTCCTACAGTCTCTCGGTGTCCGTATAATCCGCCGTGACCTGCCTGCATATCTGAATATATAAATACAGTGTCATAATGGGTTTTATTTTTTATTGCTTCGTCCCAGAATACCCAAACACCGTTTTCTGTTCCGCCACCCTGAGCTCTACCTCTTTCAGATGTTTCCTCTAACTGTGTAAGAAGACCGTTTCTTTTAGATACATTTTTCATAGAAAGATCGTCTCCAAATACTCCAACTATACCTTCATCTGATTGTAGAGCGGTAATAAGAGATGACAAGTTAGCAATCTCAGCTACTGTCACGGTTCCATACTCGCTATTGCATGTTCCCCAAGCAGATCCAGAGTTGTCAGATAAACAAGCCACTCTTCCCTTTAACTTAGGCATATTTTCTACAGATTGATCTATGCACTCCTCAAGGGTATCTAAGATAGCTTGCTTGTTATGTACATCCGCACTTTGTATTGCTTTGTAAGCTGCCCAATATCTAAAAGGGAATTGTTTACCTTTTTCTACACCACCTTTTAATTGTGATAATATTCTAGCAGTTGTTGTTCTATCTTCAATCTCTGTGAATATACCTCTAAGATTTCTTAGAAGAGCCATATGAGGAATAAGAATAGTATCTGTTATTTCTTTCCAAGTTTTTCCCTCTGATCTTAGAGACTCCCAAGTTTTCTCAGATTCTTTAACCTCAAGCTTACCAGTCTTCATTAGTTCACTTATGTCCTTGTTAGAAGCATGTGAAATTCTTACAAGATCAATAAGTTTTTTACCTTTGTATTTGTTTAATTGGTATCTACTGAATTCCTCAAGTCTTTCCGACCATGTTCTTTTAACAAGAGATGGAAGTTTTGACTTACTCTTATTTTTAAACATGTAATATTCGAACTGATTGGTTAAATCATCAGGTCTTTCAGCAATTTTCTTTCCGATATTTTTCATGTATCCTGGGGATAGCTCATTAAAGCTTACTCTATTCTCGTGCTGAGAAGCTCTCACGAATATAACTGAAGGATTAAGTCTCATAAAGTATTTAGTTCTTAACTCTAAAGCAAGATCCAAAGTTCCTTTAAAATCATAATCTAATGCGGAATCTATAGACTTTTCAAAAACATCAACAGCATTTTCTCCAGATTCAAACATTTCTGGAAATATCGAATACTTGGATAATGTATGAAGATTACTAGGAGAATTCAATCCATCTCTGTAATACTGTGGCTCTCCAAATATGGAAGAAGCAGCTATGATCCTAAGAGTATCCAAAGGATTAATTTCATAGGAAGTTCCACCCATGAAGTTCTCTACTGCAAAAGCACCATATACGGAATTTTGTACAATTGCCATTGCTGTTTTTTTGTCTGCAAATTCACTTAATCTTGACATATATCTGTTTTTAATAATTACACAATAAAAAAGGGGTTCAGTCGCATAGCGTCCAAACCCCTTAAATTTATATTCTGAGAATTTTTGATTCGTGGATTTTTTGGTGTCTAACAATCATTTTTGAAGTATCCCCCAATCCCGCTTCAGAATAAAATTTAAAATCCGAGAATATTAAACGAGGGTTTGTTTTCGTTTTTCATAATTTGAAGTATCCCTCATTCCCGCTTCGGAGTTTATTTTTATAATAATACTTTCTTGAGAAATCTTTAAAGAGTGGTTCCTCCTTATGGGAGGTAATCATCCCCGAATTTCTAGTCAGGTGAATTGAACCGAGAATCTACCTTTAGTTCCATTTCTGGCGCTTTCAGATTAATACAGTATTTAGCCTTTATTTAGACCGGAACCTGAGAACCGATCCTGTTGCTTATTGAATTGTATTTTTGAAGTAACCCTTTAAACCGCTTCAAGAAAATAAGTATGTTAAAGAACGTTTTATTAATATATTACAAATATAGATAAAGTTTCAATTTAAAATCAGATGTTCCTCAAGAAATTTTTTAATTTGTTCATCATTTTTTACTCCAGAGAATCTAGCTATCTCATTTTCTCCTTCTATAAGTACGCACGTAGGTATATTTCTTATGTTAAATTTCTTTGCTGATTCTTCTGCTTCGCTAATGTCAACTTTTACTATTTTTAGAGTTTCTTCTAATTTCTCTTCTAATCTTTCAAGTGATGGTTTGATTATTTTACATGGTCCACACCAATCTGCAGAAAAAAGAACTAGGGTTTTATCCCCGCTTTTGATTGATTCGTTTAACTGTTCATCGTTAATAATTTTCATGTGATTTGATTATTTGATATGGTATATAACCATCAGAGCACAAATAATCCTCCCAAAAGACGGGACTTTATTTTATGCTAAATTTCTGAAGAAATAGGACCTGAATCCGTATTTTCTTCTTCTTTTTCTAGGATTACCCTTTCTTCTTCATCTGCTGTTTCAGATTTATCCCCTTCAGATAAGACTGGTCCCTCCTTTATATTTTCAGAAGCATTAACATTTATTTTTTTTATGAATTCGGGAGAAATTAATAATTCACCCCCGGCTTCTCTAGTTTCTGGTATTTCAGTAGGTCCATTCTGAGATATTTTTTGTTGTTCTTGGATCATTTCCATGATCTTTTTCATTTGGGTCTTAGAAATACCCTTCGGTTTAGGGGTATATTTTACTGGTTTTCCATTTTTTTTTCTTACCCGACTTTTAGCCATATTTTTTTATTTATCATAGATTTATTAATATTTATAGTTTCGTAAAAAATGGATTTTCTTAGATAATTTTTAATTCATTCCAAGTGGTTTCCCAGCTTTCTGATAAGTTGCACTTAAGGATATCTTCATCGCGTTTAAAGTGTATATAATCACTTTCGAACACATCATTAACTAATATCTTAGGTACATTGATTAGATCGGCTATAAAGTCCCCGTATTGCTCCATATCAGAAGGCTTTTCTCCCTCAGTCCTTACAAATACACCGGAAATGCTATGTGAATATCCATTAACAATATCCTCTACATAAACTCTATCCTCAGTTTTTACTTTATCCAGATTGGGATTTTTACACTCCTCTAGAATTCGATCATTAACAAACCACCAAGAATTAGTTGTTTCTTCGTGAATATAAACGCCAACTTTTTCAGAAACCATTCTTAGAAAAGTTGCTTGTAAATTAGAAGGATGGTAGAAAGTATTTATAAAATCGCCTTTGCTTTTTGATACTCTCCTATATTTTCCCTCGTATAAAAATTCAGGATCGCCTAAATTATTCAATAATATTCCATCAACATCAAAAAGACAGTAATTTCTTGGTAAATTGCTTCTATGGTTCTCTGAGAAAGGATTGGATATATCGTAATTTCTTTGTTTAGCCATATTTTTTATATAGAAAAAACATAAGTTTGTTTCTAATCGCTAAAGTATCTGTTTTTTTAATAAGTCAAAGAAATCAGTAGGATTTAATCTTTCAATATCATTCTGCATCATTCTATAAACAATATTCCCTGCCCTTTCATTTCCTCTTATCATGTTTTCTTCTCTATTCATCTCTCGTGAAAATCCAATTTCTCTCATTGCACCAATAGCATAATCGTTAGCATCTCTTTCTAATCTAGAATATGCTTCCAAAAATCCTTCCAGATCATTATTTAATACCGTATCATAATATCCTTCTATAAACGACCCATCTCTATATTGATCACAATGTCTCGATTCATGTAAAGATAAAAACAACTTAATATGAGGGGGCATTCTCAGATTTTGGTTTATACATACGGTATCAGATCCTAAAAAAACACCAGCTATAGGTTCAATGGATCCAAAAGGAAAAAGGTGTATTTTTATATCGGATCTATTTTTACTCCACCATTCAGATATTACTGGTATCATAGGGGGATATATTTCTATTCTATTACAGAATTCATCTATAGTTATTCCTGAACCGTTTATATTTTCTGATTCAAAAAGATCTTTGAAATATTTTAAATTTATCATCTATTAATAATTATTTGGTAAAATTCCAGCTTCGTATTGCGATTTTCCATTTTTTAATAGATACTCTAATTGTATCCATTGTTTATTCGAAAGATATCTCTTATCCTTAGCCTGATTCCACAGTTTAAGAAAAAACTGATTAAATCTATATTTTTGAGGAAGCCAGTCCCAAAGTTTTTGGTAGTAATTGATTTCAGCATCGGTAAATTCTTTTCTGCTAGGATATGAACTAAAATTTTCGTATATTTCGATATGTTTCATTTTCGATATGTTTCATTAAAGTATATATTCTAAATTCGCAGATATATAAGTTATGGTTGCAGATCAAATACAAGAATTAATAGAATACCTTTCAGGAAAAAAGAAAGTTCTATTTTTAACCACGTCTAATAGATGGGAAGGAAGTAAAGAAATTCCTAAATCCACACTATTAGCGATGGACATTAAATCTAAGCTAGAAGAAAATACAGAAGTTACTCTTTTAGAAATACCTAAGCTAAAAATATATCCATGTGAAGGAAACGTATCTGGTGTAGATGGAAACAATTGTGGTATTAAAGATTCATTATTAAAAGATGATGAAAAGGATCCTTCAGGAAATCACAGATGTTGGGCTTCTATTAATAATAAGGAAGATGAATTATGGAAGGTTTCTAAAGAGCTTTTCGAATCTGAAGCTGTGATTTTCTTTATAAGTGTAAGATGGGGACAAGCTAATGCTTTTTACCAAAAACTTATAGAAAGACTTAATTGGATAGAAAATAGGCACACAACATTAGGCGAGGATAATATAGTTTCTAATATAGATGCAGGATGTGTTATAATAGGACAAAACTGGAACGGTGAGCAGGTTTTAGAAACTCAAAAACAGGTTTACGAATTCTATGGATTTAATGTACCAGAAGAAACATCTTTTTATTGGCAATATACACAGGACTCTAATGATGAAACTCAAGAATCCTATAAAGATGCACCTAAAACTTTCGGTAAAGAATTTGAAATATCAATTACTAAATTAAAAGAATCTCTAGTTTTCAGAGGTCTTAAAAGATTGTTTGATTTTTAGGATGGAAATTTAATACCTCCTAATGCTTTCCATACTTCCTCTACTCTAATTTCAAAAAATGCTATATTTATTTCTGCATTTTCTTCAGTTCTAAAATCCCATTGTATAGCTTCCAATCCTATAATTCCTATTCCAGCATTAAGCTGAACTTCGAATGAGAATTCAAATACTTCAGGATTTGGTACTATATCCTTTAGATCACAGCAATAACAATAGATGGTGTATTTAAGTCCGTCACTGTTGTTAAAATCCTTATGATAAGCATCATAACATATTTCACCCTTTATAGGCTTACCGTCAAATTTTCTATAACCTCTTTCAACAAGTTTTTTTCTGAAACTGTCAGAAACTGGTGTGCCTTTTTGCATATTATTTATAGAGAGAAAATCCTCCATCTTCGTATAATACTTCTATAGGTTTATTTTGTATTGAGTATCTTCTGTTTAAAATACTACAATTCATATATAATACTCCATCCTCTTCAGATGTTCCATATCCTTCGTGAATATGTCCAAAAGCATTAATCTTAGGTTTTACTCTTTGTATTGCTTTATATAGATCTTGACAACCAACGTCTTCCCCTTCCAATACCATCGACAAATGATTTTGTAAATAAGCAGGAGGTCCGTGGGTTAACAGTACATCTATTCCTTCCGGTATTTTGTTCCAGTGTTGTTCAATAGAAGATCCGCGATATCTATTAAAAGCCCAATTATGAAAATATGGGGTTATTGGAGATCCCCAAAATTTTATTCCCTCTATTTCTATTCCGCTATCGATCAAACAAACGATACCTCTAGAATCCACCATATTTTTAGCGATGTCGTAATATTCTTCAAAAAGAAAATCGTGATTACCAGGAATCATTATTTTGTGTCTATGAGGTAATGAAGAAAACCAATCGACAAAAGATTCTATTTCACTTTTATATCCTCTACCTGAAACATCCCCACAATGTATAATAAAATCCCCGTCAGGAACATTTATATTATTGTGTTGATTGTGGGTATCTGATATAAATACTAATTTCATAATTATTTTTTCTTTTCCTCTAATATATCTGATATTTCCATATAAGATTTTTTCTGGTAGATCTCCATAAGCATTTCAAATTTCATTGCATCCTCCAATGTTTCGATTCGGATATCACTTAGATGATTAATACAAGAAGGTAAAATTATTGAATTTTCCATAATATTTATTTTTCCATATTTTTATTGTCGTTATTAGTTTTAGTTTCGGAACAAAACATGTTTACCCCTGTATGAATTTATATGATTGAAGAAATAGAAATGATAAACAAAGTTAATCCGGATCATTTGGAAGAATGGTTAATAAATAATCCAGGTAAAGTTTATAAAAGGTCCGTTGAAACTGCTCTATACTTAGCCAAAAATAATGGTCTCATTGAAGAATCCTTTATGGAGTTTATGTGGGAAGATGAGGTTTATTCTAAAATATACATGAAAAGAAGCGATATACCGAAAGCTATGAACAAAGCTATTGAGTATTTTGTTAAAATAGAGCTATACGAATACGCTCAAATGGCAAAAGAAGCCAAAGAACACTTTGAAAACCTTCCTTAATTGATGTTTTTTACAGAAACGATACAAAAAACTGTGGTTTTATTTTTTTTATTAACAATAAGATGTTAATTTAGCATCATTAAAGTTATTAAGTTTAACTAAAACTAAAAAAAATGTTATCAAAAGATTCCTCAAGAAATGAGGGAATTAACGTAAGAGACGAAAAAGAATTTAAACTTTGGGTTAAATTCATAGCATCTATTCAAAAAGATGGGGGCAACATAAGCAAACCTCTAGAGATACTTTGGAATAGCGTAAAAGAAGAGCTTGATTTATTAGATAGAAAATCTAGAAGTAGATCAAGATATACCACTCATAACTAGTCGGTAAACCCTCCAACCTTTATACCTTTAGAAAGATTATCGAATGATATCTCAGGATCTGGGTCTTCATACTTGTAGTCTAAAATATTTAGGACCTGTGTTTTCCCAAACACAGCATCCACCTTTCTTCTATTTTTTATGAAAGTGGACATTATATTTTTTATAAAATCCTCTCTTCTTAAATAAGCTATGGGATAAGATATTTTAGACATCTCATTAATAGATGAAATTAACATATCATGGTCCTTAAAAGTAGATCCTGGAGTCATAACTAGTACATATGGTGTATTAATTAGATCAAAGGCATTTTTTATAGTTTGATCCTCGCCCATTTTTATAGATTCTATTTTAAGAAATCTTACAAAATCATTAGATGCTTGAGCTGCATATTGGTATGATCCGTCTACAGATCCAAAATCTAGAATTAGTACTCTAGTTCCTTTTACCTTTGTTTTTTTTGTTATATCTTCTACGGTTTTTTTGAGATTTCTTACCGAATTTTTGCAAGGAATAACTATAGTTAAAAGAGTGTCGATCATTCTTAAAAATTAAAAAATATGTAGTGTAATGAAAAAGATACTGACCAAACAAATATTATTCTAAATAATCTATTTGCACTTAAAGAAATAATTGAGGGTATAAGATCATTTTCATCGTCTTGTTCGGAATCTATTCTAATTCTATTTCTAGTTATCATTATTATAAAGATTATCCCTATAATTTGATAATAATGGAATTTTATTAAATATGGAATCTCATAAAGATTTACAATAGAATATACTGCTAAAGCTTCTAGCATCGATAGTGGAAGCGATATTATCAAAGATAAAGCAATTGCTGAAGATAGTTTTTTTATAAATTCCATATACTATATATTAAACAGTATGAGGTATTTTAACTCTCTCACAATTTTGGGGTAACCTCTTATTTTTAAGGTAGTTATTTATGTATCCCATCATATTTGCAGAGCCAACTGGATTTGCACTATGGACAGTTACTATAGGAAGATCTATATTTTTATCCATACTTTCGGAAACTAGCCATTTTGCGCAATCGTAACCAGTTTTTTCGTGGATGTTATCGTAATTAAGAACATAATTAGTTTTTACATTTTTAAAATACTCTCTTATTGCTGTCTCTCCTAAATCGTGATCTAGAGATATCATGTATATGTTATCTAATCCTATCTCAGTAATTTTGTTAACAAATTCTTCGTAATCCCTACAAATAATCCAATCCTCTTCTATAGGAGTTCTAACATCGTCTAGATATATTCTTACTTTTTCCATATGTTTTATTTATTATCGGGATCTGTCTGTTCACCCACTATCCTATTTATTCTGTTCCTTCCTTTTTCTCCAATTGGGATAGGATTTCCTTCTTCGTCAATATGAACAAATGTTATGTGGGTCTTTAGAACAAGAACCTGCTTACCAGTATAAACGTTATGTGCTCTTGCTTCCATATAAAGGGTTACTGAACAATTTCCAACTCTTGTTGGATTTCCATATATTTTAAGAAGTTGACTTTCTCTAGCAGGCTTCTCGAAGTTACATTTATCTATAGAAACGGTAACTACTCTAGGACTATCACAAAGCTGCATACAATATCCAGCTGCTGCTGCATCTATCCACGCAAGGAGTTTTCCTCCAAATAAATTACCATGAAATCCCAAATCCGATTTTTTAATAGGATGTGTGTTTAGTAATTCCATTATAATTTTGGTTTGATCTTAATTATTAAAAAAGGTTCAAATTCGGGTTCGTATATTGTTTGTACACTTTCAATCCTGTTTTTATCTATAGCAAAACAATCTTCAATATATTCAAACCCTTCCTCATTAGTTTTTAAAGATGACATTTCCATTAACATCTCTCTACTTATTTTAAATGAAATATTATTCATATTCTTTACAGCTATTTGTAAATTTTTCCATCTCTTCTCTAAACATAGGAAATACAAATTCCTCAGCTATTTTATCTCCATACAGACTGTGCATATCTTCGCATAATTGAGCTGTAAGAAAAACATCCTTAGATCCCATTTCTTCCCAATCTATTCTTACATTAACTCCAAGAGCTCCTAGCGGAAGAAATTCAGTCGGTTCACTTCTGGACATTTCTTCGTCTAGTATTTTTATTGTAACTCCTTCAATAGTGTTCTGGATAATTTTAATTCCAGATCTAATAACAAGTGAAATTTTTGTATTTTCCATTTCTTCCATAATATTTAATAAACTTTAATCATTGGATATTCTATAATCTCAGCAAATCTTCTGTCAATCTGATAATATTCTTCTAGAACCTGATCGAGTAGATCTTTTTTATTATCCGATGTATATGATTGCCAAAAACCTCCATATCCCATATCTACAGAATATCCTAGTCTTTTCCATCCGAAGATTCCTTTTCTCTCCATATAGTAGGTATCCTTCCTTTTTACATACCTAATCTTAATTGTTTTCATAGATTGAAATTTAAAAATGTGTACCGTTAGTTAAACTTACCCCGTGTTTAAAGCCCATTATAAAGCAGTTTATTTCCTCTTTCGACATATCTTTTAATAGTGTACCTAAAGAGAATCCTATTTCGTTGCCTATATCTGAGAGATCCCCCTTATCATATTTTAAATTTGATAAATGTTCCGATATTCCTTTGGATATCTCAGTAAATTTTATTTCGCGGTCATTAGTATTCATATTATCACTAGTCCAATAAGAATTGTGATCGCTTAAATTCTGTGTTTTTTGTAGAATTGGAGTTAGTACATTTTTCATCCATTCTTCATAACTGTAATTAGAATCTGGATTTCTTTTAAGGTAGTTCTTGTACTGAATCTGTAGTCGTGCCATTTTTTTTAAAGTATTCTTTGATTTTATCCTCGTGTGGTTTATTAATCTCTTCAAGTAGATCCGCAACCATTCTTAATGAATATGAAGTCCATAATCCGTTTGGAGCTGTGACATAGTCAAAATAGTAATATCCATCAATATCCATAATAAAGTATCCGAGTAATCTATCGCCAAATAAAACCTTATGATTCGTTTTGTCGATCTCCTCTAAGGTTAACTTTGTTTCTGTGTATCCCATATCTCCGTCTGATAGTTGTGGATCATCCCATGATTTGTCTCTTTCCATAGTTTTTAATTGGATAACGGTGCTTTAATGTGTGGATGAGATTGATAATTTTCGATTGTAAAATCGGTATTATCTAAATGAGTAAATAAAGACAGATCTTCGGATAATGATTTATAAAACTCATCAGTTTTCATGTGTTTCAATTCGGGTAGTGTGAATGGCTCCCTTGATCTGCTCGGAACATTTGCTTTATCCAAATACATGATTTTTTGTGCATCCCCAAAAGTATCAAAATGATCAACAACATCTCTATTTGGTTTGTTTGTGTGAAACCAATGATCAATTCTTTCCTCTAGTGTCAAATTCCCGCCAATCTGTTCCTTTGCTTGTTCAATATGATTCAAATACAAATGCGTATCACCCAAGTTTCCAATCAATTCATCAGGAACCATATTCACTGCTTTAGCAATGATTTCTAATAACAATCCATAAGATGCAATGTTGAATGGTAAACCTAAGAATGTATCTATAGATCTCTGATTCCAACTTAAAGAAATTGCTCTGGTTGGTACATTTTCTTGATTCATCTCTTGTACGATATGGTCATGGTGCATGTGTGAACCTATCTTATTTCCGTACCACTTAAATCTTTCGCTTTCACTCAACTCTCTTGTATAAACTTGAAACCCATAATGACATGGTGGAAGAACCATTTGGTCCAACTCACCAACATTCCAAGCATTAACCATTAGTCTTCGGCTATCAGGATTGTTTTTAAGGTCGTTGATGAGACTTGAGATTTGATCATTGACTGTTGTAACTACGTTACCGTCTTTTACTGACACCTGTTTACCTCCCCAATTTCTCCATTGTTTGCCATAGATTGGACCTAGATCTCCATACCATTTATTGAATTCATCATCAATCATAATTTTCTCTTCGAATTCTTTAACCGTTAGACGAGGTGGATATGGTGCACTGAATGGTGGATGTTCACGATCAAAGTCTTTATCATAAACTTTATAAGCATCACCAGTCCAAATATGACAATTGTTATCAACAAGGAACTTGATGTTTGTATCACCGCGTAGGAACCATAGTAATTCAGTTACCATAGTTTTCCAAGCCATCTTCTTGGTTGTGAGTAATGGAAACCCATCACTCATTTTATGACGGATTTGTCTACCAAAAACACTAATTGTTCCAGTACCTGTACGGTCTTGTTTGGTAACTCCATTGTCTAAGATATCTTGGAGTAGGGATTGATAAGATAAATCTAATTTATTCATTTTTTTAAGTATTCTATTTTAATACCATTTTGTTTTGCAAATTCTATCTCAGCTGCTACACCTTTGGAGTTTTCCCACCCGTGAATGGTATTACAAACTAACAGCTTGTCGCATTTACCAAGAAGTACAAGACAGAAATCCATCCAGAAATTCCAGTCAGTAGGCATCTTAGTATGCTCTGCTATTACATGACCATATGTTATAGGAGAAATAGCAACTGCTCCTCTTGATACAAGATCACCTGCTATTTTAGTAACTACTAAATAATTCTCGTGTCTGACCCTTTCGTCTGGGTGCGTGTACGGGGATGCTATATAAATTAATTCTTTAGCCATTTTCATCGTCTTCTGTTTCTTCTTCGCCTGAACTATTACCGTGATCTACTTCGATCTGTTCTTTGTATATTAATGCTATTTGCAATAATCCATTCATATATTGCCATTTAGGAGCTGCATTGGGATAGCTAGGAAATAGTTCATTTAAAACGTCTTCCTGCCATTCCCTTTCTTCCGCAACGGGTGATATCCAAGGGTCTAATCCTGCTGAATTTTTTTCGGATAATATTATGAACTTAATTATATCAGACTTTTTTGTTCTCATTCCTGTAGAGAATTTATTAAATATAAATTCCCTCCCATCCGTATATTTTACTGACTTATTACCGAATATAAATCCTATAAATCCATCCAGGTTTAATATTTCCACTATAGAATCATCAGTATCATATAGAACATATGATCCATCATCACTCCCTTTTACCTTTAATACAGGTCCTTCAGAATTAAGGAGTACTATTTCAGGATCTTTGTTTTTCGATTGCTTCATTAAATATATTTTTTACAGGATCGTGAGTTCCTAGATTATATGTTGTATATGTTTTATTTTCCTCCGAGTATAATCTCATCATCAGATATCCTAATTCAGATATAAAGAATTTCTCAACAACATATTCTTTACCATCTAATAGCATCTTAGGATTTGGTTTAGCTCCTTGGTGAATTCCCATTTTTTCTCATGTCATTTAATCCGTTAAAAACATCTTTTATATGAGATACAAGTCTTTTAAACCATCCTGGTTTTTTCCCATTAGGTTTATTGTATTTGTATTTGGTTTGTATTTTTGTTTTCTTGGAAATTTTCTGGTGTAATTCCCAGTTAATTATAGATTTATTGCTGCTCCACATTTTGTCTAAAGTAGTTATTTGTAGTTAAATAAGCATGAAGATCTTTGAGGTTTTTACAAATTTCTTTTTCATTATCCCATGCTTTCATATCTTTTTTAGGATTACCTGATATCCCGTCTTTTTCGTACAGATACCAACCTAACCATTCCATTCCATTCTCCGTAAGTACCTGCTCAAATAAAATATTGATTGCTTTATCATAGGGATCATGATAATCTAATATGTCTACACCTATCCTATAGGCTTCCATATTTTTATTGTGCATAATTATTAAATTATCTATACACTCCTTAAAATCTTTAAATTTCATATTATTTTTACGGATTATTCCACTAAAAGTTCCGGAACATAACAAGGATTAACGAATATAATTTTTATGATATACTTTACTTCAGACACGCACTACGGGCATAAAAATATAGTTAGAGGAGTTACTAGCTGGCCTGAGGGTAATCGATGCAGGGATTTCAAAACTCTAGAAGAGCATAACGAAAAACTAGTTGAATCTATAAATTCGGTTGTTGCACAAGACGATATACTTTACCACTTAGGCGATTGGAGTTTTGGAGGTGTTGAGAATATTTTTAAATTTAGAGAAAGAATAATCTGCAATACTGTTCACCTTATATTGGGTAATCACGACGAGCATATTTACAAAAATCGAGATAATTGCCAGGAGGTATTTCAAAGTGTAAATTCTTATCTAGAAATAGAGATTGAAAAAAACCTTATAATCCTTAGCCATTGGCCAATGAAAATATGGAATAAGTATCATAAAGGGTCTTGGCAACTTTATGGACACTGCCACAATAATCTAAAACCAGATGAATGGTGGACTAAACAGAATAGAAGAAGAACGATGGATATCGGAGTAGACACTAACGGTTTAATGCCTTACTCATATGAAGATTTAAAAAGAATAATGAGTAAGATAGAAGATTATCCAAAAGACTTGGATCATCATCAGTGATTTTAATCTGATATATTTATAGATCCCAATAAATCCATTGGATTTTTTTTATCGATACTGTCCCATATTTTTTCAGGACTTGTATTTTTATCCATTGTCATGTGTAAAGATTTATCACACCATTCAGTTTTTACTGCTAGATTTAAAGCCTGTATTTCTTTTGTTGCTTGTATAGGATCTTTACATAAAGCTTTATCTATGCTTTTCATTGCTTTATTTATTAGAAAAGAGCAGCATTTATCGTGAATTTTTTCTTGATTGGAAATATGAAATTTAAAAAAATCATCTATATAATTTATAGATTCCTGTCCATTTATTTTAGTTAATAGTGAATTGCCTATTTCTTTATAGGTCTGTATTTTATTTTGTACTATCTCCCCCTCCTTATTCGATTTTAAAGCTCCTATTAAATCTGAATAGATCTCTATAATCGTATTTATTGCCTGTATTTCTTTAGATCCCTCTATTAGATTAAGTGTTAGCTTAACATGATCCTGATTAAAGAATTGATCCTTATTTATTTTTGGTATAATTATGTTAGATAAGTGGGATATATGGTCAATAACTAGATCCATCGCCTCATCCGGGGTTCTTGTTGGTGTACAATCCCATATATGACTAGCTATATGAGTTATTGGTGTTATTGCTCTGTATCTATGAAAAAATGCTGAGTCTATTCTAAATTGTCCTTTATAATCTAGTCCATTAACTGAATCAACTCCTCCTTCAACCAATACAAATCCCTGACCGAAGCTTCTTGGTATATTAAATCTTCCATCAATGTCACTTTTTGTGAAGATTCTAGTTCCGTTGTTGTAGTAAAAAGAAATTCCAGAACTAACTAAAGCCGCATCAGAAACTACACCATGTGATCCATCTATATCTAAACTTCCCGCATACCCAGCTCCTTCGTCTCCCTCATCATCTTCCTTAAAGGGGTTACGATATCTTTTTTTTTGCTCGGCTTCGTTTATTTGCCTCTCCCTCTCTTTCTCCCTCTCCCAGATTTTATATTTTATCTTGAGCTGTTCCTCTGTCAATCCAGGATGTTTTTCTCTAAAACTCTTCATATATTAGTTCTAGATTATATATCCCAATTTAATTTTTCGAGTTACTAAATCCGATTCCGGATTTTCTTTTTCCGCCTTTGATTTTTGGCTTATCTGAAAGAGCATTTAGAGCAGATAGGGATTCTCTAAAATCTTTACCCATTACGATTACAGAAATAACCAATTCTTTCAAGTGAGATAATGACATATCATCGCTCTCATCTAACCATTCTTTCATATTAATGGATTTTAGATCCTCCTCAGTAAGTTTATTTCTTAGGTAAGATTCTCTAATATCTCTAGAAGGCATCTGAACTTCGTATCTTCTATCAAATCTTGATGGACGATTTGTGATTCTCTCCTGTAATTTTTCAGGATAGTTAGTGGTTGCTATATAAACAACGTTCTCGATTTGTTTAACCCCATCAAGGATATTTAAGAGTTTAGTTGTGGAATATCTGTCCTCACCTGCTAATGAATCGATATCTTCTAGAATTACAATAAGAGGTCTTTCAGGCTCGATAGTTCTTATCGTAGGAACAAATTCTATAAATGCTTTAAAATCCTCATCCTCTTTGATATTTATAACTATACCATTTTCTTCCTCTATTAAGCTTTTTACGCACAGTTGGATAATACCTGATTTACCACATCCAGGATCTCCATATAACAAAATACCTCTTTTATGAACGAAATTATATTCTTTGTACGTTTCTCTTTTTCTCCAGAATATCTTTATATCACTCAATATACTTTCAATCTCTGGTGAAGGAAGTTCGTAAAGCTCATCTATATTTAAAGCTTGTTTTGCAAGGACCCATGATTGAAGAGGTGAGTTCCATTTCATTTCATAAAGACCTGATGGGACATTAGATATAGAAACATACGATGGAGCGAACTGCCCATTCTGTAACACAGACCATTGTGTGTGTTTATTTGTGTCTACTGATTCCAAATCCTCTGGATCTAGATAAGATGTTACTTCTGATCTCTCTTTCATTCTTTTTGTGATTTTAATTAAATTGTTTATTCGGTCTCTAATCTCCCCTTCGGATCTCGTTTTTTTATTTCTCATTTAACAGAAATTTATTGCTAATTCAATTGCATCCGCTCCTTCAATCGGATGGATTTCTTTAATTTTTTGAATTGTCGCCAGTTTCCTCATCTTGCTTTTTTAATTGTTTTTCTATATAGTCCGCTATTATAATTACTGCCTCATCCTGAATCCACCAGTGTTCGTTACCATTTATTGTAACTGAAAAATCTCCATCAGTAGGATCAAGTACCACTTCGTCCATTGTTTTTACCGGGTTTTGGTTTCTTTTCTTTTCTTTGTCAAATTTAAGAAATATGTCCGAGTGATAATCTTTCTTCCTAATTCTTTCCTTATAGGAATAGTAATAAGTACTTCCTCCTGTAGGTCCATGAATTACAACAACTTCCAAATCTGACCAATCCTTTACAAGCTTCCAATTTTTATAAATGTAGCTTTTTGCTATATTAGCTATATGCTCCATAGCAGATATATGCTTCTCGTATTCTGATTTGAATTGTTTATCCACATAAAATATGGATTCCTTATATCCAGATTCAAATTCCTCCTCTGTCATAAAACAAGGACTCATTATTGATCCATGGATAAGTCTAGGATGTTCCCTTTTTCTCCTCATATTCCTTTCTAATTTTATCAATTTCTTCAAAGTATTCTGAGTTATCGTGCCACAAATCAACAGTTTTGTAGTATACTACATCTTGTACTTCTTCGATTTTTTTAATTTCATTAGAAATCCATTCTTTATCTGATTCATTTTTTATTCCGTCAATAAAGAACTGGTATTTCTCCTGATCCCCTCCTCCTGTACAATCCATTCCCTTAGATATAATAATATCGATTACTCGATCTAGTATTTTTCCTTCTGGATCTGGTCCACAATAAACATCGATAGAAAATCCATATTCTCTGAATTCTCCAATTCTTTTTTTCTTTCTTATTCTTCTGCTGAATTTGCTTCTTCTAAATTCCATATTTTTGATAATTGCTGCAAACCTAGAGATTTCATTTATTTTAAAAAAATGATTTAGTGAAGTTGGATAAATATAGTATGAAATTACCCAAAAAGTATCTGTCAACAAATCCCAACGTGATGAAAAGGGAGATAAAAAAGCACGCTAACAAAAAAGATGATGATGATTCAGCATACGGTCCTTGGGATGCTGATTACAAATCGCGCAAAGCGGGCGTGGGTAAGCCAGTGAAAACAAAAACAAGCAAATACACCAGTAAATATAAACAAATGTTCGGAGAGAATCTAATAACAGATCCTTCAGAATTTATGTCAGTAATGGAGGATCTAAAAAATGAATTTATAGAATTCTTAGATACTCTTAGTGAATCTGAAATAATGGAATTTGATGGATTCTTAAATGAGGGTGTAAATTCTCCATCAAGTCCAGTTAGAAAAGCTCTTAAAAATAAATCTGATAAAACAGGATTTCCTCAAGGAATACTAACTCAAGTTTGGAAAAGAGGTTATGCAGCTTGGAAAACTGGACATATCCCAGGAACCACCCCTCAACAATGGGCAATGGCTAGGGTAAATTCTTTTGTTACTGGGGGTAAAACAACAAAAATGCACGACAAAAAGCTTTATCAACAAGCTAAGAAGAATAGAAAGCCTAGAAAATAGTTTATTTATAAAAGGGATTTTCTTTTAGAGCATCTATTATAATCTCTATCATTTTACACTCTTCAATAAAGTTTAAAACGTCCTCGTCTTCTAGATGAAAGAATTCATTTTGTGATAGTGTTCTTTTATTAGAATATTTTCTATGAATCATTTTTTCTATCCTTTTATAATTTCTACTTTTGTATGCTTTTAAAACGGAAAGCTCACCGGAATTTCCGGTTTTTAATTTTTTCAGACGCAAAGAGGGATCATTTTTAGTAACTCCAATTTTGTACTTCTCCTCCCCATATTGATCCCCTTCGACCATAAGATATACGTATCCTTCTATCATAAGAATATGTATCCGGAAACTTAAATTGATAATTTGTATATAAAAAACATGAAAAAAGATCAAAAAATTAAACCTTTGTCCGATTGGGAATGGGATTTAACCTGGTCATCACTCCGATATTTTTGTGGAAGATATAGTATAGCTTCTGCAATGTACCCGTCAGATCTTGTCAGGAATTTTGGAAAAAGATTGTCGGACGATCAAAAAGAGCAGCTATCACAGGAAATACAAAAGCAGATTGAAGATGCAATAAGATTAGAAGATAATATGTGGTTAACCACCGATATGGAAAATTGGAGCGCATTAAGAAACTACTTTGATAAATCAACCTGGATGGAATTAGAATGTGAAGGAGAAGGTATAAAGAAGACTTCTATCGTTGCATTTCCTTGTGAGTACAAAGACCTAGACACAATGGTTACTAAATGGATTCCTGTAGATAATTACGAAAATACCGGATCAACTAGAACAATGATTAACGAAGATTACATAAAACAAATAAAAAAAGTATGAACCTAAATGAAATGAAGCTAACTGCTATGTTAGCAGAAAAATTCAATTCAATGGATTCCGAATCAATAGAGAAGGAATGGAAGGAGATTGAAAAAGAAGGAGAAGATGCATCACCAGAAAGGGTAGAAAATGTTCTAAAAAGAACCCCCGGATTTAGTGCTACTGATTTAATAAACTTTGGTGAATATTGTAGAAAGGGATTCACAGATTACGAATGGGACGAATTATCTCCTGAAGATCATTTATCTAACTGGCTAGAAAAAATAAAATAATGGATAAGTCTATAATAGAATTATTAGAATATATTCCAGAAGAAGAATGGAATAAAATAAAATTAAAGCTTGAATCCAGAGCAGCTTTTCGTAAGGCAGAAATATTATCGGCAAAAAGGAAAGCCACTGTGGAAATATCAGATTGGATATTATCAAAAGGTCTTTTGCCATCTTATAATTTAGATGGGATACCGTGTTGGGCTATTCCTGATGGATCAGGAAAAACTTTAAGATCCGTAGATTTACACGGAGAGTACATTAGGGATTTAATGTCGGATCTTGATGAGGATGATGATGAAGAGGAAGATTAAAATAATATATGATTTTTTCCGTTTGTGGATAATGTGGGGCGACAGAAAAGAAGCCTGGCAAGATGCTAAAACTAAGAATGATTCTTATTTCCAATCTGTGATGAAGGACTTTGATAAAGAGATTGGTGATGGTTTAAATTAAAATAGGATAAAATAAATGAACAATCTAGAAATATTTACAAACGAGTTTAATAATCTAAAAGGTCAATTCGTAATTTGTAGTGACCGCGTTTTGCGTTTTATTGGAATAGCTGATGATGAAGAAGATTACTATTATGTTCTTTACGACGGACGAAAAATCACTCTCCATTCTTGTGTGGGATCTGTAACACCACTTAAAGGTTATATCCTCGATACCCATTATCAAGAATTAATAAGGTTAGCAAAGATTAATCATTATGATCAACCAGAAATTTATGGTTACGAAAAAGAGGCAGAAGAGTTTAACGAAAAACACAAAGCTGAAATAACCGACTGGAAGGATACACGTTTTATTCTCGGTCCTTACTGGGATCTTAATTAAAATAAAAATGAATAAAGAAAAATCTTACGAAATCTGTTATAGAGATATAGACCCAGATACAGGTAAAATAACCCGAGAAGAAGTAATTTGTACATGCTACTCAGAATTAACAGCGGAATGGGTTTATTCAGCAATCATTCGTGATATGTCGCTAGACTATGATGAACCGAATAGAGAAATTTACATTAAAAAATAAAAACAAATGAAAAAAATAGTTGCATGCCTAAGGATCATAAAGAAACTGAAGATGATATTTTAGACAAAGAAGATTTTCGTGAAGATAGAAGATTCGAATCTTGGATTAATCATGGTGATGCTCTTTGGGATGGTATGATATGGTGGTTTAGAGATTAAAGATTAATTTAATCGATATATAGTCTTATATGAGACATATAGAATATTTTAACCTATTTAAACAAAAATCTATATTAGAAAAAGATACGTCCACCTATACCAAGGATGGTGAAAATATAGACGGAATAGTATACGGAAATGCTCCTATAGAATTTAAAGAAATTATTGAGGATAAGAAAGATCCAATAAAAAATTGGTTCGAAAAAGAGGGGCTTATTAAAAAAATCATAGAGGAAGCACCTCTTAATAGTAGTGAAACGACAAAGGAGGATCTCTCAATTTTAATAGAAAAAACATCTAAAGCAACGGGAGACGATCTCAATTTTGCTAGATATGCTGACGATCAAAATAATCTTCCTAACTTGTTTATAGATCTTTTACAATCTAAAGGATACAGTGAAACTATGGAGGGATATTTCATGGTAGATAATCAAACCGACGTAATATTAAATTTTCTTAAGGATGTTATAAATCGTCCAAGGCCATACCAACTTGCTAAAGCTTATGATTTGCCTCTTTATCCTCTTATTCGTACTAATGCTATGACTGCAGCATATCCTAGTGGACACTCACTTACTGCTTTTGTAATGGCTGATTATTATGCAGATAAATATCCAGAAATTTCGGAAGATTTACAAAATTTAGGAAGGAAAATTGCAGATAGCAGAGAGGTAACAGGAATACATTATCCATCAGATACTAAAATATCAAGAATGATTGCTGATATCATATTTGAAAATAATCTGATTAAATAAAAAATTATAATGAAGCATATAAGCGATTTTAACGGCTTTAAAAGCTATTCATTATCAGAAAACTTATCTTACCACTTTGATAACAATATAAGCCTGTTAGAGAGTGTTTTTAGAATAGAATCTGATGCTTGGCTAGACACAGTTAACGAAGCTAGGGATTTATTCTATCAAGGAAAAATTGGTCTAACCGAAGATGAAATTTGGCTGGTCGAAACAGATGCTGGCAAAAAGGGAATATACGAGGGAAGAGAGGTTCTTCTCGACGTGCCTTTTGAAGATGTAGAAGAGCTACATGAAGCAGAATACAGAGGTAGAAAAGTAAACCTCAATCGACCTTTCAGAACACCTTCTGGACCTAGGAAATTTGGAGTTTATACGAATAACGAAAAAGGAAATGTTGTTAAGGTTGGATTTGGAGAACCAGGTATGAGAGTAAACAACAACGATCCAAAAAAAGCTAGATCTTTCCAAAAAAGAATGAGGTGTGATTCGCCGGGCCCTAAATGGAAAGCTAAGTATTGGGCGTGTAACGTCGCACGATACAGGAAGCTTTTAGGAATCAAATCAAGTAATCCATGGTAATGAATCATCTAGAATTATACGAGAACTTTAGCCAAAGAACAATGATTCTTAAGCATAGAAACTTTGGTGAAATAAAAGTAGAATTACAAGGAAGCCAAATAATGGACGTGGTAAACAACTCAAATATTAACTTCCCTTTTATGGTTGGTTCATCATGGAACAGATCTATAGAGACATGGGCTTGTAATAACAACTTTGTTAAAATAGAAACATGGATGAATAACAGGATGGCTAGAGAAATGGATCCATGCCCAGAAGAAAAAATATTCGGTGTTCGAGCTAAAGATGTTCCACAGGGCCACGAGTGGAGAAGAATATTTCCTAATAAATTTAGAAAATAATACTAAAAAATAATTAAGCTACGTTTGTATTACCTAGATCTGAAACGCTAAATTGCTGTGCTACATCTCTAGCTTTATTTAGGTTCTCTGTCATAAATGGACTATTTAAATTGGTACCCCATCCAGCATTGGCATTAACCATTGCTTTTAATGCGGTTTCTTGATCCTTGAATCCGTTTATATCTTTTACTCCATATTTTTGAGACATCAGTGGGCTGGATGCTCTATCTAGAAAATAAAGAACCGCACATTCTGCAGCAACATCTATATCATTTACAACATCGGGATTGGCAACTATATCAACTTTTCTATCAAGTTTTCCCATTTTGTCTAGTAGTTTTTGCATGTTTTGATAGATTCCTTTAAATGTTATACCATTAAATCCTCTACCTCTATATTTGTATCCCTCGTTTGGTGAATTTCCATATCTTCCTCCGTAAAGATAATTATAGAAAGCCTCGTCGTTACTTTTTAGTTGATCAATTTGTGCATCAGTCATTTTACTAACTCTGCTTCCAAATATTGATCTTATTCTTGATGATGCTGTTGTAGAATATGAAGTTTCATTTTGTGGAACAAAACCGCATTCTTTACCTATTACACCAAGTATAGCTTTTTGTGTATATGGGTTTGTTATACCATGCTTATTCATCGAGTTTATAACTGCTTGAGCATTCTTAGATTTATCTCCTGATATCGATCCTTTTATTGTTACGGATCCACTAATTGGAGAGTCTTTTAATTTTTCACCTGCAAGTAATTTCATTAAAGTCTCGCCATCTCTAAATAGCTGCTCGTTAACAGATTTAAATTCTTCTAGGCTCTTAAGATGTTTCATTTTTAAGATTTGTTATTATATATATCGTCTAGTTTTAAAAGTATTTCTTAAATTAGCATATATGAATAACAAAAAAGCGTATATAATAAAGGGATCAGCCATTGAGGGAGAATCTAGAAATGAATGGATTGAAAAAATAACCATTTCTAAAAATAGAGCAGAAAAAATAAAATTAGATCTAAATAAATCTTTAATAAAACAAATAGAAAAAGGCAAAGATGTTTTTGATTTATATCTAAAAGATAAAGAGTCTGATATACCCTGGGAAAAAATGGAATTTCATACAGAAAAAATGAATGAGGAAGAATTTGATTTGTTTTGTTCTTATAGATACGGAACCAAATTTCCTTTTAGAATAGAGGAGGTCGAACTTTCTTAATTAAAAAAATAGACCTTTTATTTTTCTCTTTCTAATAATAGATTCCATTCTTATTTCAGCTTTCTTGTAAATCCCTCTGGCCCACTCAGGAGTTCTTTCTAATTTTTCTGCTATGGATTTATAGCTCATAGGCTCTTTAGATTCACCTAGTCCATACTTTAAAATAGTTATTTCTCTTTCCATAGGTTTTAATTCAGAAATAACACTCATGATAATTTTTCTTAGATCCTCGTTTACTATTATTCCGTCTGTATTATCTGACGATTGTAACCAATTTAACGGGGACATACTTTCCTCGTTATCACTTCCGTAATTTTCTAAAGGTATAGATATTGGATTGTTCTTGATAGTTTCTATAGCATTATTTGAAATAGAAAATCCAGAATCGGGATTTTCTATTATTTCAAGCATCTCCTCTATTGAAGGTTCCCTACCGTTATAAGATATAAAAGCCCCTTCTATCTCATGATACTTACGCATCTCTTGATTTACATTTATTGGAATTCTAATAGCTCTAGAGTAGTTATTAAGATAAATTAATATATTCTTTCTGATATGCCAAACAGCATAGCTAATAAATTTAAATCCGTTAGTAGGATCGAAATTCTCTATAGCTTCAACTAGACCTTTGTTTCCTTCCGATATAAGATCTTCTAATAAAGTATGAGTAGAAACATAAGATTTTGCGACAGATACAACAAATCTTAAATTAGATTTTAAAACTGCGTCCTTAGCCTTTGCGTCCCCATTCTTAGCCATTGTAGCCAATTCAGCTTCTTTTTCTGGACTTAATGTTTCGTATTTTGATATCTCGTTGAAGTACCTTGTTAGGTTATCTGTAGTGTTTGTGATCCGGTTAATTATTTTAAATTCCCGCATTATTATTTTTTAATGGATTTATAGAATTCTTATCATACAAATCCTGATTAGTTACAGAGAATTTTGATTTTTATTCTTTTCCATCCACAATTTAGCTCCATTACCAAGCATATCGAATATTTCGTCCGATGGCATTTGTGATTGTTGCATTTGTTTTTTCAACTCTCTATCCTCTTCAGGATTAACCCCAGAAGCTTTATTTAAAGCATCTAGCTTCTTTTTTACATTTTCTAAATATTCTTTGTAGTCCATATCCTATATATTATCGAAACAATACCATTAAATTATTCTAAAATGCATATGAAAAAAGTTATAGACTGTTTTACATTTTACAATGAGCTAGAAATATTAGAATTAAGATTAGAAGAGCTATATGACGTTGTAGATGTATTTGTACTAGTTGAGGCGGAAAGAACCCACAAAGGGGAAAACAAGAGATTTATTTTTGATGAGAATAAATGGAGATTCGAAAAGTGGCTAGATAAGATAGTAAACGTAAAAGTCTATTATCCAAGTCATATAGAGGATGCTTGGGGTAGAGAAAAATTCCAAAGAAATTCTTTTATGCCTACTCTCTATACATTAGGATTAAAGGATAAAGATATAGTTTTTATAACTGATGTTGATGAGATACTTAATTCCGAAAGAGTAAACTATATAAAAAATTCATACGATCTTCAATGTATAAACAAAATGGAGATGACCACATATTTTGGGGATTTCCGAAATAAAGAAATTACAAATAAATGGTATCACCCTAAAGTTGTAAATTGGGGAACTCTAAAAAATAAAACGCCGGACGAATGTAGATTAACATTTGATTGTCAATGGTGGGAAAACGGAGGATGGCATCTAACATATTTTGGAGGAGCAGAAAGAATTGCAAACAAATTAGAAAATTTTGCACATCAGGAATACAATAAGGAGGAATATAAAAATATGGATCATATAGAAAGATCAATCTCAGAAGGAAGGGATCTTTTCGGAGAATGGAGAAAATTTGAACGAATAGAGCCAGAAAAAAATCCGGATCTTCCTAATAACTGGAGAATACTAGAGAAGGGTATTCCTCCACTTAAAATAGAGACTAAGCGGAATTTAGTAATTGGTGCCGCAATAGGATTATCAGGGAATGATGTTATCAACTTTGTAAAGTCTTTTAGGAGTTTCAATCATGATGATGATGTGTATTTAATAACGAATATAGCGCCTAAGAGCGATTTAATTTCCGTTTTAAATCAATACAATGTAAAGATGCTTTCTAGCTCATTTAACACCATCTATAACATGAATTTTAATCTTAATATTCATAGATTTTATAAATTTCTAGACTTCGTTACGGAGAATAAAAAGAAATACGAGAAGATATTAATAACCGATGTAACAGATGTTGTTTTCCAGGCAAATCCTTTCGATATGGAAACCAGAAAGGAATTTATAATATTCTCTCAAGAATATGAAGGAGAGCCAATAAAAAACAATTCATTTAATTCTAGATGGATTTCTATAACATTCGGAGATGAGATACTAAACAAAATAGGGGAATACCCAATAATATGTGCAGGAACTACTATAGGATCTTATAAGAATATTCTTAATTATCTTAAGTCAATGGTTATGTTAATGACTGAGAAAGTAGAATCTGACCCTTCTATAGCATCGGAAGGTATAGATCAAGGGGTTCATAATTTTATAGTAAGAACAAAAGAACTAATGTTTAAAAATCATGAAATTAAGCCATGTGGGGACTTTATAGCTACTGTAGGGATAACCTCACAAAGAGATAAGAATTCAATAGTTATAAAGGATGATTACGTGGAGGTTAATGGTATGAAACCATCAATAATTCACCAGTATAATAGATCAAAAGAACTTATAAATTTTTATGATGGAAAATATAAAAACAGAGATTCGAGATCTTATATTTAAAAAGATAGAGAAACTTCAAAGAGACTCACAGACGTTAAAAAAATTCTTTGTTTTTAACATTACAGATCTTTCTGATGATTATGAAGGATGTATAGAAGTAATAGAGGATTATCTAGAGCAGCATCAGGATAAGATCAAGGATTTTAGTTTTGATACATGGATAGATGAGGTTACCATGCAACCAGTTTTAATGATGAAGATTGAATTAATACCCACGATGTCAGTACATCTATCCAATAACTCAATACTAAACAATCTCCTTCCCTCTAGTGTTGAAGCAGATATTTTGAGAGAAGAAATATCTGAAATATTTAACCAACACGCATTTGAATTTAACGACGTGGAAACTAGAAAATCTATAATAAGCAAAATTAAATTTAGATTACCTTTAATTGATATAGAAGATAGAACATCAAATGAAGATATAGATAACACAAGATTTAACTTTGTAGTTATAAAAGGTGGAGAAGAAATGACCCTTAATGAATATATCGAGTCTATATCTAAAGAGGGTAGATTTAAATAAAATACTTTATTAAATATATAAAGTATGGATAAAGATTTACCTTTTGAAGAGGAGTGGATTTCAAACAATGAATCCATCAGAGTATTTAAATCTGATGTCTTTGATGAAGAACTTAAGTGGCACTTTGATGAAGAGGATAGGATTATTCAATGTATAGGAGAAACTGATTGGAAATTTCAATTTGATAATCAGCTACCAATAGAATTAAAAGAACCTATAGAAATAAAAAGAGGCGATTATCATCGCCTCGTAAAAGGATCCGGGGATCTTAAAATATCAATAAAAAGAATATAATTTATACGTATTCTAAAGCTATCTGAGCTGATCCTCTTTTTAATATACTAGGCTCTGATGTAACAAATTTAAATTTATATCTAACATTAGGATCATCTACCCCCCCATAACTAGATCTTACCTGTTGTTTTATGTATACGAAATCACCAGGATTTAAGGTTATTTTTTTTCCAATGCTCGATCCAATTACCGATATTTTATTAATTGGCTTATTACCTATAAATCTAACAATTTCTTCAACAGGTACACCGACAAAAATTAAAGGCTGCGATTTTAAAAGATCCGTTTTATTTTTTTTGTCTTCTAAATATGTTTGATAGAGATCTTCAGCATTAGATATATAAGAAACTTGATAAAGGTTTTTCTTTCCTGTTTCTCGATTCTCTATAGCAATTACTAATCCAGGGGATAATTGTATTCTTTTTAATTCAAGAGCAAAATAATTCGGTTCAGCAAGAACATGTTCTTCTCTTTCCTCAGGACCCATTTTCCATTCTCTTCCCTCAGACTGCTCTTTTAACTTACTATCAATAGATACTGGATTGTCATCAGTAAGATCTACAACCATTTCAAATTCTTCACCGTAAGGATATGCCCAAGATGAATTTTGATAAAAAACATTAGCAGAGAATTTTGTGTCTCTTTGAAAATCAGCATACATTCTATCCATACCACTCCCATCAGATGAATAATATTTCACAGTAATTCCTAGGTCGTTATCTTTAACTGCTCCCCATATATTGTCGCCCTCTGTATAAAATTGATCTGGCTCTCCAGGACCCTTACCTGATTTTATTATAGGATAATATTTATCATTCCCGTTATTAAAGCATATTCTTCCAAGATCAACCATCTGTATAGGATTCCTATCATTAGGCATCCAATCTCTTAGCTTTTTACTATTAGTTACATAATGAATTGCTTTACCTATATAATTGTTGATAGTATCCTCATCAATATTAAGCGATTTGATAGCAGAATTCTTAGGGATCTTATTGTTTTTATCATCTAAAAACCCGGTGATTTTAAATCCGTAGCTAAAGTTACTATTATATGGTACAGCTCTAGACCTTACATCTTTTAAGCTAGTTCTTTCAATCCAATGCTGATCGAATCTTATTTCATATATTTTATTAACATAAGATTCAAAAAGAAGTATATTTTTCATAAATTTATATTATGTCAGTTGATTCTAAAAGTGTATAAGAAAATTTATTACCGTGAATCTTAGCTGCTTTTTTACAGATAGACATAAATACATCAAAATCTTTAACTCTTTTAAATACTTGGCATCCTTCACTCCAGTTTTCCACCCAAGTAGAATCTTGTCCAGCTTTATGTATATTTATACCAAACATACCTGTATCTGTAACTTTCTCCTCGAATAATAAATCCCGGTTTTTGTCTCTCCAAACAGTGACATTACCGTTTCTTTGACAAAGTGCATCGTATTTTCCTTGGTGTTTGTCTATTTTCCAAACACCCCTATATTGTCCAGGAACTAATCTTGCAACTCCTTTATTATTATGGAATTCCATAACCCCTTTTTTACCAGGATCGCAAGTAGCCATCCAGCAATAGTACTGAGGAACTCCTTTTTCGTCTTTAAATGATAAAGTCAAGTGATCGTCAAATACATTTGTTACTTTTTTTGCAACTGAAGGAGCGTTGTTTCTTACTCCAACTATATTTACATCATACGTTTTGTTTGCTGTGTCTTCAAACCAAACGTATCCTTTTGCTTTAACCGCTTTTTCAATCTGTTCTCTTGTATACATTTATTTTAATTATTTAAGAAGAGCGTAATACTCTTTAAAGTGCTTTATTCTATCTGCAAGTCCTATAGTACCTCCATTAACTCTTTTAGTTACAGCTGTAACCGTTGCATCGTCTGCTCCTTTATCACATATAGACCAAAGCCCGTTTTTATTGAAAAAGAATGCTGCTGACATTAGTGGATATTTAGTTGCTACTAGATCAGGATTATTTGTAATATCATCCTCGACAATTTTATCGAATTCGCTATAGTTTGATTTTCCTGTTAATTGGATGTAGCCTCTTCCGCGGTATTTCCATCCGTCTTTAGATGACTCATCTCCATTTCCCATACGACTTCCGTATACTCTAGCTGCAATTTTCTCCGGTTGTCTTGCATAAGACTCGTTAAGATTTCCAGGAAAATATTTACCAAATATCTTTTTTAAACCGTCTGCTGAATAATTAAGATTTTCTGAAACTGCTTTGAATCCTCCAGATTCGTGTCCACACTGTGAAAGAAAATGAGCTAATCTAAGGGTATTAGTTATTCCGAATTTAGCAGCAGTATCTGGAATTTGTGCAATTACAGAATCAGGAACGTGTCCTTTTAGTTTTTCTAATTTAAATGCTGAAGATGGAACAGGGATATCAGATTCTAATAAGATACCCATTTTTTTAAGAGTAACTGGTCCTGCTACTCCGTCGTCTTTAAGACCGTTATTTTTTTGCCAAGCTTTTAGTGCTTTGTCTACGGATTCGTCGAAATTTCCGTTTATTGGAAGACCTAGGAAATTTTGAAGCTTTTCAACTTCAACTCCTTTAGAACCTAGTTTAAGTAACATAAGAGATATATTTTTTATTATATATCTCTATTTGATATTCTAATCCTTTATAATAACCTCCGTAAGTGTTACTGAATCTCCTATGTTATATTTACGATAAACAATAAATACTCTTTCTCCACAAGAAGTTTTTACTCTATATGAGGTCCTGTTTATATCGTCAAGAACAGATACTTTAGGAACCACTTCACATGAAGTTACAGTACAATCATGATGTATCTCCTCCTTATTCTTAATTTTACACGAGGAAACTATAATGATCAAAAATAATAATGCGATTTTTTTCATTTTTTTATAAATACTTTTTTAATATAATATTCTACTCGATCCACTGATAATTCTAAGCAAAATTTTACCTGTGATTCTTTTTTACCATTTGGATAAAGTTTTCTCATAGTATCAAATAGGATTTTTCTCCTACCCGTTAATGTAGGGTTTTTATCTAGTATTTCTTCGAAGATTTCAGATTTTATTTTCATATGTAGGAATACATATCTTATATGAATCCAATAGATAAAGATTTCATACTAAGGATCCTTGTTATAGTATCCTCTTTAATTTCTCCATTTGTTTATATTAACATCGTAGGAGAATTACCTTCAATATCATCATATTGGGAGACTCAAATGCAACCTTTATTTATTATAGTTAATGCTTCAACTTCTTATCTTTTATTCTCTGTAAAAAGATGGAGAATATCTGCAATTCTTCTTCTATTTTTAACTGCATTTTCTGTCGAAAGTTTTGTTAACCTTCATAGTATATTTGCAATAGCTTTCTTCTTATTTAATCTTTATCCAATTTATTTAAACAGAAAAATACGTTGGGTATTAATTCCGTACACTTTATCAGTTGTATTACTAATAAATAGTATCTTATATGCTGAAATATTTGCTATCACTTCTTTATGTTTAGCTCATTTATATCTTCTTGTAAGATATATGATAATAGATAATAAAAGAAATAAAAAATCTTACACGGCTTAGGACCGTGATGTTACGCAAGTATCATCGAGGGCCAGGATAAATCGCAACCGTCCTGGCTCTCTTTTTTTATCCGATAATTTTTTAATTGTCTTTTTTCTCGCTGGCGTATTTAACCCCCATGATAGTACCAACTATTGAAAATGCGTTGGTTAGGAGAATACCGAACATATTACTCCACGTAGATCCTATTATCTGAGTATCTTTCCCTGTCATCATTGCAATTGCATACATAATAGTAGTGATGACACCAACACTAATAATAACAAGAAGAGCAACCTTTACTATAGTCCCTATAAGTTCAGTTTGAGATTTTTTTTGTATTACATCTAAATCATTCAATGCAATATCTTTTGCTTCTAGTGCTTCATTTTTAGCTATTTCAGCTTCATCTAATGCAATCTTTAGTTCCGCGTTTATTCTTATATTTTCCTCTTCTGAAGCTTGTAACTCTTTATTTCTTTCCTGTACTTGCTTAGTTATCTCAAGTCTTTTCTTTCTACCTTCTTTATCTTTTTCTATGGAGCTAGTGAGATAATTTTTAAATTCAGTATCTCCATCCTCAGCCTCGATTAACTTCAGTATATTACCTTCTAAGCTTATTCTCTTCGTTTTTTGAATCTCTAATAAGCAATCTCTAACTGATTTTTCGACCTTCATTATTTATAAATCTTAAAAGGATTTGTTCTATTCTTGTACCCAGGAAAATCATTTTTAAAATCCTCTAATCTTGGCTCGATGTCATCAGATTTTATAATCCAAAATTGAGCACCTGCTTTAACCGCTTTAGCTTGTTCTTCCGGTTCATTAGATGAGGATATTATACCAATTACAACATTATTACCATATTCAAAATTGATCTTACGTATTAATTCAATACCATCATAAGAAGAACCAATTATATTTAGATCCACAAATACACACTCTGGCTTACCGTCAGAATCTTTCTGCCATCCCTCAAAAAGTTTAGCAGCTTCGTCCGAGCTATCTATACTTTCTAAAGAAAGTGAAATATCCAAAAGACTACAAGCGTCTTCAAATACAAGATGGAATAAGCTCTCATCATCTACTAATAAAATCGAATCAATCATTTTTTAAATTTATTTTTATTTGACTTCCAATCTCTGGAAGTTTATCACAAGAGACACTGAACCCGTGTTCCTCAAGTATTGCTATACATATATTTAATCCAAGGCCAGTACCAGATTCTTTCTGACCTTCTTTTCTAGTATATGGTTGGGAAAGAAGTTTAAACTCCTCAGAACTTAATCCCCTACCATTATCTTCTACATATAATATATCATCTATTCTGTATATTTTTACTATCTTATTATTACTGTCATTGTACTTTAATCCGTTTCTTATTAAATTATCCAATGCTGTACAAAAAAGAGCCTCATTTACGCTTAAATAATCCAGATCCGATAGATCAACCTGAGGTCTATATGCAGTTGCAGATAAGTAATCCTCTAGTATATCTTTCAAATTACATTCTGCTCTATTAAGTACTACATCTTTCTTTACAAGATTTGTAAACTCGTAAACTCCTTTATAAACCTTCTGTGTGTGGCGAAGTCCCTCCTTAATCATCTTAATAGGAGCTTCTATTTTAAGTTCTTTAATATTATCTTCCGATAAACGTCTATCTAAAGAACTTAATCCCCTAGGCATATATGTGTTGATTCCACTGTGCATGTCATGTCTAAGAATCTTAGCAGCATGCTCAAGATAAGTATTTTTCTTTTCTATCTCTTTTTGTTGATTAAAGATTTCTGTAATATCGGTAGCAATTTTCATTATACGGTAAGGTTTTTCATCATTACCTATAATAGGATTATATGTTGCTTGTAAATGGATTAATTTTCCATTTTTTTTCCTCCTTATAATCTCTCCTCTAAAGAAATTCCCTTCCTTTAGTGATTTCCAAAAATCTTTATATTCTTCAGTATCTTTTACAGAATCCTCTACGAATAAACTATGGTGTTTTCCAACAATCTCATCATGTGAATATCCTATCGTATCTAAAAACGCATTATTTGCAAATTTTATATTGCCATCTAGATCAAATTCAATAACAGCATTCGACCTATTAATTGCATTCATTCTGTTAGATATCTCTGTCTCTTTTCTTTTTAATTCTGTTACATCTTGTCTTATAGAAGAGAAGCCAATAAGTTTATTATTTTCATCAAATCTAGCTTTAATAAAAGTATCAACATAATATAAGCTTCCATCTTTAGCTCTATTCGTACAAACTGCATTCCATATTTTTTTATCTGCTACAACGGTCTTGTACATATCGGTCCAAAACTCTTTGGGATGTGTACCTGAATTTACTACATTATGATCTTTTCCTATAACTTCATCTAAAGAATACCCAGAAACATCTGTAAATCTTTGATTCACGTATGTTATTTTTCCTTTGGAATCTGCAACGGAAATAATAGATGAAGCATCGAGGAATTTTTCATTCTCAATCATCTGGTCCAATAATTTATTAGATTCTTCAGATGCTTTATTTAAAAAAATCTTTACTATAAAATATGCAGGTATACAAAAAAGAAGAAAGCATAAATATTCAACATAATTATAAAAATCCGAATCTTTTACTATACCAAATGTGACTGATGTTTTTATCACAAAAAATACTGCCATAATAATAGCAGCAGAAGATACAGAAAGTATTAGTCCAATTTTTCTCACCCGGGATATTTTTATTCTATATATCCCCCTGGATATTAAAAAATAAGGATAGAATTATCTATTTATAATAGATTTTTTCCGGATATTTACCAAAGACAAATTCAGTAACATAACACAGCCAAATTGTTGACGGACCATGCCAAGCATCATTGTTATAATAACCCGCGCTAGATTCATTATAATCATAAGAAAGGACCTTAGCATCTTCAAATGGTTCATCCGCGAAAGTAACAAAACAATAGTCAGATTCCCCTGATAATATCTCCAAAAGAATATCTGCTCCCAGGACCATTTCAAGATCTTCTTTTTCTCCCACCCATTCAGGAAGATCCACAAACCATTTATTGTCTTCCTCTTTATAGAATTTGAATTTCCTTATCATATCTTAGGTTTAATAAAATTAAAACCTATTAAAAGAAACATAACTATATTAGTCGATGTGTGTAAAATTCTACCATTGTATTTATAACACAGAATGTTACTAACGATTAACCCTATTAATATAATAATAGGGAAAATATACTTCTTTATCATACTTCTAAATCTAAAATTAAAACATCGTCACAATCTTCCCATAGACAATCTACTAAATAGTGGGTAACATCGCCACACACAATATCCTTTACCATTCTCTGTGGGGTATGTCCTACTATTTGGTTAACCCCTTCTAGAGGATAGTCGTTTAAAATTGTTGGTCTAACCCATAATGGACCAGCCCATAAGCTATAACCTCCGCTATGTGTATCAACATTAAATATATTATCAACCCTGAGCTCAAACAAGTCATTTAGAAATTTTTCTATGTCCTCAGTATCAAAATCCTTAGTTATTTCATAATGCCTATATCTTGGATTATTGATATCTTTACGAGTATCTTTTAGCCATCCGCTAGTAACCCCAGCATGTGTCCATAAATACTTAACACCAGTATTATCTTTCTCTAAATGAGCAACCTTAAATAGATCCTTATTTTCAATAAATATCTGATATAGATCAGGTTTCATTTCTGGTCTATATCCGCTACATATTTCATTAGGAACAAAATATTGGATATCGTGATTTCCTAATAGAAGTACAACCTTATCGGGTAATGCTTTCTTTAAGAAAAGTATCTTTTTAAGATTATCAAGGATTATTACATTATTAAGATCATAGCTATCCACATAATCACCAACAAAAATAATCTGATCATAATTAATGTAAGGCATTTCTGCCCAGAATTCTTTCTCATCCGCAGGAACACCATTCTCTATCATTGTCATCCAATGATTAAATTCATAAGGGCTTCCGTGCGTATGAAACATCCAACGATCTCTTCCGTGAACATCTCCTATAGTTAGGATTTTTTTCATACTACAAAGCTAGATTAAAAAAATATAAATAAAAAAGAATCACTTCTTTTTACCATATCTACAAGATTTACATAGATTATAAATCCATCCTTTCCCAAAAGCTTTAACTTTTTGTTTGCTACCGCATTTTTCACACGTTTCGTAGCATTCATCTTCAGCTTTTGTTATGATTTCATCTATTTCATCGCCATAGCATCCATATATTCTAAGACTAGCGAATTTATCCTTAATATCTGTTATAATTTGTCCTCTAGTAAGTTTTTTTCTAACTGAATACCAAAAATTGGATCTAACTCTAACAACAGAATTCCCTGTAGCTAAATAGTGTATCCATCTTTTTATAAACAGAGGAATACATCTAGGCCACATCTCTTTTTCTATATCAACTATAGCTTTTTCTACTATAGGCTTCCATCCCTTAGGAACTCCTGGATATGAATATCCTATATGTCTATATTTTTTGGATATTTCCATCTTCATCATTTATTTCTTGTTCCGTTTCATCATCAATTGGGTCATCTTTATCCTCGGAAAGATATTTTATACATCTAATCCAGACTAGGAAATCAACAGATGCTGATAGCTTTTCGAAAAAACTAACCTTATAACCTATCATCATAAATAGAAGATATAGAAGTGCAAAAATACCTATCAGACCTAATCCTGGTTCCCATATATATTTTCCTTCCTTTAGCTTAGAGAAATTAAATATTATAACAATTAATCCAATAGAATAAATCAACGATAAAATTGATAGCTTTAGGCCCACAAAAGTAGCTACTGCTTCTGCTATACCTATCGCAAAGAAAATTGCTAATGTGTGATTTATTTTTAGATTATCTGGTCTCATATATTTTTATTATTTAATGTCGGTATTTTTATACCTAAAATCTTTTCAAAACATATAATTTTTTACTAGATCTAGTAAATGCGGTATATTTTATTCTATTCCTTTCTACTATATTAGTATTAACATCTATGTCGTCCTCTAAAACAAATGCTGTATTATATGTGCTTCCTTGAGATTTGTGAGCTGTTATAGCATAGGCATAACTAACATCGGCAAATCTTCTTATGAAATCATAGTACTTTATCCATGATTTTTCTTTACCTCTTTTTTCTATAGCTATCTTCTTAAGCTTACCAGCTAGAACATTAAAGTAAGATTCACTATCCTCATGAAGTATGTCTATATAATAACAAACTTTTTTGTCGTCGTCATTTAAATATATTACTCCAGTTTCATAGTATTTCAAAACACCCTCCTCACCTTCTACTCTAATCTTCTCTGTTTTTATCTCGAAATTTTCAACACTAAATTCATCATTTGTATTAAATAGAATCTGATTCATATCCATAATAGGATTATTGGCTATTAGCTTTTCTCCTACTAATATCTTAGATCCTATATTCTCTTCCCCGTAAATAACCTTTCTAACAAGATTGTTCATAGTTTCTACGGTCTTATTTCTCCATGCTATTATCTTGGAGTATTCAGAATCCTCTTTAAACTCATCAGTTTTAAAGTAACTAGATAGTATATCAGTAAAAGTAACTCTTCTTTCACTAGAGTTTATATTTATTATCTCTATACCCTCGCCCCTCTCATTTAATTTAGTATCGTTTCCTGTATCAACATAAGGATTCTCTAGATCGTTTCTTATAGTAACAGAAGTATTTATGATTGGATTATCTCCCTTCTGACGCATTATAGTTTTTAGATCTATTGTTTTTATACCATACATTTCAGAAAATTCGTAGCGGAATGGTATGCAATCAGGTTTACCTACTGGGGGTATCTGAGCAGGATCTCCCATACATATAATCTTAACTCTATCTCTGTATCTTAATATCTCATGGAATAAATCATCATTAAGCATAGATACTTCGTCTATAATAAGTAGCTTGATCTTCTCTATCTGCGGAACAAAATCACCCTGGTTTACAAACTCTTGCTGCCCATCCTGAGTTATTCTTTCAGTTAAGCCAAGCATTTTATGTATGGTTTGGAAAATAACTCTAGGATTTCTTATACCTGTAGTTTTCTTAATTACCCTAACAGATTTATTAGTTGGGCCAGTAACTGCTATTTTATACCAATTCTTATCCGGATAAATAACATCAAGAACATATCTAACAAGTATACTAACGCAATACGTCTTACCCGTTCCTGCCCATCCTTTTAGAACATAAATATTATCGTCTTTTTTGTTATATATAAAATCCTTAAGCCCATCAAAAGCTTTTCTTTGATCTTTATTTAGAGAAGATAGATCAACAATAGGCCTAGGGATTACTTTGTCCTCTTCCATTAAGATATTATTTCATCGATTACCCTTAGTTTTACTGCTTCATCGCTAGTTATGTACCAATCCTTTTTAGACTTATAAGCTCTTTCTAGCATTTTCTTTGTTATAGATGTACTCTCTAGTGTTATATCCTCTATATTTTCTTGTAATCTTAGGATTTCAACTAGTTCTTCCTCTATGTCTTTTACCTTACCGAAAGCTCCGCCAGCAACTTGGTGATATAGATAAGTGGATCTTTCGTATCCGAATCTTTTTTTACCTGAGATAGCTATAAGAAATCCACATGACATTGCGCATCCAGTTACTATTGTATGAATATCGGTCTTACATGTTCTCATTATTCCAATTAATCCTAAGCACTGGTAAACATATCCGCCATATGAATCTATATAGATTTTAATCGGCTTTGGTTTATAAATAAGATCATGAGCTTCGTATATTTTTTTAATATACTCATCGTGCTCACCAATTTCTATAATATCTTTAGAAAGAGCATTTATAGAAGATTGATTAACTTGTCGATCAAAGAAAAGATTTCTTTCTTTCGGGTTTGGTAAATTTATTGTGTCTGCCATTTATTTGTTTATTTCTAGTTTAATTTTATATAAGCAATCCTTGTTATAAAGATTGAATATAGGAATATTCATATCTTTAGCTATTCTTAATGCCTGTCCGGTTCCTCCTTGTATTTTTCCTCCTAATGTCCAACATACAACAAAAGAAACCGGGGTGTTTAAATCATACCCCAGTATCTGAAAAGTGTTTCTCGTCATTAGCTTTTTTGCTGCGTGAGATAAGTTATTCCAAGCAGGATGGTATTTCCTAGCTATTTCTTGGGCTCTTGATACTATCTCTGGATCCATATTATCTAAATATAACGATGAATTGTTTTCGTTAAAGCCTTTCCATGGAAGATATATTTCCTTATCTCCTTTGTAGTGCTTATCAAACATAGAATCAGCACCAGGAGCTCCGCCTGATCTTAAAACGTATCCGAATCTAGGGAGAAATCCAGATAACTCCTCAATTAAAGGTTCTATTCCTGGAGGGGTTTCTCTTGATCCTATCCCAGCATAATATTTAATTACTTCTTCCTTCAAGATTTATCTGCTTATAAAGTTCCTTTCCAGATCCTTTTATATACTTAACAGATACTCCTGATACGGTATGTAGTTCTATAAATATCGGATTGCCTATTAACATACAAATGTGAATATCCCTAGAGTTCACTTTCATTTCTATAAGAGGTTCACGATCTTTACCTCTAAATATTAATTTACATCCATCTATATCTAAAGAATCCTCTATCTTAACGGATACGCAATTATCATTCTCTGTAAAAGCATCCCAATCATTGTATAATGGATCTGTGTGTTTTTCAGTTGTCATTTTATTATTTTTCTTTCTAATAAAACATTTTCCACTATTTCCCAGTCTACAAAAGGACGATTAGATATTCCTATGTCAATTCTTAAAGGACATCCTAAAGCTGCATCATCTATATAGATCTCACAATATGCTTTAGGTGAGGATGTCCATGAAGATTGCATTGGATTAGTTTGTATTCCCCATAGTGGAATTTCATTTTCTTTAAACCAATTTACAGCATCATTTAAAAACTTTTCAGATCTCATAGTCCACAGAACTAATCTATTACCAGAATCACACATTCTTTTAAGCACTGGAACTGATCCTATATCCTTACCAACATACGGGAATTCGTGACTAACACATGTTCCATCAAAGTCAATTCCAATTACTGGTCCTACTCCTGTAGATTTCTGTAATGGATGTGTTTCATTTGGTACATTCCCATTAACAATTATACTTCTTACCGCTTTTCCTAAGTCTAAATCGTTGGGGTATTTTGATATTAGATCCTTTAAATATTTAATACCTCCCATTCCCTTTTCCATAAAATAATTTATCTATTATAGATTAAATACTAATTTTTATTTCATTATGCTCTCATAAGCCTTTAAATAATCTAACAGATTATCAGATCCTCTATTTGATTCTGTTTTGACTTTTTGTAGATCCCAATGTTCTCTTAATGTTTTTTCTGTGAAAAATCCACTAGGAAATATTTCACTACACAATTTTTCAATATCCAAAAAATCTATTGCTAGCTCCTTCATTTTATATCTAATATAAGAAGAATACATAACTGCCTCTCCTGGGCTTTTACAAGCAGTAGATATTAATAATATAGATGCTTTATCTAGAGGACATCCAATTTTTTTTAAACGATCCTCCAGGATTAATAGTAGCATGTTTTCCTTTTTAACGCTCTCATACATTTCATCTACCTCTTCCTTGTTAGATGTCACAGCAAAAAATATTAAACTCATTTGCATTTCAGATGCTTTTTGTATTTCGCCATTTTGATCTAAAGGCTTACAAAATAAATTTTCTACGCTGTCTGGAAGTTCTGTAACTTCGTAATCTAAATAATTCATTTTTTTATTTTTTTAACTAATTTATAAATAGTTGCTGAGGAGCATCCATATATTCTTTCTATCTCTTTTGTAGAAACTCCCCATGATATCATTTTACTTATTCTTTCCATATTTTCTTTTTCCCATACCAGATGTCTAAGCTTTTTGTAGTATCCAACTTTTTCGTTGTGTTCCTTCAGCTTTGTTTTATTTTCTGGGTATTTTTCTATATTTCTCTTAGAATTTTCTGATGCAGTTATCCATTTAAGATTTGACACCATATTATTATCATAGTTCCCATCTATATGAGTAACAAAAACATGATTCTTAGATGGTCTCTTTATAAATGCCTCCGCCACCATTTTATGTAAGTATGCTGTTTTGTTGCTATTCAACACTTTAGTAGCATATAACGAACAGAAAAGATGAGGGTTTTCTTTAGATCTTCTAACAGATACTATTCTCTCGTTGAGCCAATAAGTATATTTGTTAGCAGGACCACCACGAGTTACGTCTCTCCCTTTAGTTTTTATCCTACCTAAATTACTAACTTGATAGTATTTCCAAAATATGGGATGATTAACATCTTTCCATATTTCTATAGGATCACTACCCACCATTTTCTTACTGCTCTCCATTTCTGTCGAACTTAAGTTCGCCGTCTACATACACTCTTATTATAGAATCATCTTTGGTGATTCTTCTGATATAAGCTCCTGGATTTTTTATCTTGTCATAAACAAGTCTTATCCCTTTATCATTAAAGGTCTCTACCACAGATCCTCCTGGGATGTGGCTTTCTGGATTTGTTCGGTAATTATCTTTTACCTTTATTACTTTTTCCGCCATATTGAATTATTTTTTCAAATATAGAGATTAAAGAAAAAATAAAAAAATGATTTATGCTACTGGACTATTGGCTTTTCCCCATTCTTTTTTATAAGGACCTTTGTATCTAAAAGAAGCTGTTTGTTGTGGATTTCTATTTGCTACGCTATCCCAGGTATTTAAGTTGTAATTTAATTCCACCTGTCCTTTTTTATCTCCTTGGAATCCACCAGATGAATTAGATATAATATTTCCTCCTTCTACTACAACACCAACGTGTCCTGCTTTAGATCCTCTAGCTGTTAATATGATATCCCCTGGTTGAGATTCCGTTTTCCAGTTTGTTATTTTTTGCCAAACTCCATTATTTTTACTCTCCTTGTCTAGATAACTCCACATGTGGCCAGTACCTAAAGTTATAGCTCCAGATCCAGCAATTGCATATCCAGTTGCTCTGTAAAATATTATCGAAACTGCTGCAGCACAACCAAGATTTCCTCCATTTGTACCTGGTATTTTTCTTGTTGAAACATTTAAATTAGCATAAGCCGAATTTACTATATTACCTAGTGGTCCCCTTAGTGGTTGATTTAAATCAGCATTATCTCCTTTTTCGTTAATTCCCACAGTTGAACCATAAGTATCTAATTGATTAGTATTAAGTTTAGCTACAGGAGCGAATGCAGAACCCATTCCTGAAGGATTCTCTGCACCAATTAGATTAGGTTCTTCCTGTCCAGTTTCTTCTACTGATATACCCATCAATTTATTAAATTGTGCTATATCTGATGCAAACAATTGCTCATATATCATAGTAAATTCTTCTACACTTTTTATATGCTTCATTTTATATTTTATTTAATAGATCAGAAACAGCATCCTTATTAGTAGACATGTGATCATTATTATCATTAGCTTTATAAAAATTCAATGTATTAATAAGAGCGTTTTTAGCATCTGAGTTATTTGCTCCTGATCCTGTATAAAAATATCTAACCTTACCCCTATTATCATTTGCTAATTTTTTATAGAATTCTGCTACCTTAGAACTTCCCATCCATATATCAACAAGGTATATTAAATCAAATTCAGAGACAGATACAGATTTTAATAAATCCATTCCTGGTTTGTATCCTCCAGAAAATAAATAAAGGATCTTTTTAGAGGGGGTTATTGATTTTTCGCTTAGCTTACTTTTTAATGAATCATAAGCTGCCTTACCATCTACGGTATGATCTTTTGCAACAAAAATATTAGCTGAACTTCCTATTTTACTTAAATAGTCGTACATATATTCGCCGCTTTTTTTACCTGCCACGTCTATACCTCCATAAACAACAATTAGAGGAGATTTTTTATTGGAAGCTTCAGTAAATTTACCGTAATTTCCTATGTCGATTTTTGCAGACATTGTGCTTGATGATCCTGATGAAGTTGAAGAACTAGAAGATCCGGAACTTGATGATTTATTATCTCCTTCCTTACCCTTTTCGCCAGATTCAGTACTAGCAGAATCTAAACCAAAAAGCTTAGAAAACTTATTAGCGTCAGAAAATAATTGCTCATTGACTTTTTTAAATTCATCTATACTTTTGAGATGCTTCATTTTTTCTTTATTTATATTAATATATCCGGAAATAAAAACAACCAAAGAGAATATTAATATTGGATATATCTCTTTCATCTAGTATATATTCAAATTCTATTTATTTAATATCCATGAAAAAATTAATGGTGCAACAATAGTTGCATCTGACTCAACTATAAATTTTGGTGTATTCGCATCCAATTTACCCCACGTAATCTTTTCATTTGGTACTGCACCTGAGTACGATCCATAAGAAGTAGTTGAATCTGATATTTGACAAAAATAAGCCCAGAATGGAACGTCCTCCCATTCAAGATCCTGATACATCATAGGCACAACACATATAGGGAAGTCACCAGCAATTCCACCTCCTATCTGGAAGAAACCTATGCCTTCACCTGAACAATTATTTCTGTACCATCTGCTAAGTTCAACCATATACTCAATTCCACTTCTTACTGTACTATGATTAAGCTCTCCTTTTATAACGTAAGAAGCAAATATATTACCTAGAGTTGAATCCTCCCATCCAGGTACAACCATCGGTAGATTTCTTTCCGCTGCAGCAATCATCCAAGAATCCTTGGGATCAATTTCATAATATTGGGTAAGAACTCCGCTATTAATTAGTTTATACATGAATTCATGTGGAAAATATCTTTCACCTTTATCTTCTGCTTCTTTCCATAGATCATAAATATAAGACTGCAATCTTCTAAAAGCTTCCTCCTCTGGTATACATGTATCAGTAACCCTATTTAGACCTTGATCCAATAGTTCTCTTTCCTGTTCAGGTGTAAGATCCCTATAATTTGGTATTCTTTTGTAATGTGAATGAGCTACAAGATTCATTAAATCCTCTTCTAAGTTAGCTCCAGTGCAAGAAATAATATCGATCTTGCCTTCTCTGATCATTTCAGCTAATGAAATACCAAGCTCTGCTGTACTCATTGCACCAGCAAGAGAAACTAGCATCTTTCCACCCTTATCTATGTGATCCTCGTAACCAATTGCCGCATCCTTTAACGCTGCTGAATTAAAATGCTTATAATTTCTATTTATAAACATTGATATAGGACCTTTCTTTTTTACCATATTATTTTTATTTATTTATAGTTAAATATTTAAGAATTATTTCGGATAATAGACTCTTAGAAAAAATCTACAATATAATGAAATAAAATTCATTCGATTCACTATAAATATTATGAAGACATACGAAAAGAAAATAGAAGAGCTAGGAAAAGAAATAGCTGACGAAATAATCAATAAAGAGAAAGACCCTAAATGGGAGATAATACTTGATCAAAATAAAGTAGCCAGGTCTCTTTCAAACATCTACGATAAGGGTCTAAAAACAACATATGAGGATCTGGATAATTCAGTTAGAAAAAATCTAGTTAGAATGAGAAGAGTGGATTAGTATTTCCAATCTCTCAAAGACATATTTATTATTTCCTCTATAGTTGAATTTGGGTTATTTCTTGCAAATTTTACCATACTATAGATAAATTCGTGCTCCATTTCTTTTTCGATAGAATAATCGAGAGCTTTTTTGATCTTCACCAGATCACAAAATATAATATCCGCTTTTTCTTCCTTGTCCGAAGAATTAGATATTTCTAATAAGTCTAACATAATATTCATTAGATTGATCTATTATATGCGGGGAGTATCCCACGCTCAGATCATAATACCAGGCTTTATTTAGATAAGAAGAATAAGCCCAATACCTATCAGGTTTAAATCCGCCAATACCAAGGGTATATAAATTATAGATAGTTAAAAATTCAGACTCGTACGGAAGTCTCCATCCGTTTCCACCTAATAATTCTAATTGATTAGGTACATCAGTCCATGTAAATTTTCCAGGAAGATCCTGTGACATTATCTCTAAATTACCAGTAATTATATTGGCCATATGAGTATATATTAAAAACTGTAAACATGTTTAAATACATCTCAAAAATTATAGCACAATTTTCTACTCCTCAGAAAATCATAGCTCTTTCTATGCTTTTATTAGCTATAATAATAGTAAGTATAGCGCCTTCATTGATATCTTCTATAACATTAGATAGAGAAGAATTAAACAATGAAATAGAAAGACAGGATGGAAAGATAGTAAAACTAGAAACTGATTTAGATTCATTAGAGTCAAAAATAAGAAAGAACGAAAAAGAATGTACTAATCAGATTGTTTCTAGAGAGGAGGAATTTTTGATGATGCTTGATCAATTAAAAGGAGATATTAGAAAAAATAACAATTCTACACAGGAAAAAATCGTAAAATTTAACTCTACAGAAGTAGATAGAAAAATATACCCAGCAGGAGATTCATCCCTTTCTATGATGATTATCCCAGAGAAGCGTACTACAGAAAAAATAATAGTTTACAAAAAACCCCAAATCAATTCAACGCTATCATTAATAGATGAGATGAAAAAGCGATTAAAGAAGAATTAATTATCTAGGAAAATCCTTACCTCTTTTTACTATATTTAATTCATATGATTCTGGCTTAAACATATCAAGAGTTATTTCTATTGCTCTTTCTACGTCCATATCTTTACACGAAAATATATCAATAAAACAATAACCCTTCTCTTCAAATGAGTGAACTGATATATGACTTTCTGCTATTATAACTATTCCAGTGATACCTTTGTCCTCTGGAACTAATCCAGAATAAGGAAATACATAAGGCTGTGTTATAGGAGTCATATGTATTAGCTCAGGAAGATTTTTAAGGTAATCAAAATGTAGACTATAATTAGACAAAGTTTCTTTGGGACATCCTTTAAGATCTAGGGTAATGTGCGGACCAAATTCTTCCATTCTTTTTCTAATTATTTATGGATTATATATCCCCCTATCTAACGAAAAACCAATAAAAAAACCGGCTTTTAATAAAACCGGTTAATATTTTATTAACAAAAGATCTCTTGAAACTTAGAATTTAAATCTGTTAAGGATCTCTGTTCCTCTTAAATATGTTTTATAATTAAATTTATCATTAGGAATTCCCTTATTCTCAGATGTTTTCTTAAAATCCTTATCAAATACTGCTACATTAAAAAGAATAGGTGAGGCACTTTCTAATATGAATCTAACAAATCCGCCACCACTTAACTTATCATGAGCTATATAAAGACCCACGCCGGTAAATTCTTTTCCCATTTCATTGCAGAATTGAGGGAGTTCTGAATATTTAATTTCCTGGGGTATTCTAGAATTTACTGGATTATTTATTTGATCATCGAAAGGAAGCCAATCAAATACCAAGTCTTCAGAAATTCCTTGTGATTCATTTATACTGTTAAACGATTCGAAGAGTTTTATATGTTTCATTATTTCTATCTATTTACTATATATATCAAAAATAATTTTAAAAGTCTACATCAAAATCTTTAATTGAATCCATCAATATACACAAAAATTATTATTTTCTTTTTTTACTTTCTGTATTAATAGGCAGCGCATCCACTATCAATATAACTGGTATTTTTTCACCAGGGGGTAAATTCCCCATTTCCCAACATTTAGCTATTGATCTCCCAGCATCGTTGTTTATTAGCCATAGTGTATCTCTATTTTTAGATACAACTGATATCTCCTCCTTTTGTGTATATGATACATTAAAGTAGGATAATAGAAATAAAGTAAATAAAATTCTCATATTTTTTTTATCTTTATAGATAAAAATATGTTTTTGTTCCATCTATTTATTTGGTATTAAATCTGCTAATTATATCATATCCCTTCATTATCGAGGGATTCTTTTTCCTTATATTTTCACATTTATCTAATAGACCCTGTGGTATTGGTGGAAGATTAGTTTTTACTCTAGATTCCTCGCTCGGTATTCTTTCTTCTGCTACATAAATCATAAGATCATTTAGCATTTTTCTATCTATAAATTCAGATTTAAAAGTGTATGATCCAGCGGAGAAATCAATTTCAAAATTTTCTTCAAAATCTAAATAATATACTGAATCTATATCTATATTATCTAATATTAGATCTCCTCCCTCTGGTGGATCATAATATCCATAAGTTCTTACTGGTGTAAAATATCCTGAAGCAGATACTTCAAAAGATAGAGTAGCATCCCCATTTTTTGATGGTATAATATAGATCATTTCAAAACTAGCTGAAGCATCGTCGTCGTCATCATCTATAGAAACTTCTTCGGGAGCATCTAGGTCAACTTTAAATAGAGGAATCTCGTTATTTTTTTTATACTTTGTATCATCTATTTTTTTAGAATACATTGATAGAAAGCATATCTCCTCCGGATGAAGCTCATCTAACCAAAAAGAAGCATCGTTCCATAAATAATGGGTAGATGAAAAATTTTCAAATGTTTTAATAGATCTCATGATATTATATATCTAGATTTATTTTTATAAATGTAGTAAAAATAATATGATTAAAAAATAGATTTCCTAGAATTATATCTATTTAATAAATAAGCATAAAAGGTTATAAAAGCTAGACTTAATGGCCAAAATATATATGCGATTAGTGATAATATTGGTCTTTTAAGATCTCCAGTAAATAGTGATATTATCCAAAACAAAAATCCAGAAGTTACCATTAATGTTGACAGGATAATAAATATGGTATATGCTATCATATATAGTTAAATGGACTCTTTAATAACATTATTAGTATTTTCTATTATAATGGTTATCGGATTTTGGATAATAGATAAGTTCGATTAAATAAAATCTAAATTATCAAAAGAACTAACATATTTTCTTTCCCATAATGAAGACTCTTTAACTTTTTTATCCTTAGGTTTAGTTCCCTTCTGTATAGCTTTTATATATTTAGCGTCTTTTTTTTCTATTTTTACCTCTCCCATCTTAACTAGGGGTTTACCTTTAGTTTTTGCTATAACAACTTTAGGTTTTTTATTATCAGCTCCTTTACCATGACCACCGTGAGCTTTTTCCATTTCAGCATCTAGAATTTTTTTAGCTTCAATTTGTCTTTTTATGAATCCTTGTGCTCTTTTAACAAGAGGTTTAAAATATTTTTCATTAATTCTAGCTAGAAAAGATGTCATTGGTTTAACTATAGCACTTAGTCCTTTTGCTATTATATTAGATAAAATTCCATCAGCACTTTTAGAAAATTTAGTTATTGCATCAGTTAACTTTTTAGGAATATCTAAAAGCCAATTTATTCCTTTAAGAATTAAATCAGAGCTTTTTAGCATAAACTCGTATAACCATCCACAAACATCAGTAAAGAACTTAGCAAGGACCACTGACATTATACCAACTATACCTCCTCCTATTGCTGCTCCTAGTTTAGCATTTTTAAAAAATTCCTTAACAAACCCTCCTAAAACTTCTTCTATTATATGACCAAGATTTCCTACCCACGAATGAGCAGCTTCTTTAGCAGTTTCTTTTACAGCCATACCTATTGATCCCGCTGCAGGATTTGCCAATGCCTCAGTTAATCCGTGGCTTATATCATAAAATCCTAGTGGAAGAAATAAACCACCTAATAAAAAATCAGGACCTGCTTTTACCATTCCAGCAATAGTCTTAGACACTGGATCTATTGGTACATTTTTAAGAACCTTCCCAGCATGATCTATTTTATGAAATCCTTCATATATGTGTAATCCTCCATTTAAAGCCATGAGTACACCGCCGATTGCAGTAAGAATTGCGCCAACCCCAACTGCTGTTGTTATTCCTCCAGCTATACCAAAAACTGCAGAAAGTATACTAAGAACAAGACTTATAGTTTCTATATTATCTCCTATAAATTTACCCACTGCAGCTACTGCAGTTTTCATCCATTCCCATGCTTTTTTAGCACCGTCTGATATTTTATCCCAAGCCTTAGAAACATACTTTTTAGCCTGCGATATTTTTTCTTTAGCTTTAGCGACAATTCTATTCTTAATACCTTTAACTGCTTCTTTCCCTTTATTCCACATATTACCAAGCCAAGATTCATCGATATTTTGAAACATATCAAAAGTTTTCTTTTCTATAACGAAAGCTTCCGAATTTTTTATTAAAATAACGTGCGTTTCAGCGTCTATATAATTTATTTCACCATCAGTATTATCCCAAGATGATCTAGCCTCAGATAGCATAGACATTTCATAATATGAGTGCATCTCATTAAGAGATTCATCCTCCATATAGCTGTCAGACTCGTTTAAATATTCAGAAAATAAATTTTTAAATGACTCGCAATTATATTTAGCCATAAAACCTCCCTCTGAGCTCAGAGAGAATAATTCATTTAAATTGGGTGTCCCATCATTTGGTGCAAAGTTATAGAAAGAATCTACGTAGTTCATATTGTTATTTTTATTCTTTCTATATATCTTTATTTCTTTTCCATTCTTTATAAGAAATAAAGAATCCAATAAATACAATAATATTCATAGACAAAGAAGCGAGGATCTCATAGAGATCCTCGTAAATATTCACAGTGAGATGTATATGTCCAACTATCCAAAAAGGAATGGATAAGTTCTCACTTATCCACACAACAAGATATCTTAAAAAATCTTTCACATAGTATTTATCCTAGAGATATTGTTTTAGTATCTTGCTTCTAGATTCTACTCTTAGTTTTCTTAATCCTTTCTCTCTAATCTGTCTTACTCTTTCACGAGTTAGCGAATATTTCTCACTAATCTCGTCTAATGATTTAGGATTCGAATATCCTATTCCGTAGTTCAATTTTATAATCTCTCTACACTTAGGGTCTAATACTCCAAGGCTTCTCTCTATATCTACTTTTAAAGATTCATCTATTGTTAGATAATCTGTTGATAATGCTTCAACATTACTTAATAGATCTATCATAGTTGAATTCTCGTCATCTCCTCCTACAGGTGCATCATAAGATACATGATTTTTAGAGGTCTTTAGTGTTTCCTTGACTTTATATTCAGGAATATCCAATTCATGAGCAATCTCTTCTTCTGAAGGAGCTCTTCCAAGATCTTGTTCTAATTTAGAATAAGCCTTGTTTATTTTTCCAAGCACACCCACTTGATTGAGTGGTATACGAATAACTCTTGCTTTATCTGAAAGAGCTTCTAATATAGCTTGTCTGATCCACCAAACAGCATATGATATAAATTTGAACCCCCTTGTTTCATCGAACTTATTTGCAGCTTTTATCAGACCAAGATTACCCTCGTTAATAAGATCCGTAAGAGGAAGTCCTTGGTGTTGATATTGTTTAGCTACCGAAACAACGAATCTTAGATTTGCTTTAACCATCCTATCTAGAGCTCGTGTATCTCCCTCCCTAATTAATTTTGCTAATCTTGTTTCTTCGTCTGGAGTAATCATTTCCTCTTTCGAAATATCCTGAAGGTATTTTTCTAAAGGCCTATCCGCTCTATTTGTTATCGATGTTGTAATTTTAAGCTGTCGCATTTGTATTTTTTGAAGTTTAGACCGCTAAGATAGAAACTTAGAATGAGACAAAAAAATGATTTACAGATCTTTTGATTATTTTTTAGGCTCTATATCATAGACTCCTAAAGGAAGATTAGTAAGACCTTGCTCGTTTTTAAATTTCCATACAGCTTTTTTGAAATCCTCAACATATTGCTCAGGAATTTGCACACAAACTCTTTTAATCTTAATATCAGTCAAATCTGTTTTAAATTTTCTATTAAGATCAGTCTTAAATAACTCTGGTCTATAAACATTAGTATTATCGCCTTGAACTCCTGTAATAGGCGCATTTATACTACCAGTACCTGATACTGAAACTATAACGTATTGCTCTCTTTCTGCTTCTGGTGAATTTTTTACTGTTGATTTACCTACAGTGGCTTTTCCCTGAATAAATCTTATTCTATTTTTATTAGCAAACGGGTAATTTCTTAAATCATCTATAGTTCTGTCTCTTCTTCTTTCTGCTAATCCCTGATTATCGAATCCTTTAGGACCTACTGCAGAAGCTCCAGCATCAACAACAACCTTAACCTCCCCCTTTGTATTTAATAATAGATCGTTAATCAATTCAACTATTTCAGAAAACTTCTTAGATCCTTTATCTAAAGAATCATCACCAATTTTAAAATTACCGGATCCAGTTGCTTTTATTTCTTTAGGAATCTCTATACCGTTAGGATATTTCGCTTTCATACGGTCGATACTGCTCATATCTTTACCGCCTCCAAGAGCTTCGAATGTTTTTAGATATCTCATATTCTATATTAATATAGACTATATATCACACCTTTTTGCTATTTCTTTTTAGATTTTCTGCTCTTGTTATAGCTAAAAGATTATTAGGATCATCATTGTATCGATCTCCGTCTTTATGTATAATTATATATCCTTTAGGGATTGGACCAAATGTTTCCTCGTAT